GTTTCCCAGTCACGATATTAAAAACGCTATTCCTGCCCTAAAAAGAACCCAAAATTATTTACTCATTTTTAAATCAATGTAACCGTCCCCCGCCCCCCCCCCCCCTTAAGACTCCATTAAAGCAAACCAACGCAGCGACCTTCCCACTTACCGAGACGCCTAGTTTCTGTATAGATGCTCCGTGGCTCTAACTCGGGTTTTAAGATATTAATAAAACCACACCCACAAAGAAAAGCTTAGATGTGATTGGTTTATTTAAAAAAATTGTACTCGGGTTACTTGCGCCGCTCGCAACACTTTACAGTTATAGCACTTAGTAGAGTTTTAAAAAATCTCGGGCTTCCAAGTGTATGTGTATCACACAGTAGGCTGCTTTACTACCGGTGGCGTCTAGCCGTTAGCAAAGCCAACAGTATGGCGGCCAGGGCTCCACCTATGAACATAGTCAACATCAAACTCCACCAGGGGAATCTTGGTCTTCTTGGGGGCCCCGTGGGAGCGCCTGGTGCACGCGCGCGGCTACCGCCCATCCATTGCAAGAACCCCTCGGTGCCGCCTCCCTCAGTCACTATCCACTGTCCAAGCTGGCCTCTTAGAATAAATAATAAGAATTCCAAAACCAGCGTCTCCAGGTTTAAGTTTCCACTTCTGGCAGCAGTAACTGCGAGTTCGCCCAAAAACGCCAGTAGAGCTGCAACCCTACCCCAGCTCCGATTTGCTGCAAACACATCATGGAAAATACCTTGGAGTAATGGAATGACATCTGCGGCGTCTTGCTGCACAATGTCCTGTATTTGTGCCTGCAGGGCGTGTGCTACTGCAGGGGCGTTTTGGTGGGCAAGGTTAGCAAGTTGAAGTCCAAGCGGGTGATTGCCAGGCGCCCCCCTAAATCCTGGAAAGGGGAGCCCGTTGTGTCCATAGAAACCCGCAAAAAACGATGAAACTAGGCCTTCCCAATCCATTTTAGGGAGTGCGGGCGTGCGGCCCCTCTTCAGCAAACCTATAAAATCAATACATTATAAAAATGACACGCCACCCTTAATTATTCTGAAAGAAATTGTAAATTTAAATCAGAAAGTACTCACTCTAGCGCGCTCCCGCTGAAGTTCCTCAAAAAATGGAATAGTTTCCTTTTGTTTACCTTGGAACTCCTACATGGTTGCTCACACTGGTGATGCCTGGGTTTCAGTTCCTCAAACTAACTACTTATACAAAATGGCTCTGCAGACGTATAAAACCAACCACAAAAGTGTAAATTGGGCTAACTGAACAGTGTACAACCATCACATTTAACCCCTTATTAACTGGTAAATGATACAGACAAGAGTTTACTTGGAAGGTAAAAAGCTTTATTGGAGATTTAATATCACTGTGTTAGGTAGCTTTTGGATTCCTAGCTATGACAGTGTTGAAATTTTTTAAAATGGCAATCATCTCTAAAACATCCTCGTGTATGATCACTTTGTAAATGGCAAAGGCATACATGAGAGTTATCCACATAAAAAATATATACAGAGCTTGCAGTAAAAACCCAAAAGATTGCACAGATGTAAACATAAACAGACCAATCATGGTCATTGGGGTCACAATGCATAGGAGAGCGCACAGGGTGGTGCATATGTGCCAGAGCTGTCTCTTTTCATATGAGTTCAGCTCAGGTAGCGTCCATTTAATGAGAGGAAGTGTTTTAACATGGAAACTATAGTTACAGATGAAGCACTGAACTTGCTTGGAGGTCTTCAGCCAGCTGTCCAGGCAGTCCTGGTGCACGAAGGCGAGGCTCCCCTTACAGTTGCAGGGCGTGAAGAATTCATCCTCAGTTACCTCGGACATGCAGATTTTGCAGGGGCGGGTCGGCAGGCAAACTTCCATTGCACTTCTGCGGGCTGTTGTGTCAACTGCCAAAGTTCTGTAGTGTTGAGGCGCGGGAGTTGGGGAATGGTGATCAATGTCCAATAGGTTCGGGTAATTTCCAGATGGAGTCCAGGTGCACGGAGCGCACCTCCAAGGGATAGAGTAGAAGGATACATGCTCTCTAGTAATGGCAACAATTTATATTTTTATGGGATTACATGTACAATCAAATGTAGTGCAGATATAATTCAGTTAGTACTCATTGCATTTTAGATTAAATCCTAGTTAGTCGCAGCGTATGACTCATCACAGAGGGCAAACTTAGCATGGATCAAGAATACTGTATCCGCCCACTCTGATGCCATGCCTGCAGATACAGTCACCAATCCAGAGGCCAACATATGAAGCCAGTACAGAAACTACACTGATGAGCATCAAGAGCATACCATATTCATGGCATATTTCTTGTGTGTTTAAACACCTGACTCTCTCACCATCAGGGCGACATTTGAGCACTGGCTGTTCAGGCTCCCTGCAAAGAAAAGAAAAATAGGTTCAGGTTTTAGTTTAAAAATATAAACTGCAAATTATGTATGACAGTAGTGGCACAACAAAACAGCACAGTAAAAACAAATAGCATTGTCTATGACAGTAATAGCACAACAACAAAACTCACTAAACACAATGAGCAGAGTGTTACATACTGTTACAAAATATGCTGTTGTGCTCTGTGATAACCTGCATCACGTGGTAAATAAGAATAATTCCAATGCTCCAACCTGCAGTATGGAATCAGCAGCAGCACAGCAGCCATGGTAAGAATTATGATCAGCACAATCAAATAGGCTGTTGCATTAAAATTCCGCCTTGGAGAAGGTTGCTTGTCTTCGGCCTTTCTCTCTTTGGAAGACCTGTTGGATTTAGATGACCGCTCCATCTTCGCCTCCTGGGCAACCTTGCCGGGCCTCTCCATGGTCAATATGTTGAATTCGGCCTCAGTTGTTTTAATGGGCAACTAACAGAGGATTAGCTGCTCTGATAACAGCTGCTGGGGTTGAGGGAAAAATTTAAACCTTTTATATGGATCACATAACATGGAAGTTACTCAGATGCAGTGAAATTTACCCCATGTTAAAAAAAACCACAGACACAAAGCTTTAATGTAATAAATTTCACTTTATTTACTGTTTAGCCAGCATAGGATTTACAATGGGAGCAAAACTCAGTCAATCTGTTGAGTCACATGATTCAAAGTGCTGAAATCACAAAAGTAGTCACCGCTGAGTCATACTGAAACTGGGAAGGAACTTGACGAGACGGCTTCCTGGCTATGGATGGGCGGGGCCTGGCACCTTAAACAGAAAGTAAACTCACACAGTTATAGATTTGGACTCACTTTTTGACTCTCCAAGAATTCTCAAAAAATCCATAAATAAAATTATAATGTCAAGATAGAGATGAATGACAGCTTCTAGATAATCCTCGGGCGACACCCTGTGCATCAGTGAGTAGGTGTCATATATGATAAAGCCACAGAATAAAAAACATCCAAAAGCTGCCAGAACAATTTCCAAAATCTCATTGTAGAACACCATACTTAATATGCAACCCACACATAGAACACACAGGCAGGAAAACAGATATGCCCCCAATTTACTAAAGTTCCTTGTGGATTGAAAAGTGTACACTGTCAAGCCAGTAAATGCTACTATTGTCATAAAGGCCGCCTGAATCACAGTGTAGGCATTATAAAAAGAAGCAAAAAATGCTACATTAATGGCCTCCAGCAGGGTGAATCCAACAAACAAGTACATATTAGCAGGAAAGTTTTGTTTGTTCAGAAACAGGGCAAACAGCAGCACCATAGATATAATAGGGCAAATGGCCATGATAGAGGGGTACGTACACAAAAAAGTGTTGATGATGGGAAAGCAGAGAAATAGTATACACACGAGGGCGGTTAGCAGCAGCTGCAGTAACAGTATTCCATACACCCTTCTCAGGAAAGCCAATTGGATGTGCACACTTGATGCCGCCACTGAGCTGCTATAGTTAAAGTCATCGAGGGGGATAGAGTAGTGTTTCGGGGGGATTGACGGCAGCATGGCTGAATTGAAAAAATGCTTTCTTAAAAATCACTAAAACAAGATATAAAATAGTATCTTAGAGTATATTCCAGTAGCTTTAAAAACTATGGCAAACACAAGTCTCTGTTAAGACTTTCTATAATAAGCAGTGATTAATTATGAAAGTTTAAAGCAGTGGTTTTTATTACACCTATCATGAGGAAGTGCAACTGAGATGCAAACACAACCGTTTAGGTGACCATAACTTAGGTACTTAAAACATTTCATTTACACTCCCCATGAACAATATAAGCCGTAACTCATTACCTCAGAGCCTTTGTTATGTAAATTACAGCGTGTGCTGTAGCTCGCATGCTGTTGAAACTTTTCATATAGACTCTTACCACTAGAGGGGGCTGTTGCCTATATTTTATAAAATTATATTGAACCACCGCGCGGTGGCAGTGTTGCATACTTTACACTATACCCGGTGGTTGCAACTCCATATAAAAAATCAAAACCAGTATTTAACATTATTTATACACCCTATATAGCATCGCCTACTACGCACAAAAATGTCTATAGACAGTTCTACTGCCTATGAATATGATTTTAATGTTTTGCCCGTTAGTACTATGTTTTTTAGAGTGATGACAGCCGCGTCCCACCCGTCTACTCATGGCTTAGCACTTACTCCACAAGAGGCTATGATGGTTTGGATTATAGAGGAGCAGAGAAAGGGTGGCTACGAGGCTCTAGTGCATAATGTTCACAATGTTCGTTTTAGAGACGGTGAGCGCCTTAGCGGGAAAATTAATAGCCTTATTGAGGTAATAAGGGGATCATACTTTGATGGCAGGTACAATGTGAGCAAACTCACTGCTGTACTTTCATACGCTGCCTGTTTCACCAAACACAGACTAGACGACCACCCTCAGTGGAGGTTGCAGGTTGCTTCTAAACTTGCAGAGTATTTTGTGTGCAACTGGCCCTGTAGTATGGCATCATTATCCAAGGATTTATTTGACTTTGATGAGCTCGCCTGGTCATATTTTTTCATCAAACAAAAGCTACTTGTTTGGAAAACTAAAATTCAGATTAGACTTCCAACGAGGTCTTCTTATAACCTTTTACAGAATAAAGAATATTAACAGAAAATCACTGCAGTGCGCCTGGTTTATTTTTTACACACACTGGGATACAATGTAATACAAGCTGGGTTTGCAAATCACATAAATTTTATAGGCAACAGCAAATTGTACATTTGCAGCTGTGTGTCTAATGTTATGATTTTGGGTGTGTTTGCTTACTCATAGTTATAAAAAGGCTAATATAGCCAAGCTCCAGCCATGCCACTTTCAGACTCTGAAAGGAGGGTAAGATCAATCTAGTGCACTTTGATTCTATTATATTTGTTTTTTTTTAGCACCATGAACAACAAAGGTGCTGCTGGCCCAAATGAGTCTAACCTTGGAACAAATGCTCCACTGGGCCCCTGTGGCTACATCTATGTTTACAATCAGGAAAATTTCCCCTATGCTGAAGCTTCTGTGCTTGGAAACCTCCATGCTGGAGGCGAGGTGTTTTCACTGCCGCTGCTATATGGATTAACCGTGGAACATGATTTTTTGGTAAATGTTAAAGCTGTTCATAAAAAAATTGACCAAGCTACAGTTTCTACCCGCGCTTGCACTTTTCACAGGGAGGTTATATTTTTTCACGGTGTAAACTGCTTTCAGCCTATTTTTCAGGGGCCTGGGCTACAGAAACTATGTGATGAAACTAGAGCCCTCTTTGGGTTTTCAACTTTTAAACCTGAACCCCTCTCTGAAAATCTTTTTAAGCTTTCAGACCTTGAACCTCTAATTCCTGATGTTAACAACTCTGCCTGTGCTGTTGTTGTAACTGAGAGTTTTAAAGAGAGGCTATACTATGGGAAGCTTGTTCCCATCAGCTCACAGATACAGCGAGTACAGGTTGGTGCCTGTGAGGCATATAAAGTGCCGCTCTATGATGTGGACCTGTTTTCAAAATGTCCATCTGAAAAAAACCTAAAGGTGTTCTACTCTGCCACTGTTAGCAAATACCTCTACGAGGCCCTGTATACAGGACTGGCACAGGCTTTGAGGGTCAAAGATGTTTCTGCTTTGATAGCAGCTTTAGAAAAACAATCTATTCATGACCAGTATAAGCTTCCCAAAATTTACTCTTGCAGAGAGTTTCCTTTAACTTCCCTTAAAGGTCTAGATGCCTCCTCTCTTATGGTTATAGACAGCGTGGCCTCAGAGCTGGCCGCTAGCTATGGGCTGTCCTTCACTGAGGTGCCCCAGGAGTCTACGAGCCTTCTTCACTATGACAAGTGGCCCATCTTTGAAGGCTGTGCCACCACAGAAGAGAGAATGGCCGCGCTTGAAACATGGAACGCGAAACAAGCTATCCATGTTCACACTCAGCTGTTTGCTACCAACTCCATTTTGTATCTGGCTAGAATTTCTAAACAGGCTAATGTGGGTAAAAAAGCTGAAGATACCTCTTTTAACACATACTTTTTACAGCACGGGCTTGGGTTTCTATCAGAGAGCACCCAAAAAGAAAATGGCATTCCCTCTTTTGAGGGTGTGCCATCATCTCTCTTGTCTGGCAGTAACTATACTCTCCAGCATTTGGTGTATGCCGCCTCATTCTCCCCGTCACTTTTAGCCAGGGTTTGCTTTTATCTTCAATTTTGCCAGCACCATAAGAGCTCAGCAAATCCTTCATATAATATCACCCAGTATGTGGGGTCAGCTGCAAACTCTGATATGTGTGACTTGTGTGGTGGCCACTGCCCCGCCTCATGTATCAACACGCTATTTTATAGACTGAAGGACAGGTTCCCACCAGTGACGTCCTCTCACAGACGAGACCCCTATGTTATTTCAGGTGTGGCTGGTGAATATAATGACCTTGATTTTGCTGGAAATTTTGCAAGTTTTAGGGAGAAGGACGAGGATGGAACTAAAAAAGATGAAGATGTGCAAAAATATACTTATTGGCAGCTATCACAGACTATCATGGAAAGGCTCTCAGAAATGGGAGTGAGTGCTGACTCTGACGCGGGTGGAACAATCACCAGCGTCAGCAGTTTCCTGCAGGTCTTTAAAGAGATAGATGCTGTTGTAGATACAGAAGTGGTAAAGTTTATAAATAGTATGGTTAAAAACAATATAAACTACAGGGAAACTGTGAAGGGAATACATCACGTTATACAGTATGTGTGTAATGTTTACTGGCAGCCCCCCTGCTCTGTTTTTCTCATGCTGTACTATAAGTCTATTTTATCCATGATTCAGGATATATGCCTCCCTGCGTGTATGATTTATGAGCAGGAAAACTCCGCGGCTGGCCAAACTCCGGGAGAGTGGCTTAAAATGCACTATCAGACCCTGTGGACAAATTTTAAGGGTACCTGTTTTGACAAAGGAGTGCTGACTGGCAGTGAATACAAGGTAGTTCATAATGAGCCCTTTAGTGATTTTTTTGACACTGAGGCCGCACTCAGGGGCAGCTTCGCGTCAAGTAAGGTTCAGATCAGAGTGTCTAGACCCCTGTTCCCTGTACCCAAAATGATCAAAATTAAAAACAGAATTTTGTTTTCAAATTCTTCGGGCTCTGAGGCTATTCAGAGCGCCTTTGTGAAAAGTAATATGAAGAGTTCCAACTACATACTATCTGGCCCCTATATGAAGTTTTTGAACACCTATCACAGAGTTATGTTTCCAAATGCTAAGATTTCAGCCTTGTTTATGTGGGATGGGTTTACTAAAAAAAGACAACTTCCCGTCTTGCCAGGGAGCTCTAAAGAAGAAGTTATTGAACTGGCAAACTATATAGACTATAACAGCAAAATGCATGATGAGTTTAGTGTGATTGACGTGACCCCAGACAATCTAACAGCCTATGCAAAGACAAGGTTGAATAATGCTATTTTCAGGGCCTGTGGCCAAAGCCAATTTTTTGTAACCACCCTCCACTGTCTAACCCCCATGGTGCAAGCTGTGGGCGCGGAGGAGTACCCTCATGTACTGGGCGAGGCTGCCCTTGAGGACAGTGAAGACTACCTAAATAAAGTTCAGGGCAAAAATGTGAAAACTATCCAGTCCTACTCTAGAGAGAATATATGTGCTGTGGGGAGAAACAGGCCTATTATTACAGTGCCTTTGGTTGTGAACAAGTACAGCGGTATCACTGGGAACTCACAGATATTTCACTGTGGCAACCTGGGATACTTTTTAGGCAGGGGGGTGGATAAAAATCTTATACCCGACAGCTCTTTCAGGAAACAGAACAATAATATGTCCTATATGCGAAAGAGGCATGTTTTTATGACACCCATGACAGATCACATAGTGAAAAGCTTTAGTGGAGCTGGAACAGCAGCCTTTGAGATTGAAACTGTTAAGAAGAAGGTTCAGAGCATTTTCAGTGACCCCAGCAGCCCAGATGTGGTGAATAGGGTTGTAATTCAACTGGTGGCGAGCCTTGGACCTGCATGCAAAAATCTCACATCATATGATTTGGAGTACTATTTGGGCAAGTACTATATAATTGCAGAGGAAATAAGTACAAAACTTCAGATGCTTGTGGACATTGATGGGTTGTGGACAGAGGAGTGGGCTAAATCGCTACTTGAAGATGACCATAACACAAATTTTGAAGAATATTTAGAGTTTGTGAGCTTAGATGAGCCTATGTCTTTTGCTCCCCCAGTGGATGAGTTTAACCAGTCTACTACAAGCCTCACAATAGGGAGTGCTAAAAAAAGAAAACTGAATGCCATGATTGGAGAGCTAGATTTGTAACTCATGTGTATTTTTTCTTTTTAATTTTGCCTGTGTATTTTTTGTAAATCATGGCAAGAGAACTGGCAGCTGTGTATTCACAGGTGTTTAAATTGGCCATGGACGTAAGCCTGTTAACTTACTGTGACCCTGCTTTAATTAATAAAGACAAACTTACAAAAAATAAAACTAAATTGTCTAAATTGGTTTTTTTGTTAAAGCCTTTATTGGACAAGCAAAATGATATTGAGACTTCTAGCCTATCATTGGAGCTACAGCACTTACTTTGTAATCTTTACACCCAACTAGAATTGCTGGAAGGCTGTCTGCCCCTCGCAAGCAGCCCTCAGCAATATTTTAAAAAGCTGCACCTGACACGGGCATGTGAGCGGCATATAGATGTGACAGTGAAATTTTATGGACACTATGAAAAAACTTGCAGTTTCACACTGATAAATGATGTAGAGATATTTTTTAAAAGGCTAAACAGTCTTTTCTACTGCTTGCCAGCAGATAATGGTTATCAGTGCCTAAATACAGTAATTGCATTTTTGGGTCAGTTGAGGGGAATTACACCCATCCCACTTCCAGACTCCTATGTCACATCTATTCCCTGCATCAGGTGTTATAATGAGGCAGCAATGTGCCCTAATCAAGGGGAATGCATTTTGGCCACGCTTGCTTCTGAGGTGGACTGCCACCACATCTGTGTGCCAGTTGCAGCTGACTCTGTTACTGGGCTGTTTGAAAATGAGCTAAACAAGATGGGGTTAAAACACCCCACTTCTGAAATGCATGCTAGAGAAACTAAACTAACAGAGCATGATAAAATAAAGCAAATGTCACTAGATACTTTAACAAGATATACTATCTTTGAAAAGGTAACCGCAACCACCCTTGAAATTTCAAACTTAATTTACTGGAATTCTAAAACCTCATTACATAATACAGAGCAGGCCACAAGTGGCTTATCTGCCCTGGCTGGGCTTTTAACTCATGAAACCCAGATGCACAAAAACAGACACCTGGTTAACAGGCATTTAAATTACACAGGTGGTCCAAATCACTTCTTTGACTTATTTGAACCACATCCACTAGAATCTCTATTTTGTGGTGGTGTGTTTTACTCTCTAGATGATAGCATCAAAGCTCTCAAAAATGATTGCTCTGAGGCATTTCTCAAAAAATCAAACTACCAGTGTTTAATTAAAAGACAAAATGAGCTATTTGTGAGGCTTAACAATCTTTTACAGATCAAAAAAGCATCTGAAGAGACAAGTGATACTCAGACCACTAAACTAGAAAGCCACCTATCATATTGTTCTCCAGAAACTAACACTAAGCAGGTGCTCTCAGATGCACAGTGTAGAAAAGATGCATACATTCAAAAAATAACTAAAGATGGCCTAAAGAATTTATATCAGTGTTTGGAATCACAGGGCCTGCTTCTCACGAGCACTCTAACACTGAGAGTGTGGGGGTCTACACTGTATGAAAGTGCATCTAAATTAAAAAACCACTTTCTTTTTAGACTGCAATTTACAAAGATGGGATGGCAAGATCTCACAGGTGGGGAGGATCCATGGTTTGAAAACTCAAAATACATAAAAAATTCTCTTCATCTACAGAAGCTAAGTCAGGAACACATTGATATCTTAACTGGAAAATTTTATGAAATGATTACTGGGCCACTATCCTACTCTGAGAGTTTTTTTCCTATTCCCACAAATGTAGCTCTGTCATACTGCTTAGATGCAGCGGGTATGATGCCTCATCAGAAATTAAGTCTCACAGAAATGATTTGGCCAGCTATAGCGCCCAGGGATTGGATAGATTTTACATTTAATCAATTTTACACATTTAGAAGTACAGATTTGAATAGTGTTCAAAAAGAAGCTTGGAACTTTGTTAGGGAGGTTGTTTTATCTACCTCTTTGTATAACCAGACCTGGGAGAAAACCCTTGCATTGTACCCTCTCACATGTTTCAATGAAAATTGTACTGATAAACAGTTTTTACATTATAAAGATGGGGTTTATTTAACATATGAGGGTAGATCACCTTTAGTGTTGGTTAATGGTGGCAGGGGATTTATATTTAAAGATTTATACGCGCTGTTGTATTGCCACTTACAACTCAGTGGTTAAAACTTGCCAACGAATTGTTGTTTAGCTATGGGATGTTGTACATATTTTTTAGTGTTATTAATACTTAACATACATATAAATTTTAGAACTGCTACATCTGCTCATACTACATCTACAATTGGAACAGGCACTAAAACAGAAGCTGCATTATTTAGCTCCAAACCTAATTCAGAACCTCCTGAAAACAACACAACAATAATTAGTAAAAATGTAACTTCTAATATAACAACAGAAGTATTGCCTTTTAGAGTGTGTAGTGCTTCAACTGGTGGTGAAATATTCAGGTTTCCTATTGGTCAACAATGTCCAGATGTAGAAGATGAAGAACACGTTGAAGGAATAGCTGTGGTAATAAAAAAAAACATTATTCCCCATATGTTCAAAATTAGAAAATATAGAAAACTTGTTACATCAACTAGAATCTACACTGGTATGTATGATACAGCTATAACAAACCAGTACACAACTAGTTACCCTATGCCTCTATATGAAATTAATCTAATAGACAAATATTTTCAATGTTTTAGCTCCATTCAGGTAACAGAAAATGGCCATGTTAATGTTTATACTGATAGAGACGATGTTAACAAAACTGTGCATTTACAGCCTGTAGATGGACTAACGGAAAATATAGTTAGATATAACAGTCAACCTAAACTATATGTGGATGCCGGATGGGCCATTGGATTTTACAGAACTAGAACAACAGTAAATTGTGAGCTAACTATAATGACGGCTAGATCTGTTCACCCATATGAATATTTTACAACAGCATCAGGAGATTTTGTTGAGATGTCCCCTTTTCTACATAGTAATGGATCTGGTCCATCATCTGTTAGAGGTGATATTGTTCAGTGGAGTTTGCTTAAAAATCATACTGTTGTATCTTATGATAACAGAGAAGGAAGCACAAAACATCGCTTTCTTGTTAACGTTGGTGATCATGTTATATCATGGGAAGCAACAAACGAAACAGATTCTACCTGTAAATACAGTATTTGGAAAGGATTTTCAGCAGCCATACAAACAAAACAAAAAAACAGTTATCATTTTGTAGCAAATGAAGTAACTGCTACATTCACTACCCCATTAGAGCAAGACTTGGATTTTAATACAACACATAGCTGCTTATGGGGAAAAATAAGTGAGCAAATTGAAACAAAACTAAATAGCTTATCAAAAACACACAAAGCTAATGGAACTGTAGAGTTTTACAAGACAACAGGCAACCTATATATAGCGTGGCAGCCTATAATTTCCATTCAACTTGCTGAAGCTTTTGAAGCTCTCAATAAATCAAATGCAAACACAACTGAAAAAAATCTAAGTATTAGAAAAAAAAGAGACCTTGAAGATTCAGTTGAGTCTTCTCTTTCAACAAGTCAGCTGCAATTTGCCTATGATAACTTAAGATCAAGCATAAACAAAGTTCTTCAAGAGTTATCTAAAGCTTGGTGTAGAGAGCAACAGAGAGCTGCACAAATGTGGTTTGAATTAAGTAAAATTAACCCCACCAGTGTAATGAGTGCCATCTATGGTAAACCTGTATCAGCGAGGTTTTTAGGTGATGTTATTTCTGTTACTGAGTGTGTTATAGTAGACCAAACTAAAGTAGATTTGAGAAAAAGTATGAGGGTGCCTGGATCAAGCGATGTGTGCTACTCAAGGCCAATTGTAACTTTTAGGTTTAAAAATGGAACTGACCTGTTTACAGGCCAACTGGGACCCAGAAATGAGATTCTATTGTCCACTAATTTAGTAGAAACGTGCAAAGACTCAAGTGTACACTATTTTCAGTCTGGTAGTGAGATGCACAAGTATGTTAACTATTATCATAAAGAAACAATAAATATTCACAATATTTCTACTCTAAACACTTTTATTACTTTAAATTTAACATTTATTGAAAATATTGACTTTGAGGTTATTGAGCTGTACTCTAGAGAGGAAAAGAGGCTTGCAAATGTGCTAGACATTGAGAGTATGTTTAGAGAATACAACTACTACACACAGAGAATTTCTGGACTACGTAAAGATTTACAAAACACTGTAGAGAATAACAGAGATGCTATTATAAGGCAGTTTGGAAACATACTGCAAGATTTGGGTAGCATTGGATCTGTTGTGGTTAATGTTGCAAGTGGTGTGTTTACACTCTTTGGATCCATTGTTACTGGTTTTATAAACTTTATTAAAAACCCCCTGGGTGGAATGATGTCTATTTTATTGATAGTTGGAGTTGTGGTTTTAGTTTTTTTCTTGAATAGAAGAACTAGAATGATGTATGAAGCTCCAATAAAAATGTTCTATCCTAACATTGAGCAGTCTGCTAAAGATTCAGGTGTTCACCCAATTGACCAGCAGCAACTAAAAAGCATTCTTTTGGCTATGCACAACTTTCAACAGGAGGAGCATGCAAAAATGTTGCAGGAAAAAGAATCACAAAAAACTTCATTCACAGACACCATCACAGGCCTGGCGGGCAATCTATTAAGAAAACGAAAGGGATATTCAGCCCTTCCACAAGCCTAGGCTAAAGGAAACAAAAATGTACTCTCTAATCCCTGATTGTGAATAATCTAAACTAACCTTGTGTATAGAACATAAAATAAATCATTTTATTTGCACATCAAACTGTGATTAGTTTTTCTTTGCTTTTATTTGACCTTTAAGGCGGGGCCATGCAATCTGGGACGGCCCACATTTGGGTTGTTATAAAATATGCCAGACAGTAGGTTTCACATGCAGAGGAATTGGTTATCTGTAAATTGAAACTATCACATTGAGTTTTTTTAATTAAGCTTTTAGTTATTTGGAACTATGAGTTTTTATAATCCCTACATTAACCCCAAAAAATTTTTACAAAATACCCATAAAAAAACAAGTGGGTGTGTTGAAACCTACACCAGGCTTATTCCAGTTTGTTTTCAACATCCAGAAAAACGTGGAGTTATTCCAGTAACTCACAGCGCGCCCCCTATTTGTTTTGTGAATGGCTCTGAGCGGTTGATTTTTCCAACTGGGTGTAAAACATCAAGCCTATGGAATGAGGAGAAACCTAAACTTTCAGCTATTAACACAGAACCAGTAGACCTTGTATTTCATGTATATGATATTATTGAAACAACCTACCATGAAAACCAGAGTGCCCATGTGCCTTTTAATGTCACACCGTCTGCTACTGTGTTAAAGCTCCTTGGAAGAACAGAAGATAACCTAAGTGTGTGTGTGAATGTGTTTCAGCAAAAACTATATTTCTATACAGAATGTGCTGCTGGTGTTATTAACCAGATACATAAATCTATGAGATACGCTGATCTAAGTAATCATTTTTCTATGACAGATATAAAAAAAAAGATACTAAGAGAGTATGATTCTACTGAACAAACTGTTTATAAAGTGTCACTGTCCACAAATCATGCAGTGGACAATGTAACTGATAAGCTACAGAAAGCTGGGTATGAGGTTTTTGAGTCTAATGTGGATGCCACCAAGAGATTTCTAATTGATAATCAATTTTCAACATTTGGGTGGTACCGCTGCACAAAAGCTATTCCGCGTACACAGAACAGGGACTCTTGGACAGACTTGGAATTTGACTGTTCTTGGACAAAGTTAACATATTTTCCAGACAGGCATGATTGGCCGCAGTATCAAGTTCTTTCCTTTGATATTGAGTGCTTGGGAGAATGTGGATTTCCCAATGCCACTAAAGATGATGATATGGTACTGCAGATATCTTGTGTGCTGTGGAATACAGGAAGTGAAACGCCACCTAGAAAAATGCTTTTTACTCTGGGTACCTGTGACCCAATTCCAGATACTGAGGTGTTTGAATGTCCATCAGAGGTAGATATGTTTTATCTATTTTTCTCCATGTTAAGAGACTTTAACATAGAGTTTATAACAGGGTACAACATCGCTAACTTTGATTTTCCCTATTTGATAGATAGAGCTACCCAGGTGTTTAATTTTAATTTAAAAGAATTTACCAGGGTAAAAAGCTCTTCTATGTTTGAAGTACACACTCCTCAAAATAGCTCTGCTGGGTTTATGAGAGCTGTATCTAAAATGAAAATATCTGGGTTTGTTTGCATTGACATGTATCATGTGTGCAAAGACAAGCTGAGCCTGTCAAACTACAAGCTTAACACTGTTGCCCAGCAGTGCATAGGCGGGCAGAAAGAAGATGTGTCTTACAAAGAGATTCCATCTCTTTTCCGGAAAGGGCCCAATGGAAGGGCAAAATTGGGTATTTACTGTGTAAAAGATTCTGAAATTGTGCTCAACTTATTGAAGTTTTTTATGACTCATATAGAGATTTCGGAGATTGCTAAAATTGCTAAAATTCCAGCAAGGCGGGTGCTTACCGATGGTCAGCAAATTAGAGTTTTTTCATGTCTTCTTGATGTGGCCAGGCAGCAAAACTACATTTTACCAATAAAGAGTGATAAGTCTCTGGATGGCTATCAAGGAGCCACTGTAATTAATCCAATTCCAGGTTTCTACAACACTCCAGTTTTGGTGGTTGATTTTGCTAGCCTGTACCCCACAATTATCCAGGCAAATAATCTCTGCTACTCTACAATGATTCCTCATGATAAATTACACTTACATACTGACCTCACCCCTGAAGATTACCAAACCTTTAATTTAAGCAGTGGCCCGGTGCATTTTGTAAAGAGGCATAAGCACGTGTCTCTCCTAGCCACTCTTCTTAATGTTTGGCTCACTAAAAGAAAATCTATTAGAAAAACATTAGAGAGCGTGTCAGACCCTAGCCTAAGAACAATATTAGATAAGCAGCAACTGGCTATAAAAGTTACATGTAATGCTGTGTATGGATTTACTGGAGTTGCTTCTGGAATTTTACCCTGTCTTAAAATTGCAGAAACTGTAACATTTGAGGGCAGGCGTATGCTGGATAGATCCAAAAAGTTTATAGAAGATATATCCCCTGTAGATTTAGAGAGACTGCTGTGTAGGCCAGTTACCTGTACTCCAGATGCCAACTTTAGAGTCATTTATGGTGACACTGACTCTCTATTTATAGAGTGTCAAGGGTACCCTATCAGCGAGGTAAATAGCTTTTGTGACCAGCTGGCTAAAGTTACAACAGAGGCTCTGTTTGTAAACCCCATAAAACTAGAAGCTGAAAAGACATTTCAGTGTCTCATTCTACTAACAAAAAAAAGATATATAGGAGTTTTGTCTGATGGGAAGCTCCTGATGAAGGGTGTGGATTTAATTAGGAAAACTTCTTGTAGGTTTGTGCAAAACACAAGTAAACAAATTTTAAATCTACTTTTACATGATGAGCAGGTGAGAGCTGCTGCCTGCAAACTAAGTTCAAAAACTATTAGCACTATCATGTCTGAAGGGCTTCCGCTTCCTTTCCTTAAAATTATTGACACTTTAAATGAGAGCTACAGAAAACTAACCCTGAATCAGGTTCCTATTGAGGAGCTCACCTTCACTACTGAGTTAAGCAGACCTGCTTCTATGTACAAGGTTTCAACTCTACCACACATTGTGGTCTACAATAAAATTATTGCAAGAAATGAAGAGCCACCACAGATTCATGACAGAATACCATATGTTTTTATTAAATCCAGTGAAGCAACACTCAAGTCTGAGATGGCAGAAGACCCAATTTTTGTGCAACAGAACAATATTCCTCTGGCTGTAGACCTATACTTTGATAAAGCGGTACATGGAGTGGCTAACATTTTGCAATGTATTTTTGAAAATAGCAGTGATAAAGCTGCAAGTGTGCTATACAACTTTCTAGATTTGCCCTTTTCTTACAATAAATAAAACATAATTTTTAAAACAAAAATGTGTCAAGTTTGCTTTGTGGCTGTAAAGGTGTGAGAGATTATGGATGTGTGCCAGCAGGTAGAACTGAAACCACACTTCCCGAAAACTGCCTAAACTTCAATCACTTGTAAATCTCAGTTACCACATCCTGGATTAGCTGTAAAAAATGTTGTAGAACTGGCTTTACCTGTGAACTCATGTAAAGAAATAAGACATAAAATTCATATGGTTTGTGGGGAAACTTAAAATTTATATATGGTTTTGGGATTACCTGGATTACCTGTAAAAGTTTTAAGGCCCACTGTTCTAGCAGCTCCTCACTCACCTGCTACACCTCACAGGAAATGAAAATGAATACCTCTACACAGCAAACACCAAGTGGAACTGAGGCTGCATCTTTAAACTGCACACATGTTTACAACTCAACTCTGGTGGCTGTTGGAACTGCCTTGGAATGCCTCTTCATTTTAATTATTTTGGGACTAATTTACATATTTTCTATTAAGGCCCGCTTTAAACCAGCGTCCACAATTTGGCTTGCATGTGGAGGGCTTTCCCTGATTGGATGGATTTTTACAAAAATAATTCAGGACTATGTGACAACCTCTTCAAAATGCCTTTTTACAGAGAATGCGTCGCTGTTCTTCACCACCCTCGGAACTTTTATAAACTTGGGAATGTGTATGGACAGGTGCAAGGCTGCATATTCTCAAAGAAACCATGGCTCTTTCTGCAAGCAAGACATCTTTAAATGGGTGGGCATATCCACTCTAATTTCTACAGTAATTATTACCAGTAACCTTGTTGAAATGACAAGGGGTACTAGATATTTGACTCATGACCATATTGGCTGCTTTGAGGCTAATACAGTGTCTGCTCAAAAGATAAAGTTAACACTAAAGGCATGTTTTTATATGTTCTGTGTATTGATGGGATTATTTATAACCTTTTTAACTGTGAAAAAAATTATGTCAACATCTTTAAAGCAAAAACATATTATTTGCTTAAACATTGTGGGTTTTGCACTTCCTATGATTATGGTTTGGATAATAGCTGTTGCTTATTCCTTGAATGATTTAGTTTGGAGAAACCATGACTGTCCCAAGGCAACAACTGGTACTTTACTTCCTTATGTATCAAAAGCTCCCCTACTTTTCATTCTATTTATGTATATTGTTACCTCTAAAAACATTAGACTGTTTTTTAAGAGTTACAAGAAAAAAAGGCTACATAGGGAACTAAGTGTATTAACCACACCCTGTAGTCAGGTTTGAAAAGTATAAATACTGGAATACATGCAAAATGAACTTACTTCAGCCTAACTGGTGGTGTTTTATTACTCTACTGTCTACTTGGTTATAGCCTTGTGCATTTAACAAAAGAATATGGCAAACTCGTCACTAAGGCAAATACTAACCAGCACTGATGGATTGTTTATATACTCTGCTGACTGGAGAGTAACTATAACTCCAAATGCATTTTTTATAACCAACCTAAAAAAGATCACATTTGCTCAAGGACAGCATCTAACTAGAATAACAACACCTTTTACAATCTCAAGCCTATTTAGTGAGACATGTAACTATGTTGGTGTGTACTCTCAGAATGATATGCTAAATATACTACATCACTATATTTTTGTAGTTGAACCTTTCAAGTTGACAGATAGGTACAATATTGTCAACAGCATAATTGTTAATTTTGACACAAACATTGGATTGTTACTAGAAACAAATGCTGCAGAAATTGACCCCCAAGAGCTAAACTTCTATGTGTCTCTGTATGTTCCTATGTTACCTGCTGATGTGAGTGCCCTTGTTTCTAATGAAATTGGAAAAATGCAACCAACACTCTTTAAGGCATATGGCCTTAAAAAGAGCCCTGTGAATGGCACTACCACTGTGGAGGGGGTGGCTGTTCAAACCCGCCCTAATACCTATGAACTGCTATTTGATTGTGAAGATATGACCTCTTTTTTTGCAGCTAAATTTTTTCATGCCTATGAGTGTGTGGGGGGAAATACAGAGAAAACCAATGCATTGGCACTGTTGGCACAGAATTTTGCCATCTGCAAGATACATGGAAATACTTACAAAATGAGTATTGAGGTTGAGGGGATACCCCAGCCACCCACAATTAAGATGAGTGTGTGCCTGGCCACTAAAGTTAACCCTGGACAGATTGTGCTTCCTTCTTATGTTAGGCATCATACAACACCCTGCTTTGGATGGACTTTGCCTCTGTATGCTAAATGTACTGTGGAGTTGAAACCTCATGAAACCTGTGATGTGCCCCTAGATGGGCTTTTTATGAAAGGTACAAACTGCACCAGACAGATAGTGTGTTTGGTTGGCGGGCCCAATGAGAATGATAAACTCATGATTCATCCAACAGTTTGGTTCCCAATGACTGCTCTATGTGTGTCAGTTACAAATACTACAAATGATTTGTTAACAATCCCAAGTGGGTATATGTTAGCTTTGGCAATTCCTGCAGTTATGGATGGTCTAAGGCATGGGGTAGCTTTTGGTGGTTTTAGTGACTTTGGGGGAAATCCCATTTTTTGGTCACTACCAAATTCATGCCTTGAAAAACTTCCCCAGAGTGCTTCTAAGGATGCTCTTAAAATTCTAACAGAGCAGGATTTTAAATCAAACCTACCACATCTTGCAAGCTTGGCTCATAAGTTACAGTAGCAAAATATGTCATAGTTCTAAAGTTAAAAGTTTAATATACTATGTGTGTTTACATAATGTTTTTACAAAAATAAATAAACTTATTTGTCTTTAATTCTGATGTTGTATGTGATTTTATTTCAACATACAAAACAGTTAGGCAAATTAAAAGAGAAAGCATGGGCTGCAATACTTAGTGTCATTTCAAGGCTACGGGGTCATGACCTAAGCTGTACCCGGTAACTGTAATGCATGGAATTGTAATAGCTGCAAAGCTCTCTCTCAGTAGTGGAGCACATAAAAAAACTACAGTCATAGTTTAGCACAGCTACATTTGTGGTATATGCACAGCACTTGCCTGACACCTCAGGATCTTACTGTTCTTGCTCAATACCCTTTAAATGTCATGTGACTTGTATTAGAAACCAAATTAAACTTTCCCCGAGTTGTAACCCAGGCTTTCAGAATACACCTTCAGATTTTTTTCAATAAGTATGTGAACAATTAACAGTAATACAGGCCATGGGGTTTATATCAGGAAGTTAGGTTTATACTTTTCTTTTCATTACAGTAGGCACATTGCTTCTTTAAGCTCTTACAATGACAGTATACTGGAGATAACCCTCCAATAAATAACAAGAATATAACAACACTCAGTAAGGTAAGAATACAATAAGATTTTTTTATAATTGTTTTGAAAGGTTTAAACTATACATTCATGTATTTTGTTTTATATTATTTTTTAGAAACTAAACTAAAAACAAACAAGAAGCTGCGTACAGTGAGGTAAAAATTTTCACAATAGCTATCCTTTTGCTGGCATTTTTATTTTGTTTTACATGGATTTTCTATGTATGTTTTACTTTTACTTAGAATTGTACAATGAATTCTAAATATAAAGGACCATGGAAACCTGACCTACCACATAGGCCGTCAAATTTGGGAGAGCCTACATATCACCTACTTGGGTTTTCTGGAAATGTAACAGCAGCTCATTCAACAAATGCGCCTGAACCGCCTGAGCCGCCCGACCTGCCCGAACCTCCTGTACCTCCTATACCTCCTGTACCTCCTGTACCTCCTGTACCTCCTGTACCTCCTGTACCTCCTGTACCTCCTGTACCTCCTGTACCTCCTATACCTCCTGTACCTCCTATACCTCCTGTACCTCCTATACCTCCTGTACCTCCTATACCAAAAAACCCCTTAAAACACCATGTTTTCAGTTTTTGTAAAGGCATGTACAACGATGGGTTTACGCGGTATGGGTGCTGTATTCTCTTTATTTGGCTCCTTTTTGGAATTTTGCTCATGTTTTTAACTATGCCCCCAAGTCATAGTCAACGTAATACAGAAATTATTCCAAAAAATAATACAGTTGCAAACTTTGGTGCTTCAGAAGTAAATGAGTCTAATCACTGTACAACCCCATTTTGCCAAGCGTTAGAAGAAGCAGACATTAGTAGCCTTCCACCTAAAAAAGCCATACAAACGCTTTGGGATTTGCTTACTAGAGACCCGCGCCTACGACGGTCGCGGTCCATATCCACTAACAAAAATAGTGATAAAAATGAAGCAGTACCAACACACCCTCCATTACCGTTTACAGGAGCAGTTTTATATCGTCCAGATCTTTATGATTTTCCTCAGGTATATGTGACATTCAACGGTTTAGCTGTTCCATTTTGGGAACTTAATGAATGGGAGCGGTTGCGCCGCTCCCCAAACTTTTGTCCAATGTCTTGGGAAAGTTTATGTCCAAAATTTAATACACTTGCGCGTCAATTTAATGCGGCAATGCGAGAGTATACAAAAGTACATGGCAAATGTGTTCACTGCAACATTAATGAAAATGCCTGTGTTGGGTTTTCATGGGGGTATCAACACAAGAATTATAAGGGACCAAAACCTTAGTGTATTTTCAAGAAGTTAGTGTGTGTACTGTACAAATTTTGTTTTGCTTTATAACAAACTGCTTACCTAATTTGCTGCTACTATTACCTCAAATTAAACAATTTAACCTTTATTTTGTGCGTTGCTTTAAAATTAGTTACTCTAATTTGGTTACTACTTTCTACAGGCACTGACTCATATACTGTCATAAATCTACTTAAAAAGCATTTCATACTATTGGATTAAATATTGTATAGAATAACACCTACTTTGTCTGTACTTGAATGTTTTGTGCTGTAACATAAGAGTATAAATACATACATACTGTTGTGCTACACCAGTAAGTGCCAGCTGTTGTAGCAGCGAGAAAAAAACTTACTCCTAATAGCCTATAAAGTTTTCTTCTGCTGCTACACCAGCATAGCATCAGTCCATAGATTGTCCCTAGCTTTTTTTTAAAAAAAATAAACCTATATAATAGGTGCGCACTCTAGACACACAAAGGCTACAAAGTTTTAAAATTTTACCTATTAATAGTGTAAGCACCTTTATACAGTAACACCAACCAGCACATATACACAGGTAGTTTTCCTAATTAAATGTTACACTAATCACTACACTGCCCTGAGACCAACACAGAGTAAATTCCCCCTTTTTTTAGTTTATTTTTTTATTTTTTTATTTTAGTTTATTTTTTTATTTTTTTATTTTAGTTTATTTTTTTATTTTTTTATTTTAGTTTATTTTTTTATTTTTTTATTTTAGTTTATTTTTTTATTTTTTTATTTTATTTTATTTTTTTATTTTAGTTTATTTTTTTATTTTTTTTATTTTAGTTTATTTTTTTATTTTTTTATTTTAGTTTATTTTTTACATAGAAAATAAAACCAAAATTTTGTGTTATTATATACATAAACAATCACATTCATGGAGTTGTGAATTTCAATGGTTTACATAACATACCACATAAAATACAGTTTGGGTATAAGAAACTAAAAAATCAATACAAAAATGAATACCACAACCACATAAGAACAACATGTTACCGCAAATTTGTGTTTCATATTTATTGTACTAGTTGGTATTTTATTATATAGACATATTGTGCTGGGTTCATATGACAAGTGCATTAAATTATGTATGTACCTGTTTTACTGTGTCCATTATATTTTGCACCCATTTTTCTGTGGGATCTGCACATATATTCGTATTGCGGCGGGTAACAAGAACAACAGCCTGTAAAGAACACCCCAGTGAAGTTTTATACCACCCCTTTAGCCATTTTGCTGGAAATGGTTTTTGTAAAAACCTTCTACAACACTCATCCCCAACATTAGTTCCCAGTGCAGCATCTGTTCCCTGTAAAATAATACCCATTACCAGACCAACTAAAAGTAATGTTTTTTGTGGAGTCATATGTAGGCTGTTAAAAGTAGGGCAAGTACTTTTGTGTGTACACTCTCTAAACTTTACAGTAAGTTATAAGAAATTTAAATATTTTATTTTTTAAAATGTATGGAAACTCCCCTTATTAGAAAACATTATGTTTTCTAATAATAAAATTTAATTTTAAATAAAATGGTCTTTAAAAGGAGTGTACTGTATAATCAAAACCACGTACTTCTTTAAACCGGAGATTCTCAATGAAACTACTTTTGTTTTTACTTTTTAACCCGCAAATGTGTGGGTTTTTAAAAAGTTAAATGACAGGAAGTGTGTGACGCATGGTCTGGATGTGAATTGTCTTTTATCTTTTGCAATCTCTTTTAAAGTATAACCAAAAAGCACGCAAAAATAATTAATTCCAACTTTTTATTTTTTTAAGTTAATGTTTTAGAAGTTCATCACAGAATAGTTTTTGTAGAGGGTTTATGGGAGCAGGTTCAGTAGGGGGCATACTGGCATTAACTGTAGAGAGTTTTTGCTGCTTTCCAGCGTGTTTAGTAGCCGCGGCCTCTTGTTGACCCTGGTCCATACTCTCATGCACTGGCATAACTTTTTCATTTGACACACAGTTTACATTCTGCTTTGACACTGTTTGTGTTTTTTGTGTGTCTGGGCTGGGCTCGTGTATAGAGCTAGTAGTTTTAGGCTGGTAAAATTGATATATTGGGTTAGGTGGGTTTTGAAAATAGGGCGGCTGAGGGGCTGTTGGGTGTTGGAAGGCCAGGCCAGCTGAAAAAATAGGGCAATCTGGGTGTGCCTGTAGAATAGGTCCTGGGAAAGTATTAACTTCCTTTACTCTAGTCTTCCCCATCGCCGTGTTTTTAAGTTCTTTGATTTCATTCTGTAGTTCTGCGATTGTTTTAGATAGCGTCTGTAGCTCTTTCCCCTTGGAAGCATCTTCTCCTGGAAAAAAGGCGCCATCGTCTGCCTCTGGCTCCCTTTTTCGTTTGTTAGGCCTGGAGGGGTGAGGCACTGGAAAGTAGGGGCCGCCACCCAGGCAAGCCATGCCTTCAAACCCGTACTGCTCCATACTGGGCCACTGCACATAGTATGGAACAGTTTGTGGCGCATAGTGTATAAATGGGTGACCAGGCCCCATAAACGCGGCTGGAGGTGGCTGTAGTCTTTGGGACGGGTCTGTAAATGCATAATTAGAAGGCCTATACTGTCCACTAGCGGTTGCAAGTGGTGGTTGCTTTGCGTCCAAATTGTTTTGCAGTAGGGACATAAAAGCTCCTCGGGGAATGCTGATGAGATCGTCAGAGCCTGCGGGCGCCGGTCCCCCGACATGTGTATTCATATTTTTAGGAAGGGTTGTTAGATCCTCTCTATGAACGGGCTCGCTCTGAGACACACTAGGCTGTGCACTGGCTTTTAAATATGTGGGTGCCCTAACGGTAGCAATTCCCTTATCATCTCTAAGGATAGTCAGTCTGTTTTTAATGAAACCGGCATCTATAGCTTTGGCAACCAACAGCTCAAGACTGCATGTAAAGGGAGGATCTTTATATGTTTTATCCACATCAATGGTACTGATAATTTTTTCAGACTCATCTAAAGAGAGGGCTGTAAATTTTGAAACAAGCCAGGCAACATTGTCTCCATACAGGGCTATAGTGCCACGTCGCTTGCCCATAGCACAGACAGATACGTGCTGAAACAGGGCCCCTTTGGCAAGATCAGGGGTCACTAGGTCGGGGCTCAGAGAAGACAGTGACAGCTCCGGGAGCCATGACTGTAGCATTTCAATCTCAGGGTGTGGTGGAAGGTTTTTAGGTGGCGTGTGTGCCATAACAGACCTGTTACACACCTTAGTTAAAATCTGTAAAAAGCTAGAAGAGTTAATTTCACCCAAACAAAAAAGGCCATGAGATACTTTGTGTAAGCACAAAACCCAACCAATTTGGGCCTCCTCTTGGTGCTCAATTGTGAGGGGAATTACAGTTGGGATAGGTAGGTGCTTGGTTATTTCTTGAGTATCTAAATAAAGAGACTGGTCTGGGTCCTCATAACCAAACACATCTACAAAGCCAGCCACGAAGATGGGCATCTTAGGAAAGTATGTTAGTGCTGGCAAACCTATGAGTTTTGGGGTGGAAGAGCTAATGTGGAAGATGGTAAAGAACAAATCTTTAAATAGCCTAGAAAATCTAGAGTTGAGGTATTTACACCTAATCTTATGTAAAATGTACAATTTTTCTTTAAACTGCCTGCTGTTCAGAGATGCACTGGCTAACTGTGGTTGTAGGGATGATACAGTGCTGAGTAGAAAAGTTCCAGTTGAGTTTTGGAGGCTGATGTATGATGGTTGCTTACAAATGGGTGTTATTAATCATATGCTCCAGTCTGAACAGAGCAGAGCCGCTCTGTGGTTGCATTTTAATTCACACCCCAGACTATTGGAGGGGTTAACTAACTACATAACACAGAGGCTGGGGTTAAATCATCACGTGGAAATATTTCCTCATAACATTACAGATGGAAACTACATTTACAGTCTGGGAAGTGTACTGCCTGCTAGACTTTTAATGACTATTGCTTTTTGTTTGGTTAACTGGGGGCGGCAGGAGTCTGAATACTGGGTTAGAACTTTTTCTAAGAAAATTTTTGTACTCTATCTTATACTATCTGGATTTTTAAATCTAAGTGAGAGTTTTCTGCTGACCGGATACGAAGGCCCTGTGGATGTAGTTATTAGAGACTTACAGGCAACTGCTGGAATAGTGGCTCGCGGCTCACCACCCACAGAAGACGCAAAACAACAAAGCTTTTTGAAATATCTGTTTATTTTTAATAACAACATGCTAATTGATTTAGATTATGGCCACTGTGATGGGCAAACAACCTAAAATTAAAAAATAAAGCGTGTCATAGTCATCTCCGCCTCCAAACTGTGTATTGATTATATCTTGGGTTGTTGTAACTGGGTTGGTCTTGGATAGCAGTACGTTCAGTCCTCTTTCCACCACAAGTCTTAAAGCTGTTTGAGACTGAAGTAGGGCTCCAGTGTTTTTAAAGGTGTATTTTTGGTTAATTATATCAAAAACCTCATTATATTTTTTCCCTGATAAGTTAATAAGATAGTTTTGACTGTTGGATGTAGTAAAGGCATCACAGGCTTCTATAGCTAGCAGAACAATTCCAGGAAATAGTGCTGACATTGCAGACTGGGGTTTGTGAGTTAGGGTGGGAATTATGTAATTTTCACAGATAAAGGAAAATATCTGCCTCTTTTTAAATGTTGTAAAGGGTTGGGAATCTTGGGGTTTTTTATACTGGTTTCCCAGCAGAGTTGCCAACTGGATTCTCCTGTGAACAGTGTTACCAGACACCTGGGCCACCTCCAATAAAAGGTAGACTAAAACAAGTATTTCTAGAGCTATGATGCCAGTTCTTAGGTTCCACTGATATGTTAGAAATGGAGGTACATCTTGCTCAAAAACCTCATTTGTTATAAGGTAAACAATGTCCATACTCTGAGGGGCACCTTGGGGTTTGCTTTGTTTATTTGATGTAAACATACCTACTGAGGAGAAGAGACTAAAGATTTTATGATCACTAAAAAAATCAGGTCCATAGGTGGATTGCTTGTAGAGAGGGGCAATAGTTTCTAGTTGTTGAGGGTTAGAGTAGATGAAAGCAAAATCTTTTCCTTGTGTGGTTTGTTTCAAGTCATTCACTAAGAGCTCCATCTTTACATCTAGGTTACTTAGCAGCTCTGTATAATTACTTGGAATTGGGGATGAAGTTTTCATACAGAAATACCCATTAAGCAAACAGAAAGCAGCGTTAGTATCTGAGATGTGCCTGGCATCAGTAAAGAAATCACCAGTGGCAGAAGACACAGTCTCTAAAGCAGCTGTCATGAGTTTCAATGAGGTGGAGTTTTGCAAATTTAAGTTACCCTTTAGTTCTTTAGGAAAAACTCTTCTCTGCATGGCAGCATCAGTCATGTTAGAATACCAAGGACCAAAAGCTGGAAGCCACTGGCTCTGCCTGTTATACAGACCAGATAAAAACTCTATTTTAAAATCACTCTCCACATTAAAACTGGGATCTCCCGGGGCCACAGTAATTACAAAGTCATGCAGGAGTTGCTGAGTGTTAGTGTGAGAACTTTTAGGCGTTGTAGGCGCTGTAGCATCAGCTAAAGGAGTGCTGGGTTGGTATAGCAGCATTTGTGCTGTATTTTCAAGTGTGTGTAGTTGCTGAATGACACCTTGGGTTTTTTTCACGTGATTTTGCACCACAGCATCCAGTTCGGCTCTTAGCAGACCTTTTTGTACTCTAGTAATTTTTTGCTCAATTACAGCCCTTCTGTGACTGAAAGCATTTCTTCTTGTTTCTAGCAATAAGTCTCTGTTTATGGTGAGAGTATTGGTGGGGTTGGGAGCCCAAAAGGCAATGCTTGGGGGCCACACTTTTACTTTTAGTGACATTTAGACAAGAAAGCCTCCTCTTGAGTTCAAAATCCTCCCTACTGGCAAGAAATTGTGAAAGCTTATGACCACAACTGTGTATTAAATTAGTCATGAATGTGGGCGTTTCTGAGTGGATGGTTTTTAATGCATCTTGAGTCTTAAATACCAGGTGGGGAACTATTGTCCACTTTTGCCTTCCAGCTGGGGCGCTGTTCTGTACAAACCTCACAGCATCACACAGCTGATATAAGCCTTGAGATTTTTGTGCTCGCCTAATGTCCTGTAACATGTCTACCTGATGTGACATACATGTTTTTAACTCAACTATATAACATATCCTATTTTCACCCCAGGTAAGCAACAACACACAGTCAGAGATTCTATTGCCGAGGGCCACCTCAATAAATAGCTTAAAACTGCCCTTGCTCGGACAGGGGTGATTTATGTCTAAAAATTTTAAGAGCTTGTGTGTGTTTTTGAATCTAAGCAGTTTTTTGTAAACTTTTAAGTGAGACTTTTTCCCAGCATTTTTTCTTTTTGCTGGCAACCTTGATAGAATTTCTTTGCTAGCCCTCTCTGACAGCAAAGACATGGCAGAAGGCGGATACAGCTCTTCTTCTGATGAAGATTTTCAATTCCCTCCAGTTAAAACCGAGGATGGTTGGAGGGAGCGCGACGAGCGTGATATACGTAGCCCCACTGTAAGCGATAAAGAAGATGATGAGGATGATTTTGTTCTTCCTCCTGTGAAAACAAAACACGGGTGGAGAGAACGAGATGAATCTGATTATGATAGGCAGCAAGGCTCTTATATAGACAAAGAAGAAAGCCTAGATTGGGAGAAGCTGTTTCCAAAATTTACTCCGCCTGAAGATACTACTCCGCCACCTTTACCTGTAAAAGGTAAGGCAAGACGTGCTTCATATAATAAACCTTCCACAACACCTCCTAAGCCCCCGAGACCCAATGCACCTAAAGACCACCGTACAGCAACAGTGCCTAGAGCGGCGTATAATGCGACTAAAGGGCAATCACGGGATAATGAGGGTATCTACTATGCTCCAAAATATTACCCTAAACATAAACCTAAAAAAACTGAAAAGCGCCTAGTTAAAGTGCAACAGGGTGATTCTGGTTATACATGTTATCACAGTGATGATTTTAGAACACAACCTAACACCAGTACAGTAAATGTGCTGAGTGAAAGTGGGGAGTATGCAGAAATTGAAACTGCTGAAGAACAAGCAAGGTCTGCCAGTCCAGAGCTCCTAGACAGGCAAGAGGATGATGATGATCCAAACACCTATCCCACCTGTAGAGTTACTGACGGAGGTGGAGCGAAGTCTAAATTGTGGCTTCAAAAAAAAATACCTAAACCTAAGAGTGGCAACCTTCAGTCTCTCTCTATGAAAAAACTCAGCAGTAGTCTAAAGTCTCTTATGAATACCAGAATGGATTTGCCCGCCTCAAAGGATGAGGCAGAACAGGCTGCTAAAAATGCTCTAGTTATTGAAACTATGTTAACCCCTAACCCTACACCAAAAGTTAAAAGTGCATTTTTCTTGTTTATAGATGGGTGTATTGGAGTGGGTAAAACTACTTTAATTAATTATTTAAAAAAAACAATGAGCTATCAAAATATTGTTACTTTTGATGAGCCTATGGTTTTTTGGAAAAATATCTTTTCAAACTGTGTTGAAAACATTTATGAATGCACAAGGCCCCATAAGGCTGGCAGAACATCTACATCTTGTAAGGTTTTTTCGTGTCAAACAAAATTTCTCACCCCTCTAAAAAATATTCATACATCAGCCTACAAGTATGCTTGTGAAAGCAACAGACTCAGAGTAAAAAATAATATGGATAATTGGATACTTTTTGATAGGCATCTACTCTCAGCAACTGTTGCATTTCCATTGATGCAGTTTAATTGTGGCTTCTTAAATGCAGAGCACTTTTTGGAATTACTGGCCCAATTCACAGCTAGAGACACTGACACTATTGCTTTAATTACTATGAGCGAGTATGATAACATTGAGATGGTTAAAAAGCGGGGCAGAAAATTTGAAAAAAATGTGGATGCGGTTCACCTAAAAAAACTAGCTGAAGCATTTTCAATGACATACCGAGCTTGGATTTTGCTCCAATACTTTGAACCTGAGGATATTATGAAAGTGATTACATCATCAATGAGTTTAATAACTCTTTGTGAAGCTAAGAAAATGAAACCAGATAGAGTTAAGATGGTTTATAAAACTTTTTCAAGGAGCTTATTTGTTGTTCTTAGGGAAATACTAAATGAAATTCCACCAAATTGCACTATTATACAGGTGTGTCTTACTTTGTGCGCAGAGCTTAAAAAACTACAAATCATATTGGTTGACGCATCAAATCACATTGATGATATTCCAGGGATTTGGACTCAGATTTATGTACAAGCTTTAAGAATACCCGCTGTTAGAACACAGACAGTAGACTGGGACGGACTCAAGCAGTTGTCTCAAGCCTATAATGACTAAAATGACACAAACTGTATATTTTTTAAAAGAGTTGCTGCTATTAGTTTTTGTTACTTGTGCTATACATATAAATGCAGTAAATACAACTACTATGTTAACAAACAAGTTTTTAGGACTTTCACGAAAAAATCTAACACAAGAGGAAAAACTGGCTTTGTTAAAACAAAACTATAACTTTACTCATCTACTCTCTACTAAACAAAAAATTAATATTCAGTTTGACACTCAAAAATCATATACACTAACATGGAAATTTATAATGAACCCCTTAACACCTGAATCAATTCAACTAATGTGGGATGAATCCAACCTTACAGAAAATTTAATGACAACTCTAACTAAGTATCAAGATTTGTGGAAACTAAACAAATCTACCATTGTTGTTTCACAAACAATCACCCCCCAAAATCATTGTCCTGTACCTGAAAAACAAAAAACATACAATTTAAACAATACTCTTATAGAATTAAAAGGCGCGGGATATTTGGGCAACTTTGGAATACCATCTATGCGAATTGTAAATGATTTGTTTTACTTTTCAAGTGACTTGTTTAGACCACGCTTAATCACTCATGATATTTTTTATAACACAAAAGAAAACTCTGCTTACTTTTCATTTTTATTTAATAAGGAGGGCTATGAACTTTTTGGTTTTATAACAAAAACATTTTCTTATGTAACTCTAGTAAAACATAATACCAAAAGCTCTGCATATTTGTCAGCTAACACATCAAGCAGCTGTGCAAATTACACAGCAAAATTTGCTACTTGGCTGTTTGGTAATAATAGACACTTGCCTGTGTTAAAAGGTAATTTAATGTATGATGATAATTTTATCTTAGTAAAAAATAATAACTATAGTTTAGCTCTACTTACATCTTTTCAAGATGCTATGGAATTGCAATGGCTAGGTGTGTTAAACTATACTGATATATTTTTAAAGCTTACCAAAACATCACCTATTATGCTAATTAAAGAAATGCAAGACATAATTGTAAAGCTAGAAGCACAACACCACTGTTTTTCTTTTGATTTAACTCCTGACTTAATTGAATTTACATTAAAATTTGCTTTTACACATTTTATGATTTCAGCGGGACTTTTGGATGTACAACCCTATGTTCAAATGCAGTGTATTGCTACTTTTATGCATGAAATGATGCTTTTACGAGATATGGCAAAGAAATGTTTTCCATCTTTTTACTTTAAAGGATTTTCTTCTACTACATTAAAACAGGTAGCTGGATATATGGTAGCAAATACACCAGTTAGGAATATTTATTTTTTACCTCAAAAAACACACAGAATAATTCTTACTATGCTTAGTTTAGCTGATGAAATAATGCCATTGAATGAAAAAATTTTATGGGGGTTAGCAGAAATTGTTTCTCATTTGTACACAAAGTACACCAATTCCTTTTATTTAACAAATGATGATAGAAGAGTGTTATTAGATGTATATGAACTTCTTAATGATGAACTCAAATACTACCACGTGAGCAATAACACCAACCTTTTGTTTGTGTATTTGCTATCATCATCTATGTGCAACTCTTTAGAGATAGCAACATTAATATCAAGGCTGTCAAGAAATGACTTTGATATATTTGAGACATTTTCTCCATGTTATATGAGTCTTAGATATGACTTTAGCTTGGATAAACTACTAACTGAAAGTAAGCAAGTTAACGAGATTACATATAGAGATGGAAAAAGAGGGGCTACTGGACTTTTACAATTAATAAAAGACAGACATTTTTCATACCTAAAGTCAATGCCAATTTCTACATGTTTTAAACTACAGCTGCATGATGTTTTAATGATTATTCCTATGAAAAATATAACTTATGTTGTCTCTAAAGATATTATAAGTAATGCTATTAACTATGAAGTTTCAGAAACATTTATAAAAAGTAAATTAATAGTTTCAGCTCTTCACTCCAACTGTTCAACATGGCTAACACATCCCAAACATAAATTGCAAATACCCATTGTTTACAATCTCACCCGTGCAGACAGAGGCTGCCCTTTATGTGAGGCAGCTTTTATAAGCTATGATGAAAAAGATGGACTTGAGAGCATGATGTATGTGCCAAACTCAAAAGTTCAAGAAAACCTCTTTTTAGACACATCTCCATTTTTTGATACCCACAACTTACACACACACTATCTGATGTTATTCAACAATGGAACTGTTATAGAGATCAGAGGAAAGTACAGAAAACGAGCAACAAATGTTATAATTCTTTCATTGTTTTTATTGTCATTGGGCTTTGGAAGCTTTTTTATGTTTAAGATTGTAACACATTGTCTCTAACTTGTTAATAAAGCATATATTTTTAGCATGTTGTTGTTGGGTGATCCTTTATCTAAAATCATATATTGAGACAGAAATTTGGTTAGTTTAGTAAATGAAACTCCCTGGCAAATGATTTTCACAATTGCTGCTGCAAAGTGAATAGAATTCATGGGATCAATGGGCGGGAACATCCAAAAGTACTTCTCCATCAGCATCACACATTTCACATCTGTTCCTTGCAACACAGGCTTTGAAAAGGTAGCTTGTGAGATTGAATTTAGAGCAAACATGATATCTTCTACACGCCCCTTTGCTTCCACCACCAAATTTTTAAACTCCAGCAACTGGCTCTCAGATATTGTGGAGAGGTGGGGGTTATAGAGGTTTTGAAAATCTGTAATGCAATTTTCAAGCCCCATTTTCTTCAACAACACATGTTTTATAAAGAGTGTTTGTATTGGGGTGAGTGTAGACTTCTCAAAGAGATTTAAATTATTCTGAGACTTTGACATGGTTATAATGGTGTTAAAGCTACTCGCTGGGCACTGGCCCAGGCGCAGGCTTGTAGATTTTATTGCAAAAAAGAGCTCAGCATACTCTGTGTCTGTTGTGTCCTCATCCTCTTCTATATTAATTTCAGGTGTAATTTTTAGGAGGGGTTTGATATCTTTCTGTAAAACCATAGCACCTTTAGAGGAAAAAGTGGAAACATGGTTGCAGTAATTGCTGCAGTCCTCACTGATAACTACCTTTAGTTTGTCTATAGATGTAAGTTGGCAGATGTGAGTGTGGGTTACAGGTTTTGCATCTAGCATGTCTTGGGTTGAACAGATCATAAGAGTGTTAGAGATCTTAATGGGTGCATCTACATAGTCCCTGCATGAAATAACAGGTGATTTGTGTACTATAAGTATGTTGTTTTGGCAGTAGCCAACCACAAGGCTGCTGTTTAGCACATAGGGGTATGTAGAAATTATAAGTCTGATTATTGAGAGTTTGGGGTTTTTAGAGCTATAGAGAGGTAAGGTGTTAGCATAAAGAGTTTGGGTATTCTCCCTAAAGAGTAAAGGAATGGGTACATTGCTTCCAGTGCAGCTGAGGAGCATGGCCAAAGGTTTTGAGTGTAGCATGTGGAATAAAAATCTCCCATCACACAATTTTATCATTCCCCTAGTAAAGTTAGTTTGGTAATTACACATACTTAATTATGTATTCTTGGTGGGATGTGGAAGGGGTGTGAGCTCCCTTTTGATCTTCCCGTTTTTGAGCTTCCACTGTATCCCAAATCTTCTTAAAGCATGCCTTCTAATCTGCCTCTTAATTGGAGTTTCAGGAGCACCCAACCTGGTGATAAAAGTCATAAAGTTGGCATTTCTGCCCAGCTCATCTAATCTCACCTTTTTGTTGGCAAGTAGCACTTTAGGTATCATGTTACATTTTTTATAACCCATAATTGCACACTCATGCTTAGTTTTAGTGTGACTAATCATTCTCTTTGAAAAATCAAATCCCCCTAGATTAATGAGGTTTTTGATTGCAAACACATCCAGTCTTCTGAATGAGGTGCTCTCATAAAGGCACTCTAAAAATCTCTTATGCAGTGTTTGTATTTGAGCTTGGTTTCTGTGTTCTAGGGAAGAGAAAATAGTATTTTTTATGGGGTTTATTTTGGCCATGCTGCTACTTAGTATTGGTGTAGATTCATTTATGATTTGAGCAGCCAGTGTGGCTCCGTGGATTTTAGATATAGTGGCCGTAGCAGCTTTAAACCAAGACACACTGAAACCCTTTTTAGTAGACACGGCAGATGGAAAGTTTGTTGTCCAAAAAACATCACTCCTGCCACTTCTTACAATTTGTTGATTTTCCAAGCCATGTAAGTCTAGTGTGGAGTTCCAGTTAGCTATGGAGACGGGCAGTATGTTTGTGATGGGCAGAAAGCATTTGAGGTTTCCCATGGCAAACACAAAATTTAACATGTCACCACTGAAGTTTATGTTGATAGCTGTTCCTAGAGACACATCATCTGAGTAGAACACACTGATTGTAAATGAGGGTTCTTTAACTGAATACTTTTTTACCACAAAGTTGTTAGTGAGTCTAGGGATGTTCAAGATAGACTCAGATCTGGTAGGTAGTTTATTGTAGAGTATTTTTGTGTTAATCACCATGTTAGTGTTGAAAATATTAATTTTAAAGTTATTCACACTCAGGTGTTTTATGGGTGCAAAATTAGCAAAGGGTATTGACCCGTGTGATGAGTTACATAGCTGGGGGGGTGGGGTAATCCACTGCAAAGAAAATTTTGCAATGGTGTCTCTGGGTGTGTACATTGCTCTTTGAAACATTGATGTTAGAATTTGGGGTAGTGTGGGATGAATAAACCCAGAGTTTATGTAATGTGATGTTTTTTGACCCACCTGCTCTATACATTCAGCTACTGACATACACATAGCCACTCTATAAAGAGGTTGGTTAATTGGGTATATGTACCAGTTTTGACCTCCTTCAGTTAAAACCTGAACATTCAAAGGTTTGTTAGCTGAATTCTTTTTTGTGCACAGAACTGTTAAATGTGGCAAGCAACCCTTTACTAAAGACTGGTATTCAGCAAACTGTGAGCTTGATATACAGATATTTTGATATTTATCACATTTACATAGCCGCAATAATGTTTGCGAGTACTTGTGTAGATTATACAGTATTTTTTTCTTTATATGCAAAACATTGCTGTTTGGAAGCCAGTCATTAACAAAAGATGTTACACTAAACTTATAAAATTCCAATTCAGCTTTGGGGGCTGGTACAGGTATATGAACAAGAGAGGGAGTGACTAGGTGGTGCAAAAGCTTAAAATAGTTTTTAGTACAGGTTTTACTCAGCACTGTGTTTCTTAGACTGCCAATAAAGGCACTGTAGCACTCTTCCAGTTCATGCATTGTGATATATCTGCAAATAATTCTAAACATACTAGAGTAGTTAATTGTGTGGTAGGCCAGTGCAGGGCAATATAAAACTCTGCTGTGCACACCCCACGGGGTAATAGCATGATCAGTGTTTTCTAGACTGTTTATGGTTTGCATATAGGTGTGCGTCTCTATGTACTCGTTTACCATACAGCCAGCATCACTAATTATTAAACCCGGTCCTTTGTAGCTGTTTCCAGGTACAGTGGTAATTGTGACCAGCCTCTGCACGCACACGGGGTACCAGTGGAGTCCAAGGAGAAGTCTTCTTACCGCCCTGCAGGTGTAAAAAATTTTCTCTCCTCTGAGTTCTCTGTCTAGAGCTTCTAGCGTTGCTAGAGCGCCTCCTAGCTCTCTATTTAGAGCTAGGCAGCTAAAAATATCTACTTGAAACGCAAACTCATCAGTGCAAAAAGCTTTTAGATCAATTTTTTTAGGTTGGGTTGTAGAGTGCACGGGCAACAAAAAAGGCTGATTAGGAATCATCATGGATCAGGCGCAAATAGAAAATAGACCATACCCTTACTACACCACAGAGGCTAATTTACTAAAGCAAGTAAAAGAGTCAGCAGCAGAGGGCCTCTTTAAAAGCTTTCAATTGCTCCTTGGCAAAGATGTTAGAGAGAATGGTGTTAAATTTGAGGTGCTTCTTGGTGTTTATACCAATGCTATTCAGTTTGTGAAGTTCCTAGAAACTTCCCTGGCTATTGGGTGTGTAAACACTGAATTTAAAGACCTCAGAAGAATGACTAATGGGAAAATTCAGTTCAAGATTTCTGTTCCCACCATAGCTCACGGGGATGGCAGGAGACCAACCAAGCAAAAGCAATACATTGTTATGAAGGCCTGTAGTAAACACCACATCAGCACAGAGATTGAGCTGGCTGTTCTTGACTTGGAAATTCTAAACAGTACTCAGGAAACACCCCTAGATGTAACAGAATACATAGGGGCTGTTAAAACTATAACATCAGCTCTTCAATTTGGAGTTGATGCTCTAGAGAGGGGGCTGGTGGATACAGTTCTCAATGTGAAACTAAGAAGCGCCCCACCTCTATTTATTGTGAAATCCCTTTCAGACCCCACATACTCAGAAAGGGGTCTCAAAAAAACAGTAAAATCAGACCTTGTCTCTATGTTTAAAAACCATTTGGTTGAACACTCTTTTTTCCTTGACAAGGCAACAACCATGCCCAAAAGCCAAGCATATATCTTAAGCATGCTATCTGAAATTATGGGGTCTGTTTGTAGTGAAACAGTGTTTAAGGGGGTTTCATCCTACACTACACCCACTGGAACCAATATCAGTGGAGTTATAGAAACCACAGATAATGTTATGAGAAAGCTCTTAACATCACTGGGGCAGGTGGGGAGCAGTGTTGTGGGTCCTGCAGCCTATGCTAGCTATGTGGTAAGGGGGGATAATTTAGTAACAGCTGTAAGCTATGGAAAAGCCATGGCAAATTTCAATCAATTTGTTGCCAGACTTATTGATGATCCCGAAAGAGCCAGTTCAGTGGAAAATGATTTGAGCGCTATATCTGAAGGGCATGGCTCTCTTCCCCAAACATCTATTTCTTCCTCTCTAATTCAAATAGGCAATCAAATTGTAGCTTTAGAGAGTTTACAGGGAATGTACAATGAAACCCAGTTTCCATTTCCACTCAACAAGAGAATGCAGTTTTCATATTTTTTCCCTGTTGGACTACACTTACAAGAACCAAAATACAGCACCACAGTGTCAGTCAAGGGTGCAGAAAATTATTTATTTCAGTCCACTGAGGCCTGGATAGTAAACAAAAACAACACCATTCTTTCTTTTAGTTATCAAAATGCTCTAAAGTCTATTTGCCATCCAAGAATTCACAACCCCGCCCCCTGTGCCCAGGCGCTGCAGGCGGCATTCCCAAATGCACCTGGTAACATAGTTCTCTACGGGCGCAGGTATGAGAGGCCAGGGGGCATGAATTTGTACAAAATTCTACATGAATACTATGGTAACAAACATACTGCCCTTATCACTGACATAGCCAAAAAAACAACCATGACCACTGATGATTTTCTACACCCTAACAACAATGACTTGCTCAAATTTGAGGTGCACCCATTTTTTGACTTCTACCCAGTTGATGTTCCAGGTGGCAGGGCTACATACAATGCCACTCACAGAAATATGGTTGGAAATATTCCAACACCACTTGCACCCAACAGCTTTCATGACTGCAGGGGCTACCAATTTGAACAGGCTACCCACTTCAATCATGTGATTGATGCAAGTGTGATGCAAATGATTCAGGAGAGTGCATTTGATCCAGCCTATCCCATTTTTTGTTATGTGATAGAGGCTATGATACATGGCCAAGAGGAGAAATTTTTGCTAAATAAAAACCTAATTGCTCTGGTAATAGAGACCTACTGGGGCAACACTGGAAGAATGGCTTTTGTGAACAGCTATTTTATGATCAAATACATTTCCCAATACATGGGGAATGGTGCAATCAGTAAAGAGTTGTATATAGCCTATAGAAAAATTTATGGAGAGCTCATTGCCATGGAACATGCTCTTCTAAAAATGGTGGGCCATGATACAATTACCGGAAGACATGTGGCCCAGTTTGTCAACACTCTAACTGACCATAACCTACTACCACCCTTTGTATACCATAATATTTTCACTGCCCTGTTTGCCCGCTCTGATAGGTCCCCTGAGCTGCAGGTGGGAGGTGAAAAAATCAATGAGGGTGACAAACTCCCCACTGTTATACACACCACCAAAAAAATGAATGAACTGATTAACGATTTTGTAAATATTTACAACCTCCGGGTAGATGAGGATCATGATCAGAGATTTCAGTTGGTTGTTGGGGAATTCAGAGACCAAGAAAACAGTGTGGTTTTGGAAAAACTCTTTTATTACGTGCTGCTGCCAGTATGCACCAACGGTCACGTTTGTGGGGCAGGTGTGGACTTTAACAACATCGCTACCACACTAACTTACAATGGGCCGGTGTTTGCTGCTAATGTGATTCCTGAAAATGAAGAAGTGCTAGAGCATCTGGAAAATGGAACTCTAAGAGACATTCTTAAGGCTTCAGACATTAATCCTACAGTGGGGATGATTAGAACTCTGTGTACTTCTTTCCTAACATGTCCCTTTATCACACAACTTGCCAGAGTAACCACAGCCCGGGACCCATGTCAAATCGCTGCTACACACGACCAGGGTAAGAGAGTGGGCCACTCTGTGCTAGTAAATGGCTTGGCGCTGTTTGCTCTTGCAGAGAAAACTAGAGTTATCTCAGAGTGCATGTTTTACCCTGTACCCTTTCATAAGTTTTACAGTGATCCTATGGTGGCAGCTACAATTCAACCCATTATGGGAGACTATGTGAACCTGCTACCGGCACAGAGGGATGGAGTAACATTCAACGTCCCTCCCAAATTTATGGCTGAATATGATGAGTGGCACAAGTCTCCTATGCTCCAGTATGTAAAAACCTGTGACACCAACCCTCTGTCCCTAAGCGCTGTTGTAGCTATGCACAACAAGCTGTCACCTATTGCATTTATTACACAAACCAAGAACAAAATGCACCCTGGGTTTGCTCTGACTGTTGTTAGAACAGATGAGGTGCTGTCTGAAAATATTATGTACACATCTAGAGCATCAACCTCTGTGTTTGTGGGCCAGCCTTCTGTCACCAGAAAAGAGGTGAGGTCAGATGCTGTGACTTTTGAAATCAACCATGAACTTGCATCTCTGGACACTGGGCTGGGATACAGTTCCATTATCACACCCGCTCACGTGGCAGCTATTACTACTGATATGGGAATTCACTGTCAAGACCTTTTCTCCATGTACCCCAGCGAGTCTTATGTTAACAGAGATGTGTCTAATTTTATTAAAACTAAAATTGGAGTAGGGCAAGAAAATGCCAGGGGGGCTGACATAAGAGCCTTTGTTGCTGGGGCATATAGCCCAGCCAATCCCGTGGGCCTCTGTCACGGCCAGCTTGCTACCTGTGAGGTGATTCTCACACCAGTCACTGCAGATGTCCTGTACTTCCAGTCATCTAATAGTCCCAGAGGAAGGGCCTCGTGTGTAGTGTCCTGTGATGTCACTAACAGCGACCTGGCAGAAAAATTTATTTTTGACCACTCCCAGCCAGATCCCGCCTATGAGTTTAGGAGCACCGTTAATCCATGGGCCTCCCAGCTTGGATCCCTGGGCGATGTTCTGTATAACTCATCTTACAGGCAGATGAGTGCTCCTGGCATGTACAGCCCCTGTAGGCAGTTTTTTACTAAAGATGACCTGCTTAAAAACAACAAAGGGTTGTTTAGCTTGGTATCAGAGTATGCTAATAGGCTCTCTGGCCTCCCAGCCACGAGCGCCACAGATCTACAATATGTGGTAATCAATGGAACTGATATGTTTTTGGAGCAGCCTTGCCTGTTCCTACAAGAGGCTTTTCCTACTCTTTCAGCCAGTCATAGGGTGTTACTGGATGAGTACATGTCATATAAAAACACTCACACACCAATTCATTTCAACCAGTTTTTTATTGAAGAGGTTGCACCTGTAAAAAGAATATTTAAGATTGGAAATAAAGTGGTTTTTTAATTATAAGCTTCCAATCAGGTTAAACAATGCAGGTAGATAAAAGAATTCTAGTAACCCTCACTTCTAGATTGTATGCTGATGAAATTTCAAAGCTACAAGAGAGAGTTGGAAGTATAGTTCCTCTACAGGATCCCCACAAGCTTCAAAATTTGAACTCTGTTGGCCTGGCCCCCGTGTGCTCTAGAAACACCAACCCAGACTACATAAAAATTTACCACTATTTGTCAAATTCTACCTTGGCCATTTTAGATGAGGTAACACCAGACACCCTGGTGTTTACTAGAATTGATCACGTGGAAACCTATCAGCTTAAAAATGTATATAAGCCTTTTTTTCAGTGGGACTCACACACTCAACTGTCTGTTATTCCCCCAATGTTTGGGCTAGAAGAAGCTACAGTCAAACTAGATTCCAATCAATTTGATATGATTTTTCCAACTGTTGTTCCTAGAGACCTAGGGCAAAATATGCTTCAAAAACTTTTACTGTACAGCATCTACAGCAAATTACATGAAATTAATCCAGATGAGGTTAATATGCCCGATGTGCAATTTTACACCACTAACATTTCACATATGGGAAGAACCTATAACCTAGATATTATTAACACCAATCCAGAATCCATTCTCAGCCTGTTGGACAATGTATGTATGGCCACCTGCCTCTTGACAGCCTTAACCCCAATTGGGTGTTATAGACTTGGACCTGCTCTCCTGAGGTACAACCAACACGAGCTCCTTCAAATGTTTTTGGGTGTGATTCCAGAGCACGTACATGATGCTCACCAAGATGTGCCAATTGCCAACGTGGGTGATGATGTGGTGAGAATGGAAGCTTTTTTTACCTATCTGCAATCCCTTGGGTCTATATTTAATTTGGCACCAAAATTTCATTTGTCAATCTACTCTCCAGACACACTTTTGGGAACCGGGTGGCTAGCATACTAGATATTCATGGAAACTACCCCCTTCATCCTGAAAGTGACAAAAATGGAAGATGGGGTGGTGCAGCAAGTGTGTGTTGACAAAAATGGCACAGTGGCAGAAACTTATTTTAAAAATCCTAGGGGTGATAAAGTTAATTTAACTGACCCCTACGCATTTGATGATTTTTACTTTAACACCGAGGCGCCTCCATCGCACCCTAACAAACGAAGATGTAAAAGGGCTCTTTATAAGTTTTTTTCTGTCACTCTCTCCACGTGTCTATATTTTTGTCTCACTGCATTGTATATATTTTACTTTAACCCGGTGATGCAAACTCATAGGCATGCTACATTCAAGTATGGATATATACTGCCATATGAGATTGCCAGGCCTAATAAAGATGCTTTGCTTAAAAGATGTGATGAGAACATTTTTTGTGAAATGAATTATATAGCCCTGGCTATTAATACTTCCTCTGGAACAATGTATCCCAACTTTACTAAAACTGCAAATGGATCTAATAGTTCAGGAGATTACTATGATGCTTTGTGGCAGGCAGCTGCAATTTTGGAAAACTCCTCTTGTAAGTCTACATTCACTGTTATAAATAATAGTGGAAACAGTAGCTCTAATGTATCAGATAACACTTACAATTTTGTGAAAATGAATATTTACAGCAGCATATTTCTTTTACAAACCAGGTGTCATTATGAGGCAGTGTATGCCCTCAACTCCCCTAAGAGATTTTCTATGTATAACTTAAATTTTAAAAACTACCTAAAGTTACCTGGACCTATTAGTTGTAACCAGTCATGGGAAAGTGTGTTTAACAAATCTTACACTCCTGTTCTACAAAACAGCACATGTTCCTCTAACTACTCAGAGTATAATGGAATACTAAATATCCCCGTGATGCTTTCATTTTAATAAAAAATTAAAGAGAATTGTGAGTTGCTGTTTTTATTTTAAAATAAAAGACAAAAAAAACACAGTGCGTATTGTTTAGTGATATTTATTTTATAGTGTTTTATTATGCAGCTTTTTGAAGGTGTATTTGTTGGATATAGCAAAGTAGTATGCCATAACAACTGCTACCAGAGTGTCATCTGACATTGAACTATTCTTTGCACAGTAGCTGAAGGTACCATCTTTCAAGGGGTGGCGCTTGATGTTTTTTATCTGTTCTATTAGATAGGTAACTGGGTCATAAGATAGCTTTATGGTGTGAGACACTATGATTTGGCTTGCTCCAAATGTGTTTGAGTTTATGGCATAAATAAAAGATTCAAATGCGTGTGATTTCTCTGTTCCCAGAATGTGCATGGGCCACTGCATTTTGGAAGCTTTATCTGTATAGTGCACAAAATAGGCAGGAATTGGGGAGGTTTCACTGATAAAAGTTGATATGGCCACAGCAGAGTCTTGACTGCTGTTTCCCTCTACAACTATATGTAGTGAGGAGAAAAATGGGTGCAGCACTAAAATAGATTTTATGAGAGACAGTGCACAGTTGGCTATCTGCAGCGCTGCAGTGCCAGTGAGGTCTTTTAAGAAAAAATGCTCTATTCCCAGTAAGATGGCCCTGTTCACAGTGTTTTTGAATGTGGCTACCGCACCCACTCCGGTGCCAGAAGCCTCAGAGTTATTAGTGTATGCCGGGTCTATATAAATATACAAAACAGGATTGAGGATGTTTTCAATGCCAGAGGCACAAGAGTCCATTCTACACAGATCAAATTGAGTAATAGCACTCTCCCCAACAATTCTGTGCATGTTGTTATGGGATATGTTGGATGCATCCCCCATGAGCTCTGTGGTAAATGCCCCGTCCAAAAAAAGGTTTGTTGTGTTTTTCACAGACTCATCTATGGTGATGTATGTAGGGATGTGTAGTCTGTAGCAAGGGCATGAAACTATAGAGTCCTGTAAGCTAAAGTCCTCTCTGTGATCTGAACACACATAGCTGACAACATTGAGCATTTTCTCTGATGCATTTTTTAGCTTAAACAAGAAGCTGGTGGTCTGATCTGATGAGTTCACTGAAGATATAAAAATCAATTTGGCATCTTTCTGTAACATAAATCCTAGGATTGATGGCAGAGAGTCCTTCTTGATGAAATTTGCCTCATCAATGTACAATAAATGAAAAGTTTGTCCTCTGATGCTCTGTGAATTAAACAAGTTGGCAAGAAGAAAAACTATTAGTCACTAGAATGCCTATTACAGAGAAGGACTTTGAAGAGGCACAGCTGTTTTTTGGCCAGCCATTTCCAGCGCTATTACACAGCTGCTCCAGTTCCCTGAATAACATCATCATAGTTCAAACTACCAGTCAAAAGGTGGAGAGGCTGAATCTATTACTGGAGTTGGTGGGAACAGAATGTCTCAAAGAGGTGAGTCTGCTACAGGGTGTACCAGGCTGCCAAAACCCAGGTGCAAGTGGCCAGACAGCTGCACTTTTGAAAGACTGAGCAACACTATCTGCGCCTATCACAAAGTGTCCTGTATTTTTAAGTGCAGCTCCTGCCACAACTACCATACCTGTGATGGAGGAGATGAATGTATAGTTATAAACACTGGAGAAAATTTAGTGTGTATGCTTACAGGTAGCTGTATTTTTAATGAGATACATGATTTTAAAAATATTATTGTGAAAACACATAAAGTTCTAGACAAGAAGCCAGATGAGTGCACCCTGCACGGGGTGCTACAGTCTATAAAATCTGACCTGGTAAGCTTCTTCTGTAATGCAAATAATAACCTGGATGAAGTTAGAGCTATTATCTTGGATGATTCTCAACTAAAACCTAACATTGAAAAACTAATTAATATTACCTTTGTGGAGGCCCAGCAGTTGTTTTACACATGTGAATATGGCTATGACATTATATGTAGCATGTACATCCAGATTATAATTTCTATATATTCTACCAAAACTGTGTATGACAACCTGCTATTTAAATGTATGCGAAATAAAAAGTATGATGCTGTTCTGAAAAAGATGCGAGAGCTATGGATGTGCACATTACTAACTGGAGATTCTGTACCAACAAGTGCAACTTGCTGATTCATGTACTTTTACCACTAAAATTCTTAGAAAGCAATAAAATACACACCGGGGAAAATCTACTGTTCCACGTGCAGACCAGATACACACACACCCTGCTACCAAGCAAATACCTAAAAGTTTGGGGTGAGGTGGTTGATTTTGTGATTCCGGGAGCTGACAGATGTACCTCGGGGCTGGCGATCAGTCTGCCCATTCACTTGGACAATAACATTTTTTTCAACCCCTGGGATGTAATCACTTTAAAAATAGTCAACACCAAAGCAAAAACTAAGCATTTTGTAAATTTTTTCTACATTACTCTACTACAGGCTCATTTTCTAGCTATAGAAAATTTAAAAACCACTGTACCTGATCATAACATCTCTGAGCCCGTACAAAGCACCCCTCTCACAACTCTTTTTAAAGCTGCTACTGCCCATGTTTCTGAACAGAAAGATTCTTCTCCTGCTTCTGAGCAAAAAGACTCTTCTCCTCTTGGAGTGCTCGCCAGTCTACTAAAACCTAAATTTACAGCAGTGCATAGGCATCACCAGGCACTAGAAGACCCTGGTGATGTCAGGGGGTCCGGCAACGATGTACAAATTTCTGGCTTACCACACAATAAAGACAGTGCTAACAAGTATCCAAGTAAAAGGCACGTGAGCATAAGACTCACAGTACCCCAGGCTAAAAATTTAAACATTGCATGCACTTCCACAAAACATATTGTTTCTCAAAGTGAGTTTTTTGTCTGTGTGTATAAAACAATCTCTCCAGAAGATACATCCAGGTATAAGTCTATTTTAGACACTGCTGCTTTAGACCAGATACAGAACTTATCTCCAGTAGATGCCCTGCTCAACAATGACAAATTTCTAGAGAGCAAGCAGTTTGAATGTGTACACAGTCTTGAGCAGGCATGTTGGGATGCAAATTTAGAGATTTTTCAAAAACTCCCAGTATTAGTGGAGAGAGACACTTTTACAATGGAAGTAATTAAAGACCATTTCATTGAGGCTTGTTTTACTCTCAGGCAATGCATCAGTGAGCAATGTGCCTGGGTACAGGCGGCTCTGACTAAACATACCAAGAAACATGGTGTTTGGGTTGATTTCATTCAGCTTTGGAATCTGGGGCCTCATAATTTGGGCGTGATGCTGCCACAGCTGAATGCTCAGCAAGATTTAAACACAAACCGTGAGCTGTGGGTCCAATTGCTAACTGACCCTCGCATTGTGAGTTCCATTACAAAAAGTTCTAGGGTTTGTGTGGTCGTGTTATCTTCCCTAGATTGCTATTTGCTGCTACCCGGAGGGTTTGCTATTAAAGGTTCTTACTCGCTCACAGAAGAGGAACTTCTAGTAATTCAGGAGCGCTACAGTTGAAAAAATGCGCTACTACCATGAAAATTTGAGGAAATTTTTAAATAAGGAGTGTATCTGGTGCAAGTATGACACACACAGCAAATTTGTTAAAATGTATCATGCGTCTACAGCCATCTCCCCAAACTATAAACCCCGCAAGTTGCAGGACACGTACAAGAGTCATGCAATGAACATTTCTATGATTTTTCTAAAGCCTAAAAATAAACCTACGTATGTTACTGTTTTTCTAAACGGGGTGTTAATGGCATGCTGTGTGCCTGACTATATCTCCATTAAAGCTGTTCCCGGGGAACATGATATGTTTCTGGTATATCTAGGGCCATTTTTAAAGCTTCCACCTGAAACAGCGATACCGTCTGAAATTAAAATTTCCAGCTTTGAGGATGGCCTCATGCCCCTAAAATCAGAAATTTGGGACACCTCCTTTCCAATAGCATATCAGGATATTGAAGCCACGCTCAGTTCTTGGGAATTTACATGCATAGGCAAGTGTGTATGGTATGGAAAGAGCAGCATACTTCAATATTTTTTATCTATAGATTATATGATGTGCTGTCCAAGTTTTAGAGAGTATCCGTCATTTGGGAGATTGGTAAACCTTGTTACGCGGTGCACTAACGAGGACTGCGTTCCTTGCTACGGGAAAAAAGTGCACGTAAATGTTAAAGGGGGCTTTACTCCACACTATCACGATGGAACTTCTATTTCTTGCCCGTGTGTTTTTTCATGCGCTGCTCTAAAAAGCAACACGGTGCCCATTACTGGAAACAAAAACATATTAACGCTTTTTTTTGGACCTGAAAAGCACCTCCAAGTGGTGAGTTTAAAATTTACACCTACAGACAAACCTTGCAAAATTACAGATCTGTGCTGTGGTCTCACTAGCAAAGGCAAAGAAATCCCGTTAAATCCCGAGGCTTGGCAACTTCTAAGAATGTCTGACTTTTTTTCAAGAACTATGTTATATGCCTGCCAAATTCTTAAAAGACGGTGTCTGGAATAAAACACACTTACAAGTACTTACATTTTTGTTAAAGCAGGTGGCGCACATGAGCGTGCTGGGCTTCTTTCCAGTCTCAGTGTACATTATAGTTCCATTCTCTTTTTTAATTTGAATGTTTTTAAAGGGAAAATGTCTGTAAAGAGTGTTTAGTATTTCTGTAAACACTGAGTTGGCAACATGTTTCTGGTGAGCGACATATCCTATGTGAATCCCCTCAATGCACGCCAAGAGCATGCTGATAATGGCCACAACTATCCAGGTTTTTCCATGCCGTCTGGGAATTAAAAAAATACTAGCCTTTTGTTTGAAAACTTGCAGTTTATCTTGACTCATTTCAAATAAATCAAAGTATTGCTTAAAAACCTCAAAGAGTTTGTTTGTTGATTCTGGGGCTTTAATGGAAACAAGGAAAAAAAATGTGTGAAGAATCAGCTGCTTTTGAAAGGGTTCAATTTTGCTAGATCTGGTTGCATAGCACCCATTGAGAAAAGATGATAGGCTTACAACAAACTGATTAAGCTCTTGAAATACAGGGCACTGCTGGGTTTTCAAGTGTGACATCACAGCAGAGTTGTACTCTATCTCTGCCTCGGGGTCTGAAAAGCTATGCGATGAGCATAGAGCCCTTAGGCAATTTGCGAGCTGCGGGGTTAATTTTGGAACATATGGACTAATCTTCCTTTCAAATCCAATGTTTGACACAAACACCTGCTGGTACACTGGGTTACAGGCAGTAGAGAATGAATTCAAGATGGAACTGTAAACATTTGTTCTAGATATAACTCCTATGTAAGGGTGGGCCAGTCTCTCAGACTTGCTACAGTTACAAATAATTGCTGGCGCCTCTTTGCTCCACAGAGGAAACTCTTGACTGGTGTCAGACACGGCCTGAGTATAATTCTCCACAAGACTGCTTTTTACTTTGGAGAGCAGCATGTTTAACCTAACAGGGCTATTAAGCGAAGGCAACTCTCATCAGAGTGAAAGGTACTTTTCCAGTGTTGACTTGGCAATGAACCTATGTGAAAGTGTTCCAGGTCAGTTTAAGCTCATAGAGACACCAATTAATAGTTTTGTAATGGTGACTAATGTTATGCCAGAAGACACAAGGCCGTGGAATACACACAATCCGCAGGGACTAGATTTTAGTGGCATACACCTACCCAGACTTAAAAAACTAAATGATTTTGTGCACTGGCCGCACACTGAGCAAAATATAACAGGAGATCCTATAATAGAGGATAAGGAACCCCCCTGCCACTACTTGGTTTACAGTTCCCGTTCCTGGCTTAGAGCTCTCCAGATGAACAAACAGAGTTTAATTAAAGATGCTATAGAAAAGCTCGCTGAACCTGTTACTTGGAAAGGGTTAGTCACAGAAGATCCTCTTCCTCTAATTTGGTTGCTGTTCTATGGACAAAAATCATTCTGTTCATCTCATGAATGTCTGTACTTTAAAAGGTTTGGGTTTAAAGGTCCAATTTTATTTCCACCCCACATTTACAGTCCAGATGAGGATGTTTTATCTTTTATTTGCAGTGTCTGTAAATATGTAAAATTTTTGTATGGTGAGCAGTTCAAAGAGGAAATGATACATAATTGTGAAACACCTTTTGACAGGGAAAGGCTTGTAAATGCTATGTTAAAACTGAAATTTATCTCTGATGGTGGAACATATATCTCACAAACTTGTTTGCTCTGTAGTTTATATAAGCAAAATTTAACAAGTGCATGTGCTATTGATAATTTACATGGGTGCTTAATTTTAGGAGGGAGTGGGAAAAAGTACCTAGCTGGCCAAATCAAAACTAAGAGGTGCCTAGACCTTGGAGACAGTATTTTATTTCCGTCTTATAACCTAACAAGCCTAATTGATGATTTAGATCCTAATGGCCTCTTCTAAAAACACATCTTTAAACCTAATTAGTAAGTCTCTGGAGGCTGAAATTAACAAAAGGGCAAGTATTTCTCTTTTTGATAGGTTTGGCGAAAGAAGCCCCTTATTTCAAAAACAGTTTCAAGATACACAGGCATCAGTTAAAAACTATCAAACAATTAAACAAAACTCACAAATAGAGGGTGCGATTGCTTCAATAAATAGCACTATTGAAACTAAGTATCAAGAGTTTTCACTCTTGTCTAAATTTAACAAAAACAAAATCAAGGAAGTGGAAACTCTCTGCAACACTGTAACAGATTTAAAAGAAGACTTTGATTTTGAGCTGCAAGAATTTAAGCATATCAGTGAAGATGGCGGACAAGAAGAAAACACTCATGGAGCTGAGGACGTTGCAGATACCATACTGTCCTGGAAGCTCCAATGCCTCCCAAGTGTGCCAAAGTAGAGAGATAAACAGTGGGTGTGTTGTGTCTATGCTTTTAGGGCTCGAGCATCATCTTTCTATCTGTGAGGTTACTTCAAACTCTATTTTTTTGAGGTTGCCTAATACTTGGAAAAGGTGCAACCACCCTACGTCTAAAATTAAAGTAAGTTTAGGGTCTGGGGCATATGGCTCTGTGCAGGCTGTATCTAAATTTGAATGTAAAAAAACTTTTACAAATGAAATATCCTTCCTGCATGAGATGATTACATGCGACCTTGTGGAAATTGCCCGTTTAAGGGGCAATTTAGATGTAAAAACTGTAAATATTATTTCAGTTAGCAGAGTGTGCCTCCCATGCAAGGAAATTTATTTTCCTAGAATGGAGTGCAACTTATATGAATTTAAACACTGGACATCTGAAAATGTTCCAAAACTCATAAGTGGATTTAATGGTCTTTTAGATGCTGTGATGTTTTTAAATGAAAAGTGTGGCCTCTTTCACTCAGACATCAGCCCGTGTAATATTTTGGTGGACCACTGTGTAAACCCCGGCGAGCTGGGCAGGCTGGTTTTGTCTGACCTTGGACTGGCTTCCCTACATACAAACAATGATAAAATTTGCATTGGGATTAAAACAGCAAGAGGCAAAACTCTATATAAAATGTTTTATGACAGGGGCCCCTTTTTAGTATGCAAAGATGTTTTTAAACCAGCCTGTGTTCTGTTTAGATGCATTGCTATTACTTCTACCACAAAATCACCAACCTCAAAACTAGACTGTTCACCCGTGGACCAAAGTATGGCAAAAATCATAGATGTGTCATGCTTGGCACTATGCCTACTGTATGCAATTGAGCGCCTAATGGACATTCAAAAAAGATCACCAACATCCAAGTTCTTTGATGCCTGCGTGGCTGAAGATGAGTCACCTGAATATTATATGAATTGCCTTGTACCTAGAGTGGTAATGATGGAGTTTTTGTCTGACCTGTGGCATATAGACTTAAACATTGGAGCTTCTAGTGATGGTGTGTTTGAACATTTAAGCCTCACTGAACACCAGCGAGCCACTTTTCAGTCTTGGTGTAGGAAAATCAGAGGAACATATTTACAAGACCTCTTTTTTCATTGTTCTGTTCTTCTTTCTGATCCTAACCTAAAAAGCTGCTTTGTTAATCTACTAAGGTTTGATTATTTTTCTCCTTGTGGAAAACAATTTTAACCATGTTGCAGTTTTTTTCCAGTACCCCCCTGTGTGATGAACTGGACGGGTTCTCATTAGAGGAGTGCAAAGAGCAACTCTCGCATTTAACATTTTCTAATTTTATTAAATGTAAAGCTGTTCAAGATTTTATCTTTAACAGCACAGAGCAGCCCAGACTGCCTGCTATGAGATATGTGTACCTCTACTATCTATTCCAAAGAGTTGGGGATTATATTGGAGATACTAAGGTGCTGGCCTTATTTGAAAATGCCACCCACACTAACAAAAACCAGATCCTTAACTTGAAAGAAATCTATACAGTGTGTGAAAACATGGATCATCACACACAAGCTGGTATTTGTCTGGCTATTGAATCTATTACTAGGGGGCAGCACAACAACATGCTGTGGCATGTGCTGAGGGATGGAATAATTTCATCTTCTAAATTTTACCAGTCTGTTAATAACCAGGTAATTTCTAGAAAGCTATTTTGCCCCTGGCCAATAGACAATAACTACTACGTGGCCAGCCCACTGGCTTTTGGCCTCAGGTGTGAAGATGTTATGAAAACTATCATGGCGCAGCTGATTTGTTATAAGAAATCCACTACTTCTTTTGAGTTTGGGTTTATGCAAAGCCCCAAAGACTGTATCTTTGGAGTGTCTGTGGATATGTGCACCAATGTTACTACTGATAATGATGATCTTTTAGTTTTCAGGGCTGATTCTGAAATCTATGAAATCAAGTGCAGGTACAAGTACCTGTTTTCTAAATCAGAGTGTGATGCAACATACCTCAAATATAATAAACTCTATATGAATCCATGTAAAGGAACTTTTATAGATTTTATAAATTCTGTAAGTAAGCCTGGTGTGGAATATGTACCCTATGGAAAACTACCATCAAAAAGTGACTTTCTAATTACTTCTGATACAGCATGGGAGGGCAAAGCTAAACGCAAGCGAAACCTAACCTGCATTCATAAAACTATTGCTGAGGGATTAAAGGCTAACAGATTTATTGAATCTGATGTGTATTTGCTAACTGACCCATCTGAAACTGAAGGGAAAATTGATATTAAAGCTAGGCTGTCTATTCCTATGTTTGCAAATCCTGATCATAGCTACTTTTATCAGGTTCTGCTTCAATATAAGGTGGTGACAAACTACATTCAGTACCACTCTAAAGGAGGTCTAGGCACACTTAAGAACTACCTAGTTTCTGGATTTTTTAGAAAGAGGAACCACTGCGATCCAGCTACATGCACTATAGGAGAGAGTGGTTTACTTGACTCTAGTGTGGAGATTCCAGTTCTTGTCATAGTAACTCAAGTTGTTATTCCTCACTCTATTGTTCAAGACAGCCTTGTAAAGGCTGCTAATTTTTGGTGCTCTAGTGCACAGGAAGAGTTTGAGCAGGCACCATGGGTATCCTCTTCTCTATTTGCAGACGGAGACATAACCCCATAACTGATCTTGAAGGAGAAGAAATTAATGTTGAAGAAGACTTTGAAAAGTTTGATGAGAATGATGAGCTATTGACAAGCGTTGCTGTTACTGACCCTAAACCATCTACACCCACACCCAAGAAAAAAAACTTAATAAAGAGAGTTGAGTTTGCTCTTTAAATGTTGGTTTTTATTAAAAATAAACACTGTTTAGCATGTAAAAACATTATATGAGTTCATCATCTTCATCAGTGCTCTCTTCCATAATGGCTGGCCCTTTTGCAGATTGCTTAGAGTCTTTAGCTTTGTTTTGTTTTTTTTTCACCTCAAAAGACACAGGTTTTTTATCTAATGGCATATAGAGGGTTGGAGCGGGTGTGTAGCAGTAATAAATTCTTGTAAGTCTCACACATATGGCCACAATAGCCAATATTGGTATACATATTATATTAATAGAAATAATAGACTGTAGTTTAGCTGCCATAAAGATATGTTCATATCTCAGAAGAGGAAGAGCTAAAATTATGGCAGCCGTGGCAACCCCCAGATGAAACCCAAACAACACCTTCATAAACTTTACATACAACACCTCTATGAGTACAAATATAATAAAAGCCGCCCCCAGGTACATATTTATAGACCCAAACACTATATCTGACACCAATACATAGAAGCTGTTCCCCACAGCCATGAACAAACTTAGAGAGTACACTAACAGTTCCAGGGCCAGACAGAATAACTGAGCATTAACAATAATAGGCTTAATGTAAAACACCAAAAACTCTAGTAAGGTGCCCTCTGGGATGTGTTGTTCTATCACCTTGAGATTCCACAGCTTGCAGTTTCTAGAAATGTAGCATTGGATATAAATAAAGGATAGGAAAAAGTGAATTGTGTACACAAAGGCTGCCAGGTAAATGTGTTTATATGAGAGGGTGTGTATAAAGAGCTGTATTGTCCACATTCTCAAAATGCCCAGAAAAATCTGTGTAGGGGCCCCAACTAAGCAAATCCATTGAGATAGAGAGGTTAGCCTGTTCACGTGCTTTTGTTTAGCTTTAAAAACAGAGTAAGCGCCAACAAAATAATAGAGAGCAGAGGCGCAGTCTATGAAAAAAGAGATTGATATGTACGCAAACATCTCATAGGTTTCTAAGAAAAAAGTGGGGGTTAGGTGCTTAGCCACATTGCGCTGAGTAAGGTTCACTGCGGTGTAATTTACCAGGGCATTAAAGTAACAAGGGAACCCAAGGTCAGGGTACATAGCCACAATTGGAATGGTAGCTGACAGACCAAACATGATAAAATATAGACAAAGCAATTTAAGCCAGGCCCCATAAATAAATTTGTCACTCTTAGAGGACTCCATTTTTTTGCTGCACAGGAGTTGCTTCACAGAGCCTGCCCCAACACAGTTACAACTGTAAAGAGCTAAGTTGTAGTTTATTAGATTTTAATATAAGGGTGTGGGGGTTTAACATTTATTGAAAAACGCTGCTTTTATAATCGTTTCCTAGAAAAACAAGTGAGTACTACCACTTCTTTAGTGGCATTATCCACTTTTACTGGTCATCATGGAAGCACAAAAAACATTAAATTGTGGAAAGCTTTTGGGAATTTATTTTTATAATGTGAGCGAGAAGCATCAAGTTGCTATTTGGGTGGTGCGCTATATTTCACTGCAAACAAGAAGCACTTGTTCTGTTTTTGTGGTTTGTCGCCTATCCAAGAATGACTTGATTCAAATGCCCCTTCAAGAACCAATTCCAAAACCCTACAGTGTTAATGTTAACTTTATGCTGTGGGAGCTGCAACTGAGACTAAAGCAGCCTATTTTACAAAAAGTATACTTGCTTAAAAACTCAATACTGTTTTTTCATTTGGATTCTCCCCATATTTTGGCAGATGTTGAAATTGCAAATGTTTCTGTTCCTTGTCTAGACACTCACGTAGCCGGGGCTTTCTTGTGCATCCAGGGGAAGCAGGCAATGTGCAAGCCAAATGAAAGCCCCGCTTCTAAAACTCAAGATTTTTTTTACAAAGACATGGTGAATGATATCTCTGTGTATGACTTATCTATTTTTTTAAAAACTAAGCATGGCTTGTATACTTACACCTCTACAGATTGCTGTGAAAGCAAAAAGCAAAAACACAACGAGCTTGAAATAACAGATATTTTTAAAACTGAAATACTTTCACTATCCCTTGGAACTGAAAACCATATAGAGGTGTGCCTACCTAAATGTGAGTTCCAAATCCTATGGGTGAACCTGGAAAGTGTGTGGAATGGGTGTCTCGCTGAGTTTTTTAGGGCCCTCTACTGCAAACTATACAAAGTATTTGATGGTCTCCATCCAATGTTGGGATATGTGTTTCCTGCAGCCAGCCCATGTCCTACATTTTTTAATCCAGAATTTATAGGGTTTCCTTTTGTGTATATACAGTATGGCAGCCCCCAAAAACTTTCAATGAAATGCCTCAGCTACCCAACCAGGGGCCATATTCTAACCCACTGGCCAGAGCTTTCCTCATCTATAACAAGAGATTTTTTACTGGCCCCTGACTTACAACTACCTAAATTACCTGAGGCGGCCAGCAGTCTCACCTGGCCTATTTGGACTCAGGAGCTCAACTCATCAATGTGTTTTGGAGAGGAGAACAAAATATATGTCACATCGCCACACACCATAATTACTATAAACTTCCACAGGTTGCTGTGTGATGCTTTGTTTAAAGAAGAAGTGCCTTTACAGATTTTACAGGAAATTGCCATCCTGGGATCAGATCATATTAAAAAAGCAATTACTGATGTGTACAGCTTCATTATAGCCTCCCTCATGCAGTGGGGGAAAAGCCAGTCTTTCATCTGGACGGCTATTTCTGGATGCTCTATGGTTTTTCGGACATTCAGCAAAATTGAAAATTGGGTAAGTGCCAATTTAATGATTTTTATAGGGATTCACATTTTTATTGTCAGTGGGGTATCCTGTACATTTCCACAATGGCCCTGATGACAAGATTTATTTTTACATTGACCTTTCACTTCTGTAAAGCAGCACAATTTCATAGAATGAAATATGTACTGATGTATTGGGTTAGTCAGCACAGAGAACTTTGTTGCAATGCAATATGTACCCATTTAAATCTGACAGCATAGAATATCACTTCCTGTGCTCTAGACTGTGGGTAGTGGAGTGCCTATGAATTAATGTTCTTTTATTTTTCAAGGAAACCACTGAAGTGGAAGTGAGCGCAAACGCGTGTCTAGCAGCTTTGACACCTAATGTTTCCTTGAAACCAAGAACACTGGATGTGACTGTAGAGCCAAGAACAGTTTCTGTTTTTTTGATGTGGAAAAACTCTGTATTGTACAGCAGTGGAGATTTTAACCACACTGTACAGCCTACTTGCTGGGAGGAATGCCTACCCTTATGTCTATCCCTCATTCTAAATCCAACTTATAACAAGGAACCAGTTACAGTGGTTAAGGCTTTTCTGCCACTATTCTACAGCAACAGGTTAAATGTAAACTTTTGGCTTGTTAACAGAACTTATATTTCATCTGTGTGCAAACCCCCCCTTCCCATTGACTGTATAAAACAAAATAAGTTTGTATACACACAAGATGGATGCATGTGCTGGAATGAGTCACTCATGATGCCATTTTCTATTAACTTCAAGCCATACATTTATGAGATGCTTGATTGTGTGCAACAAATAACACAAGAACCTACACCACATCCAGAAGAAACACAAGAAGCCATAGAAGATATGGTTAAAATTTTGTGTTTATTGTGATATTATTTGTTGCCTGGGGCAACCATCCAAGCATATGTTTTTGTATATAGAAACTACAGGGGCACAGCCAAAATGGCATGTGAAGATTGTTTCTAAATAAAAAATGTTAAAGTTACTAAAAGTGCTGTTGTCTTCATACATAGACCACCCATCCCCTTCCATCTTAAAGGAATTTAGGAATATTGGCTTCAGTAGCCCTTTGCTCTCCACACTCCCACTCTCTATAGCTTTATGAAGTTTAAACAGCAGCAAGCCAGGCCCCAGGGTGCACACACCCTCCTTATCCAGGTCAAAGTAGTTTATGGTTGTGGCTGCTATTGTCTCTATACCATGCAGCAAGAAAGCAGCATCGAGACATTGGTGTTTAGAGTAAATAAACTTAGCCCTTTTCACAATACTTAGCACACCCTTTAGAGTAGGCTTAGGGTAATTCTCCAGCATAGACAACAACACACACAACTCTAGTATACACACGTGCGCGGGCTTGTAGGTAAACACTCTCTGCATAAACACATGAGGGTGAAGGTTGATTTTTTCCAGCATGTCTTCAGTTTCCAAAAGACAGGCCATCACAAAACCCTCAAAGGTGTGTGACACGGTTTTGAGTTTTACATAGCTCACTAGAGACTGCACATGAAGTTCCCCATTTTCAAAAAGAAGCTCGCTGTTTGAGGCAATTTGAGTGTTATCGCTCCTGTTTACCTCTAACACCATTCTGGGAATCAGTGGATAGGAGGACATAGTGGTGGGGCTACCTAACGTGTTCCGCCCAGATATCTTGGAGCCCGATATTGTTTGCAGCGCTCTGTCCATTCGCTGTGTTATAGGCGTCCTGTGTAACTGGTATATATTTTGTGCCTATATCAGCTATATACACAGACAGCCTGCTCAATTTATATAAATTGTCAGCTATCTCATTAATACTCATTGAAGAGTACACATCTGTTATGAGCTCCATCTGATATAGCTTTGAAATTATATACGTAAAAGGCCCCAGTAGCACGGATATGGTGTCTTGGGTATATTTTACATAGAGTCTCTGTCCCTGATTATCCACCACAGGTGTCAGCTTAAATGTTTCAAATATTTCACTCTCCCAAAGGGAAGCCAAATCCTTGATTAGCTCTCTAAAGGGTGGTACATACTGAGACATGAAACTGTTCATCACCATATTTCCCTGGGGAATTAGAGACGAGGACATGGCCAGGGAGGCGCCTCCTATGTCCTTTAAGCATTTCAGTGTATCCGTGGTTAATAAATTTGCCTGTGGAACTGTGCCAGGCTGCGTTTCCGTTTGACATTTAGTTAGAAGACTCTCTAGAAGGTGCAGTTTGCTTATGTACCCTTCCCTTTCCTTGTGAAGTTTATTTATGGTGTCAAACTGCTCATTAATTTGATTAGTAATGCATTTGAAAACTGTGCTAGAAACTTGTTTTTTCAAACTGTCAGCTGTACTCTCTGTAGAACTAGATGTTCCCCCAAAGAGCTTATTTTTATCTACAATATGTTGGGACACGTCTGTAATAAAATCTTCCACAACATCAGTCACTCCACTCACTGTCTTATTTTCTGCAAGCTTCACAAGAAGCTGTAGCATCTCTTTTCTTGGGTCTGTTTTTTTTGATGAGTCCTCTAGCTGGGCCAAAATGTCCTGGTAAACATTATTACTAGAACTGCCCATAATGGCCTTCATGGGGGAAGTGTTTAGCAGCTGGCATAGCTTGGCATGCTCAGTGGTTCTATAGCAGGACATGATAGTGTGAAAAAGCCTCTGAACTGGGCTGTCAAATGTAATTGTGCCATTAAAAATGAAAGGTCTGTTTATCACCTCAACTTGGACTTTGTGGGTTTTGTAGAGAGCATAAAACATAACTTCATCTGGCTCATAAAATATCTGCACCTCTGAGTAATCAGGTATGTAGATGGAAGTTATAATCTCTAAAAGGTTTGAGAGCTCAGTTTGAAATGTAGAAAAAATTCTATTCATTGTTTTATGGTCTCCACCCCCTGAGTTAAAAGCTTTTAAAAAAATAGCCTGTATTTCTTTAATTAGGGACTTATTGGGTTTAGTGTTCACTACAGGAACGAGACCTACGGTAACTACCCAATCCACATACCTCTCGTATGACAGGTTAGTTTTGGCATGCAGCATGTGGTGGAGGTTATTAAGCAATAGGTTATCTAGAGTTATTTTCATAGTTTCAACCCATGATTGAAACGTGGATCTTTTAAACGAGTCTGACTCACAGTCAGTGTTCTTCCATCTACTCCTAATCCCATTTTCAAATTTCTGCCAGTCGGCTATCACGTCGTCATAGAGGCAGCTAGATAAAGTTGTTTTGTACAAGTGAATAAACAACTGCCTGGAAAACACTCCCGGGTTTCTCAGGCTCGCGTGTAGAGTCTGCCCCTTGACATATGAAAATTTGCCTTGAAGAATCTCAAATAGGTGAACTGAGGCTGTTGTTGGGTGTATCAGCATGGAAGATCCCGGCTGTGGATTCATTCTCAATATGACATCTGATGCAAAAGTAAGACTTGTTGTTAGTAGAATCAAAAAACTAAGCCAAAAAACTACCAGCCCGCCGGAAATGAGCTGGTATGACTCTGAGTTTGACCCGGAGGATTGCCCCGGGCCCTTTTTGCCTTTCACTACCTATTTGGTCACGGGAACCGCAGGCGCTGGAAAGAGCACTAGCATTTCTGCTCTCTATCAAAATCTAAATTGCCTTATAACAGGAGCAACTACAGTGGCCGCACAGAACCTATCTCAGGGCCTCAGGGCCTACTGTCCAACTATTTATAATGCCTTTGGATTTAAAAGCAGGCACATTAATATTCTAAACAGACAAGTGCCAAAAACTGCCATAACTAATATTCAGCAGATACAGCACCAAGAACTCTGCAAATACTGGCCCGTGATATCAGATATACTAAAAGATTTTATGAAAAAGAAACAAAAGGGTCAGTATGCTAACCTAAATAACCAAGCATTTCAGGCGCTCAGCAGATTGGGCACGCCCGCTCTTTGGACAACTAATGTGATTGTTATAGATGAGGCTGGAACCCTATCATCGCATATTCTAACTGCTGTTGTTTTTTTCTACTGGTTTTATAACAGCTGGCTAGAAACCCCTTTGTACAAAAATGGAGTAATTCCGTGTATTGTCTGTGTGGGGTCACCCACACAGACAGATGCTTTCCAGTCTACCTTCAATCATCTAAAACAAAAGCACCAAATTTTAGAGTGTGATAATGTGCTAACATTTTTAATCAAGAATCAGGTTGTATCTGACTATGTGCAGCTTAATCACAACTGGGCCCTTTTTATAAACAACAAGAGGTGCACTGATCCAGAGTTTGGGCATTTACTAAAAACTCTAGAATATAACCTAAATATTTCTACAGAGACTATGGACTATATAGACAGGTTTGTTGTACCACGCAGCAAAATTGTTAACCCCCTAGAGTATACAGGGTGGACGAGGCTATTTGTTTCTCACAATGAAGTAAAAAGCTACTTAACATCTCTTCACACAGCCCTATCTGCAAGCACTGATTCAGAATCTAAATTGTTTACTTGCCCTATTGTTTGTGAAGTGTTTACTCAAACATTTGAAGAATATAAGGAAGCTGTTCACCTCTCAGAACTCACAGTGACACAGTGGCTACAGAAAAACTTATGCAGATTAAGTAATTACTCACAGTTCATAGATCAGGACATGACTGCTATCTCTACTGAAACCACAGAGGATGCCACCAGGGTGACTTACCTGGTAAACTATGTCAAAAATAGTTTTGTTTCAGTAAATGGGAAGACTAAGAAATGTGTCTGTGGTTATACGGGTACATTTAATAAATTTAAAGCCATTCTAGACAGTGAGTCATTCATAGAAAGCCACGCACATGATCAGCCAGAGTATGTGTATAGCTTCTTAAACACTCTGCTGTATAATGGAATGTATATGTTCTACAAGTATGGGGTAGATGCATGCAATAAAGAGTTTCTCCAAAAACTGTTTGAGTTGCCCATACCCTCCAACCTAACTTCTTTTAATAAAACCCCTCATGATATGGACCACGCCTACCTAACAGCGCTAAACCCAGATCAAGATATTTTTTATCACCTAGTGCAACCACCACCATCTTCATCTGCAGCCTCCCTACCCCTGCTCTTGTCATATTACACTGCTTTAAAAGATATTTTTATGGCACGGCTGCAACTAGCTATAGAGCACATGGGTAGTCAATTTTTACATGAAGAGTTTATCACATTCACAGCAAACATCATGGTAATTGATGGTGTTAATTATACATCTACTGCAGACAGACTTCATGGGTTGCTGGATTTTGCATCCACAGTAGAATCCTACAAACTCAAAGGGTACACATTTGTGCCTGTGAGTTTTGGGAGATTTAATCAAAATACTCTAAGTAAACATTTACATGAAAAAATGCCAGTTATAGTGGTTGAAGATTCTTTTGGCTTTATATCCTGCTTGGAGAATAATATAAACAAACTAACAGAAACTGTGGAAAATGGAAACATGTTTCATATCTGCAGTGTTGGAGATTATGGAATCAGCTCTAAACTGGCCATGACTATTGTGAAGGCTCAAGGAATGTCCCTGCACAGAGTGGCTGTTTGCTTTGGGTCACATAAAAATTTAAAGAAGAGTTTAGTGTATGTGGCAATATCTAGAGCAACCAACCCAGCTCACCTGGTTTTAGATTGTAACCCACTGAAACTCATGGACTCTCAAGATCAAAGCTACTCTGCGTCCCATCACATAATTCAAGCTATTCACAATCCCAATACCTTACTGATTTATTAATAAATACACAAGACAATCAATTTAAAATATATTGTGTTTTTATTTAATCTTTCCAGGGCCAGTTGTAGTCACTATTTCCAGATATAGGTGGAGTTTTGCTCATAACGTGAGCTCCTAGTTCACCTTCACGTGAAGAAGCGGGCGATGAATTCATGGCAGACTGTTCTTGAGGAGCACTTGATTGCCTTGATCTGCTAGTAGAGGTGGAGCTGGATGACAGTGGTTTCCTTTTTTTGCGCTTTATACAACTGGTTAAAGAGAAGCCGCTGCTAGTAGATGATAAAATTCTCTTTTGGCCTTTACTAGTGCCAGGTTGCTCATCATCCTCACTGTCACTAGAAATCACAATAACACACCCAGCCAACCCATGCTTAGATTTTTTTCCCTTGGGTTTAGGTTTCCGCCTTCTGGTTTTCTCTGAACTTGAGTCTGAATCTGATAGTATAATAACATCAGTGTTATCACGTGTATTTGATGACTTAATACCACCAACAGATTGTTCTGTTTTTGTGAGAACCTGAGAGCGAGCCTTTCTCTTAATAGCGAGAGCCACAGGTGCCAACTCTGGATCTGACTCTGTATCAGAGTCTATTAGATTAGGGGTGTCTTCGCTGTCGCTGGTATTAGGTTGTTTAACACCCCCTGCAGAACATGTGCTTTTTCTGCACATGCGAGATGGACCAGGCACAGGCTCTTCATCTGAAGAGCTATAGTCTGTTGAGTCCCAGTTAGGTTGTTCTAATGTTGTTTTTCGTGTAACAACTTTAGCCTCTAAATCAAAAAAGCTCTCAACTCCATTTCCCCCGTCAGTATCTGTAGATTCTTCTGTACTAGAATAGCTTGTTTCAGATTCACTCTCTTCATCACTAGAAGAGGTGCTCTTAGTTGTAGTTTTATTAGATTCATCTTCAGGGGGTTCAAAAACATCATCAGACAAATCAGAATCAAAATCAGAGTCAATTTTTGGTTTAGGAGTAGGAAACAAAAAATGAGTTGTTTTTTTCCTTCTAGGTGCTCCAGGTATTGGAAGCATGGGAGCTCCATCTCCACTAGCATCAGATTCTGAATCAGAATCATGTTGAGATTTAGAAGTATTTCTTTTAGACATGGTGTCTTTTAGGTTAAAATAGGTTCCAGTTAATTGGAGATTTGCCGTGTTCTTTTAAATAGTTATTTGCTTGTACAAAATGATTACAGCCAATAAACTTGGGCCACCTAGATGGCCTATTGCTGTTAGCTGCAAGAGGCGAAGGGTGCTGTGCTTTGAGCACTAGATGCTGCTGGCAGTTAATAAGTGAAGCCTTCTCAATAGCCTTAGATCCCCACAACATAAAAACACAGTTAGAAAGATTTTCAGACAGTTTGCTAATCACATAGTTAGTAAACCACAGCCACCCCAAATCAGTATGAGAAGCAGCCTTTCCCTTTTCAACTGTGAGCACAGTATTCAACAGCAAAACACCCTGCTTAGCCCAATTATCAAGGCATCCGTGGTTAGGCACCTGAAAGGTAGAGTCAGACTTTGAAATTTCTAAATAAATGTTTTTTAAACTAGGGGGAACAGTAATCCCCTTAAAAACACTAAATGCCAGTCCTGTAGCCTGCCCTCCATGGTAAGGATCCTGGCCTAAAATAACAACTTTAATATCTTCTGGTTTACAGATTTCAGACCAGTACATTATGCGCTCTTTAGGAGGATAAACAATTGTAGTTAGCCTCATTCTCTCCACTGTCTGCAATAAACAAAGTAATTTTTTTTTAAGAAATGGTGACAGTTGTAAAAAATCCATCCATTCACATGACAGCAATAAATCTTGGTTAGTTATTTCTGTTAAAGTTGTTTTATTACTACAGTTCCAAACGTGTGTAGTAAGCCACTGCTCCATATGTCTTTTTTTTATAAATTTATAGTATTTTCTACAGTATTCTTTTTTAGAGTTTCTGTGGAGTTATATTTGTTTGGCTTGGGGTTTTTAGTTTTTTGCGATATGGCTTAGCTGTAGATGTTTTGTTTCTTTCCCGCGAGCGCCTGGGCTTTTTAGTACTTGATGAGTATGTCATAAATTTAAAATTTGTCTTAGCTGTTTCTGTAGTAAAGTTTTTTGAAAACTGAGTTTTATACTTTTCTAAGTCAGAAATTAGGGTTGAATTTACTGCATTTGGGTGATTATATGAAATTCTTTGTAACAAATTTAAGAGAAATGACATTAAATTAAATCCATTAACACATATTGGTACTATAGTGTTAGAGTTTTTTGGCTTTGTTACAATTTGTGCAACATTAACATTTCCACATGTTTTTGGAACATTAAGTACTATTGTATTCACTTCAAAAATAGAATATAATTCACTTACATCTGTCAATAATATATTACAGCATGGTATAGCAAGATATTGTAAAGATGCAACATTGCGCATAAATAAAAATATGTATACGGCCTTAGTAATATAGCTCATTGTTAGGCTACTTACAGTGTACTGTTTAAAAAGTTATTTTTAAATATGCATGTGATTACTGTTAAGACTCTTCCCTATAATATCCAAAGGTTTTACTATCATGTTTTTCATCCCTTTCCCCTCCTTTTCCAACCTTGGTGGTTACGTCACCCGATAACTGCTTTTTTATTTCCCTCCTTTTTAACTTAGATGTATTTTCTGCGGAACTCTGTGCTAAATGGCTTAAACTAGCTGTATTTTCACTAGTTTCTAAATTACTGTCTTTCTCTTCTCCAAAATCCTCATCTTCCTCATACACAACTGGTAAACTTGGTTTGTTTTTATCAGTATCTAGCACTAAAACAGATTTTTCCCCTTGTTCCTCTTCAGCATGTGAAATTAGTAACTGGGGTTTGTCATCCTCTTCCTCATATTTATCATCATTTTCATCTTCATCATCTGAAATCATTAACTGTGGTTCTTCCTCATCTTCATCATCTGAAATCACTTCCTCATCCTCATCATCTGAAATGAGTAACTGGGGTTCTTCCTCATCTTCATCATCTGAACTCTGTAACTGGGAATCATCTTCATTAGATTGATCATGTTTGCTTGCTCCCTCTGAAAGTGGTGGGGGTGTTAAATGTAATGATTGAAGCTTGTGTTGCATTTTATGAAATGTTTTCTGAAATTTGTGTTTAAATTGCGTTACAGCCTGACTAGGCCAGCTAATAGGCTGCACCCCACCAGAGTGTGAAGATTTCATTTCCAAAACCCTAGATACTGTACAGGGTGGCAAAGATGCTGGCTGCTGAAGGGAATCTTTTAGTTTTGCACTGCTATTACCCAAATGGTATATGTTTACTTTCACCACAGAGTATTTTGCTTCCATGTCTTTAACATAATGCAATAAAAACTTTATAACTGCAACCACTGAAGTGTCTGTGCTTAATTTAAGTTTTTCACAGGTGTTTTGCATACACTCCTCCAATACACTAAATTCTAGTGTTATAAAGTGCTGTAGCATATAAAAAAGCCAGCAAAAATTTAAACATGATGTCAGCAGAGCCAGTTCTCCATGCAAACCGGTTGAGAAATCCTTAAAGTCTGAAGGATTTTCATACAGCGCCTCTATATCCTGCTCCATTAAATTAATATCCAAATTTAACACAACAGAATTGTGTAGCCACATCAATACATCATGAGAATTACATTGTCTAACGTGCGGGTTTAGCTTTGGGGGTGTAGAGTTATGGTGTGAATTTTGTATTTGCTGTATAGTGTGTGCACATTCAACACAACCACAATCTTCTTCTAAAATTAAACACAACCTTTCTTTACAGTCTGTAAATATCAGGTCTATACCTGATCCATGTTCATGGTCTTTTAGTTTTTTATACAAAAAAACAGCTGTTTCTCTAGATTTCCTTGCTTCATCAATAATACTAGTTTTATGTGTATGTTTTTGAGATGCACCATACCCAGCCTGTAGTATTACCAAAGATGCCAGTAACCCAAGATCACCCTCTTTCCCAAAAAATGCCTTTAGCTTAGTCAGAGAGGCACTAAGCCTTCCTTCAGTAAAATAGGTATTAAGGTGAGATTTCCATAAATCCTCATTTTCAGAAGAAACTCCCACAACAGGAAGAGAGATTTCTGAGGCCATCCTCCCAGTTTAAAGCTAAAGTGAGTTTCAACCCCATTTAAATACAAAATCTCTACATTTGGATGAAATAATCAATAAGCTCCTCCCCATTACCAACCCATCACTTCATAAACCAGCCCATTCAGGTCAATTCCATACAGTCTGTGGAAGAACAGGCAATTTGCAACACTACTGAACCCAGAAAACATCAGTACACAGCTGCCCAGCTTAGGAAAAAAGGAACCATGGAGCCAAATCAGGTACAATTAACACTTTATTTTATTTCTTGTGAATTTTGCAACATGCTTTGCCACTGTTGCAGTAGACTTAGAATTTCTGCTGTATTTTCTGTTGTGGATGTGTAGTTGAGACAGGAAACTTTAGACATAATGTTTTTTATGTGTAACTCATAATGTGGCAATACTGTATTTTTTGTATGTGTAGCAATGAGGTTTTGCATTTTATTTTCTAAAAGTAAACACATGTCTGTGATATGCTCATCTATACATTCCATTTTTATTACATTTTCATATAGTTTGCTGGCAGCTGTCCACAATACTACTTGATTATACACAATGTTAAAATTTACATCCATGTCAGGCTCATTTACATAATTCTCTGCTCTATATAGTTTTTTACTTAGGTTATTAAAAAAACTGAGAGAAAAAACTTCATTTTTACCTGTTAAAGAATATAGAGTGTCAGTTTTCATGTGAGGTTTTAGTCCTGTTAAAACAGACTCACACCACTTTAAGTAGTGTGATGGATTTACAAACAGATTTTCAATAAAGTTCTCATGTGGATACTTTTCTCTCTTAACATCCCTAAGTACAAAAAGCAATTGCTGGGTAGCTTCAGAGATGTTTTTTTGTCTAAGTGCCAAAATCTGTACTCTAAGATAGCCCTGCCTAACCTGTTTTTCAAGCTCTAACATAGCAGCATTAACTTTATATAATAGAGTATGCACAATCTCATGCTCATTTTGTTTATTTCTAATTAAGACATCACAAATTTTAACAAGAAAAATGTTCTTTTGTATACCCAATAACTGCTTCCTATATAGAGGGCTTTCATACAGCCCACTAGAAATAGAGTTATATTTACAAAGCACAACATTTTTAGGAAAAATATAATAGTTTTTAAGTTGCTGGAAAAAAGTTATCATCCCCCTTACCTCATCTGTTACACTCATTGTTTTTCAGGGCGGGATTACTCCACCTAAAGCCTACTGTGTTGAACAGTTTGTATCTATCTCTAAAGCTCTGAAGTCAAGAATTTTATGCCTTCTGGAAAACTACCACGCCTGCTTGACGTCACAGATGGAGGTGTCCGCCTTCATGCAGCAAGTGTATGCTGTATGCCGCCGCCTAGAGGATGAGTCTAAAAATGCAGGCGTGCTTGGAGGGTTAATATGTGATATGAATTTTCTGAATTTTTGGAACCTAATTAGAAACTACAAAAACAAACAAAAGGCCGCAACTGCAAATGTAATTCCATGCGCCTACATGAGCCAATCTATTTTGAAGCTGCATGTAGAGAGAACTGTTCTCGCTCTAGATCGCCTGTTTACTACATGTAATTGCTCTGGTATTACACTGCATCCTGCGCTTGCGCAGGCCTTTTTTAACCTAAATGTGGATCTAAGGGGTCGCTGCCAAGCGTCTTGGAAAAGCCTATCTAATGGTAGGAGACAGAGTATGCAAATTTTAAAGACCCTTTGTGATGTGTACCAAAACTTAGCGGCGGAGGGACTAATTGATACGCGTACCAAAGCTTTCTTAAAATTCACATTCCCGCCGTGTAGAACTGAAACAATCATTAACATGCTCCAGTGTGTGAAAAATGATGACGGGCACAGAAGCTCAAAAAATCTAGAGTGTCTTAAACCGAGCAGCAGAGCCCCCCACTGTGGCCTCTTGTCTCAAATGACTGGATCTACATGTTTTGCTGTTCCAGAAGTTCTCTTGGTTGGGTTAACAGGAGAGGGAATGGTTAATAGAGACATATCAGATGTGAGCTGGTATATCAGGTACCCAGAGGAGCTAATTAAGATGGAGTACTTTGCCTACTTACAGAAATACTGTACACAAGAAGCCCTCACCGCTGAACAGTCTATGCAGCAAAACTCAGCGGGTACTTTTACTGGGCAAACCGGGCAACTAACAGCGAGTATGATAGCCACAACTAGTGGAACTGCAGGTTTGCACATACAACCCGTCGTGCAAGGTGTGCCACAAACACAGATACTTGTTCAGCCTATGCTACATGGGCAGTTTGTACAGGATACTACACACTTCGGAACTGCCCCTGCCAATCAGTACACCCGTCCCGAAGTGATCTACTCTCAAAATGCCGCATCGGCAACTCCTCTAACAGCAAGCAGCACTACAGTGTCATACCCCATTCTGGCACCTCTACCTTCGCTTACACCACAGCCCATCACACTCGCGCAACCCATGCTACAAGCCCAAACTACACCCAGAAAAGCAACGTGCAAAAGAAAGCACACAGCGAAGAGACACAGTGATGAGAAACCTGAGCAGAGAAAAAAGCAGCAAAAGACAGCTTCTGAAATAAAATCTGAGGTAGACGCAAAGCCAGAAAACTTAAGTCAGTGTTCTTCTGAGGGAACTCAGCCATCATGTGAACCTTCTACAGCGGGTCCTAGCGCAGACGAAGACAGTGAAACTCAGCTGCTTGATTCAATACTCAGAAGTGTGTTTGGGTTAAGCGGCAGCGAGGAGCTGCCTAAGGATGACAACAGTGACGTTGCTACTGACTCACTAAGCATGCCGGCTCAAGACACACCCGCAACCTCATCTCTGCATGCCAGTGGTTACCCGCAACCGGAAATGTCTGGCGGCTCCTATGATGATCTTTATGACTTACAGGAGCTGCGCCTAGAAGATTTGTTCTTTGAATGAAATTCATACTAAATGGCATACTGTAAATAGAATGTAAATTATTACTATGTACTGTTAACAAAAAAGAAAAAGCTTTTATAAAAAAATTTTAATACCCATTAAACACGTGTCCATGTGTCATGTTTACTTACGTGTGTGTATATAAATCCATTAACCCTCCATGGCTTATAATTCCCTGCGTTGGCATACCAACTGAAACTAGCTAAACCTATACCTAAAACTATTTTATACTATGGATTTTTCTAAAGCATTAAATGCAAACCACATAAATTCTTTAAATTTTTTAGAGCAAAATGCTATAAATCTACTATCTCATAATTTTTGTATACAAGATGACTATCCTAGTGATTTGGTTATTGATATACCTAAGGAAATCCCAGAGGTTTCTAGAAGAACTTTGAGAAACAGGAGAAAAATTGAACAAAAGCTATATGAGCAGCAATTTATTACAATACCTACAAAGAGCCCAGAAGAACCTAAATTAGCAGTACCTGCTAGCAGTGAAAGTAGAGTGCAGCATGCTATGCCTGAGGCTACCTTGCCTAATAAGCAAAAACCTGAGCCCCCAGTAGATACTTCTACAAAAATCTATAAACCTAAAAACAAGTGGATAGAACAAAATAATACACAAAACCCCCAGTTTTCTTCACTTAATGCAGCAGGTTTAGGGGAACTTGCAAGCAACTTTGCAAACAAAAAACAAAATAATGATATTTGGAACTATGCAAATTTTAATCCCCAAACTAATTTTGATCTCCCCATGGATGATGACATGCAAGAATTTATTGACAAAGACCCACCTAATGCACCTTTTTTGATGGATAATGCTGTTGATATTCCAAAAGGCAATCCTCTACACATTGATAACATCAAAAATACTTCTGATGTAAGTACTTTGCTTTTTTATTGCTCTTTATTAACTGCAAATAATTATTTTTACACTGGTTTATATGTATTTTTATTTATTTTTGCAGGCATATAATAAAAATTCTGAGTGGGAAATTACTAAAATTAAGAAATACATATCAAATAAAAAATACAGATACAGAGTGAGGGTGCGCATGCAGGGACTACAGCAGGTTAGTATATCTTATTTTACAATATGTAGTACAAAGCATATACTAACTTATATATGGTTAACAGGTTTTACTGTGTTTTTGTGTTTTGCAGATTAGTGCCTTCAGAGAGTGTCAAGTTGCTGTACTGAGACAAAAATTAAAAGAAGCACAACATGAAATTACAAGCTTAAAAGCAACTCTTAAATCTTTACAACAATATAGCTACAACCAAAAATTAAACAAAGCTGTGCCTGTAAAAAGTGTACCCTTGAACTATGTTAAACAAATGCCTTACACTTACTCTAAAACTAACCAACAAACAAGTGTTGTGTTAGTTAAGCCCCCCAATTGTACAAATTTTAAAACTTACCTATAATAAAAATAGCATTTATAGTAAAAATTTTATATTTTGTGTATATTTCCTATTTAAGTGTTGCAAAAGCAGTGTTTGTTACATGTTTTTGTGTGTTTTAAAAATGAAACTAAAACAATACTCTTTTAATACAGGGTTTATCACATTCTGTTCTTTACTAATTTCTGTTTTTTGTTTAATTTTAGCAATTAATAGCATCTTTAAAATGAAAAATGTTGTAGAGGTTGGATCTTTTATAATTACTGACCACATTGAATTTAAATCCCAGGCTGCAGCAATAAGTCACTGGGAAATGTTTAACTTTACAAAAGAAAACAAAACTTTTACACCCATGTATTATTACCAAAAATATGTTAATATAAACTTAAATGTCACTGAATTACTACCACGCTGTCAAAACTGTTCTAAAAGTAATGCTAACTTTCATACTAACAATACGTGTTATTATTTGACTAGTAAAAAATACACATTTAAAGACTGTTTTACAACATGTATAAATGCTTCTAATTGCTACTATTTTATTGGTAATTTTTTTAATATGCCTGAATTAAGAATACACATAAATGCAAGTGCAACTTATTGGATTGGTGCCTACAGAGATGTTCAACATAACAATTGGAGAGATTTAAATGGCACTGCAATTGAAGTTTATGATGTATATGGAACAACTTGTGCGTACATTGGTAAACACACTCCAATTCCTAGGTCTGATTTTAACTGTAATCACCTTAGGTTTTGTGTTTGTGGTGGTTACTTTTTTAAAAAAAAATAGTTTTAATATTAAACTATAATGCTTTCATTTTTACTTTCTTTACCATCACTATGGAGAGTTTATATTGTAATATAAGTTTGTACAGTATACAAACTATTTGGGTAACACCATATATAACATGGTTAATATTGTATGATCTGTATTATGTAAATTTTATATCTTTGAATAATACTAGTTTTACTTTGGTAATTGAAGACTGTAAAAGTAATACAGAAATACAAAACCTAACTAAACACCAGTCAGCCACTTTATATTCTAATATTTTAAAATCAGGTATAACCATAGTAGATGTATTACATACACAAAAACATATTGGAGCGCTTGTAATTGCACCATATAAGTTATTATACTGTATTAAAAAAATATATTTACAAGTTAGTACTCAATTAAGTTTAGCTTGGTGTCAAGTTTACCCTTTAAACACTGCTACATTACAAAAACAAACAATAAATCATTTTTACAGCACACCAAAAATGTTAAGTAACAAAACTTTATTTAATATTATTTTCAAAACCTTTGCACCAGGTGCACGCTCACCTAATATTTCTGCTCTGTATAATTATCTAAAACCCTTTATAGTTAAGCATCTTAATGTTGGTAAAGCAACTAGCTTTAATGTTAGAAAAAAAAGATCACTAATTACTAAAACGTACACAGTACCTACTCCAACTACTATCGCTGACACTTCTAATAAACATACACACATTGTTTTAAAAACAACCACTAACCAAGTAACAAAACGTAATTTAATTAGCTCACACATACCCAAAAGTAACATAAGTACAACCCGCATTATACCTGAGGCTACAACTGAAAATATGGCAAACTCACTACCTACCAAAGGTAAAAAAAATTACAGTGTTACAACACTAAAAATACCCGTAACTACCAAGCACACAAAATTTTTTGCATCTACTCTGCATACCACAACAAAAACAACTAAGTTTAAACAAAAACATACAGACTCAATAATTAAAACTCTATTACAAGTATTTACTATAAATATAGGAATAGATCTATTAGGGGTTATTTGCCTAGTTATAACAATAATTTTAATTGTAAATGTTGCAACATGCACAAATACTCTGTGAACAGCATTATTTTCAATAAATTTTTATTGTTTAGTACTTGGTCGTCCTCTGCTTTTTGATCTAGGTTTACAAACTGGGTTTTTTGCAGATGTTAGCTTTTCGCCAAACTCTGATGTGGAGACTTCAATTCTCATAGTAAATTTTTGTAAACTTTTTTCAAAATCTTCTCTAGTAACTGCTTTTTCAGTTTGTTTTCTTATCTTCTCTTCAATTTTCTGTGACGCCTGCTTAGTTAGTACACCAACAACAGAATTAACTAGAACTTCTTTTGCTCGAGGAGTTAAAACCTGGGGCGGGCCACATGTAGCAACCCCCGATTTTCCACTGTCATCTTCATATATTTGCTTTACTTTTTTTCGAAGTTGTTTATTTTCTAATTTTAGTTTTTCTAATTCAGCAGATAATTGTTCTGGTGTTGGTGGCTCTTTTGATTTAGAAGTTTTATTTCCTTTAGAAGCCATTATAGCTCTACACAGAAGTACTAATTTACACCCTTAAATATCTTTAAAACTAGTATGCACATTAGCTTAATGCCATAGTTGTTACAAAACGAGTAAAGCAAATATAAATCAAATAAAGTATTGTTGTAAATAAAACAATAACAACATTAAGTAAGGCCCAAATGGAAGAAAAACTAGTTAACTCTATTTTATATGTATCTGCATTACAAGAGTAGTCATAAAATGATGGCAGTGCAGGTGTTGATGTTGTGTTACTAGTTGTTACTAATGTAACTGTCATAGTGCTACTTAAACTAGCAGTTTCTGTTACATTTTGTGTAGTTGTGTTATCTGTATTTGTAATTGATTTGTTATTAGATGTTGTTTCAGGCGAACTAGAAGATGATTTGGCAGTAGTAGACAAAGTAGATGGTGCAGGTGATGTTGCAAATGTACTACTATTAGCTTTAAATGCAGTACAATGTAAAACTACAAATATGCAACACATCTTTGATATATAAACACCCATTTTACTAGCCATATTTTATATTGAGTTTAATTTAGTGGCCACAGAAAGTTTTTAGCAGCTCAGTTATTTAGAGTTTTATATGCTTATATATTTTTCTTCTCTCTATATAAAATATGGCACTAAGAAAGCAAAGGCCAGAAGTCTATTTTGAGTTTGCATCTAGTAATTTTTTCATTACTTCTGAAAATGAAAGCTCCAAGTTTACCCTAACAAACCTACATCCTATTTTAGTGCGCCCACACACTCCAACTATAGTCTCGCTTGGAGTGAAAATTGTTCATTCATCAAAAAGCTATGGATTTATTCTCTATGGACACAGCAAAAAAGCTGTGTCTTGCCACTTGGGAATTATCGATCCCGACTATGCGGGGGAACTAAAATTAATCATCTGTAATAAGCTGCTAACTAATATTACTTTGTTTGCTAACCAGCTAACAATCAACCTATTGGCTTTTTTTTATTTCACTCCAGTTCTTCATGAGCATAGGCTGCTCAATGCACCTCATTATGCTAATGATGTGGGATATGACTTCTATCTCCCAGAAGACATAGCAATTTTCCCCCTGTCTTCTAAAGAAATATGTGTGTTTGACCCGCCACCAATATCCTCCAAGTATTTTGTTCCAGTGATTTTTGGTAGATCTGGGCTAGCTACAAATGGTTTGTTTGTTACTGCCACTAAATGGACCTCAAAACCTCTGGTGATTCAGTTCACTAACTATTCTGAAGAAACTGTTTATTACAAAAAAGGAACTAGAATATGCCAAGTTGTTTTTATCCTAAAACGCCATCTACCATCCAGGCTGAAGTACTTCATGTCTCTGTACTACCTAACAAAGTATTTGGTTTTTTCAGGAGCTACAGTTTCGTTTGTGGATATTGAAAATGACCAGTATCAGTCTCTAGTAACCCTACCACAAATCTTACCTGCACCACCCAACCCAGGCATGTTGCGAGGGTCCCATGGATTTGGCTCCTCTGGAACTCATTAAACACTATATCCCCTTGTTTAAAAAAATAAAGTACCACAGAACAATATTGCAGTCTCCATGTATTTTTTATTTATTACATCGCTGTTTCTTGCTGTGCAACAAGTAGCACCCTCTCCGTGGGTGGGGGAGGCGCGTCACACACATTAGGCACCGGGGCTTGCAAGCGGGTAGATGTGTTAGAGATGGGGTCTAGTGGTAAGCTACATGTAGATGTAATGGGTTGTGTAACCACCTGAGCAATATTTTGTGCCCAGTTCTTTGACACATCCATCTGAAGGGCTGATACCAGCTTTTCCATTTCAACTAGAGCCAGGGACTCGCCAGCCTGCTTGTTTATCAGGGCCTTTAATACAGAGTCATCAATTGTCACATTGCCAACTGCAATAGAAATCATTGTATTCCAGATAATGTGTTGTACAGACTTTAGCTTGGTAATTTGATTTGAAATAGCCTGCTGGCAGCTTTCTGGTATCTTTACAGAGTCAAATCTTTGCAAGTAGTCTGTAATATTATTAGATTGAACTGCCAGCAGGTAGGCTTGCTTAAGAGCTTCCTCGCTCTGGTTGTTCTGTATTAAGTCCCCTACAGACACCCCGGGGGGTAGCCCCAAGTCTATTTCAGTTCTGATTCTACTGCAGTCGTCTTCACACTGATCTAGAATTTTTTTATATTTTTTATTAGGCTTCCCAAACGGCCAAATCCCACAACATGACCACTGACGCCAATTCAATGCCATGTGGGACGGACACCCCGAGTTTTATGGCTATTTTTGCCACTGATGGAGACAGCGCAGAAATTATCACTGATATTTTAACCAACACTGACAACGCGGGCAACTTTTACTGCGTGCTCCACAACTGCTACTCCTATAATATAACAGAGCCAGAAATTTTGCTCACTCTAGCACTGCCAGCAAAAAGGCCAGGAGGCGGTAAAAAGTGCCTGCCAGTGCTGCAGATAAAACTACCCTGGCCTAAGGCTCTAAGCTTTTTACTGCACGGGAAGCCTCTGCCCGCGTCTGTAGTTCAATCCAGTTTAAACTACAAAACTACAAGAAGGTATTTTAAGCCCATATTAGATGTTTTAATGTGTAACCACAAAGCTCCAGAGAGGCAGCAGGAAGACATTAAAAGCAAAATTTATTGGTTTCGAGCCAAGTTTGTCATCACCCTGAGAAAACTGTTCCGCATCACCCCTTCACCTTTTTGGATGATTGCCACATTTGGAACTTTTGAAGCCCCTTTTGTTTTAGTGAGCAGTTTATACTTTTTTGAAAACCATAGCTGCACAGTAGAAACCCTCCACCATCTATCTCTCATCTTTCAGAAAAAAAAAGGCCATTCCCTGGCATCTATTACAACTTTTTCAGAGCTGGGATGTATGTTTGGAAACTCAGAATTTTTGTCAGCTGTGCCCCAATTTTTCTCCTACACCACAAGAAAGCTCCAAAGAGATGATTTTGAGTCACAGGCAATAGATTTAACCGTGAACTCTTTTAGAGGAGAGCTTATGATGTCTAACCAGGATCTTATCCACTACATCTACCTATCATTTTTTCAGTGTTTGGGCAAAACTAATTTTTTGGATTATTCCCTTCAAACAGACTACACACACTTTGGTGACCTGAATAACAACCCTATCTTGGCGGGATTTATAGATGACAGCTTTAAACAGCAGATGAGCACCTATTACAACAAAACCACCTATCTAAAAAATCACATATCTGTAGATTTTACACATATACCTGGAGTAAGGGGCTATTCTTGCTACAATCAGTGCTCACACGCGTGCTCTGGCTTTCAGTTTTGGTCGGGGCAGTCAAAAGATGTTCAAAACCTAATGAGATCTGTAAATGCAGAATCTCCAAACCTGATGCTACAAGAAGAGCTCCAGGGCCTATTGGATTTTGCAGCCACTGCACCAGATGATGCCAGACACTGCACTAAAAGTGATATATTTCCTACAGTGCACACCAACCCTGTGTTCAGGTGCCAGTTCCTAAACAAAAACTACTTTGTTATTGTAAATGAAGACATACTAACTCAAGTGTGGAAAAACACTGTGCTCCTACCACAAACCCCCAACTGGGCTACAACTCTAACTGATATGCAGATAACTGAGCGCATTTTTTACAAGGAGACATTTTTTTCTTTAAACAACATCAAAGATCAGCTTCAAATATCAAGGCACGAGTACTTTAATGTTAGGTTACCAGTTTTCAACCTGGTGTTAGACTTTGACCTGCCCCTTGGTGTGAAAGGTCTCACTCTCCATCAAATCTACGAGGTGTGCTTGGCTATCCGAGATGATGTCATACAGATTTTACAGCTATTGGGTGATATTAACCCCCAAACACATCAAGTCTATTTTTTTAAGTCATCATGCCCCCCTCTAGAGTGGGACTTAGATGAGAAAATGTTCTGCAACTGCTCTGAAAAGCTAGGGCTGAGAATTGTAACAAACCTTCCAAGAGGTGTTGCTATTGTTGGATCAGAGCCTCTAATTACTCTAGTAAAAATTTTAAACAGGATGGTTAAAATGAATCCGCTATTTTTAAATCTCTGCCCCACGCTCTTAGATAGTGACGGGCCTTTTGATTCTGGGATTTACCATAAAGGAAGGTGTGTAAGAATTCCCCACACCTACAAAGTAAACATAGGCGGGGGATTAGAGAGGCTGCTCAAAATCATAGTGTGCCACCCCCATGTGACTGATAAGAGTGAATACATCAATGGCTGTATGCAGATACAAAATCTACTCCACCACTCAAATCCCAGTCGACCAGCTGAGGCCACAAAAGTTATTTTCAACGTTACAGACATCAGTGAACATTTTTTGCTTCAGAAAACTAAAGAGAGTCTACCCAGGTCTGTCACAAACATAAGCTGTGAAATACAAAAAAGCACAGGCATGGAGTTCCTAGACTGGGTGACTCATATAGTTTGGCCAAAAATATTTCACAACATAAAAGCCTATCTTCCGGATGACAAGGCTTTCCAGTTTCATTATGTGAAATTCATTGTAACAGGACATAACATCATTCAAGTCAAACCCCAGCGCCAGGCCAACTTTGTATGTATTTCACATAATCACAAAGCTAAGTCACAGAACGTCAGAATTTTCATTGTTTTATATACCCATCAAGTATATAATGTGACAGCCACCCTCATGAGTCAATGCTTTGCAAACAAATGCAACAATAATAAACCCAAGGCTCATTTCTCCCTGTGTATTTCATTACACAAAGAAAACCTTGACCAGCCTATATAAAGCTGTCTTTGGGCATAGCTTGCCATCTCATTACATTTCTTGGCCAGAGGCTTGGAAACACCTCCTGCAGACATGGCACAGGCTATGCTATTAGATGAAGACATTATGAATGAAATCCTGGCAGGTAAATAAAAAATAATCTTTAGTTTTATGCTTTACCTATTATTTAATTATTTAATTTTGGTGTTTAATGTCAGTAAAATTAAAAATATTTGTTTAATGTTTTAGATTTGCCTGATTTTGATGAAGGCGATGATGACCTAACTGCTAGCAACGAGGCCATTAAAACTTTTAATGACATTGCTGCTAATATGGCTGCGCCCAATACCCAGGCACCTTCGTGCTCTGATATTCTAAGCGGCTGCATACCCAGCTCAGACCAATCTACCAGCAATACATCTGACTACAATATGGCTGATGCTGATGCTGATGGTGATGATGTTGATGAGGATGCTAGTGATGATGACAATGATGATGCTAATGAGGATAATAATGATTCTAATGATGAAAATGATGATGAGTCTATTTCTGAATCTACTAACAGTGGGTCTTCTAGTGAAAGTGAAGAAGAAATGTGTGAAGAGCCTATTAACAAAAAAATGAAAAGATCATTTTCTAAAGAGCGCCCCATTTCTCCTGTATGTGCTCCCACGAATAAACCTGAAGACAAAAATTCTGGGCCCTATCAGCAGCGCATTCCCAGCATTGTAAACAGACCTACTGCACGCTATCATGCACCAAACAAACGGTACTACACCAATGATGGAACTTATGACCACAACCCAGCACTTCCCTACCAAGAGAGAAATCTCAAAAGAGGCAGGTTTGCCAGGCGCCCTTTCGTGCCCTTCAAAAAGCAAGGTGGTTATAATTCCCGTAATTATGGCCCAAGGCCGCTTTTTCAAAAAGAGAGTGGGTTTACACGCAACCACTACATTGGTGTGTGTTTTAAAAAAATGAGATTGTCTAACTGCAATGCTAGAATAGATAAGGACAGTCCACTGTGTGATGTTGAAGTGCTAACTGGGCTTTCTAGGTTGGGGCCAATGACTTTTAAAAATTGTTCTACTGTTTTCCAGCATGAAAATATTGATAACAAGTATATTGTGAGGGTGGCTGAAATGGGCATTGCTGATAAGCCCATTGAATCTAAAATTGTTCCATTTGAGCTTCTGCAAAACAACTTTCAACAATTGCGCGAATTTACAACCTGCTCTAAAAATGTTGCCGCCTTTATAAATCTTAGGAAGGCTACTATATGCAGCTCTACACTTCAAACTCTGGTGCTTTTCTTGGAGGAAACCCTGTGTTATACAAAACTGTATGCAGAAAATGATTGTAGCACTTCTGAGAGTGCTGATATTATTCTAAGCACAGCCACCATACTGTGCCAGCAAATACTGTTCAAGTTTAAGAGCCTGCTGTGCTGTCTATCACCAGACAGGGAGAGCATGTCAGTTTGCAGACAGATTACATATCTGATTTGTTCTTGTAATAGATTTGTAGATGCTGGGGCTTTGCTACAAGAAGTGAGGATCAGATCTGAGCTTCACCTGCTTATGGTTTTGTGTCTTACGCCTACAATACTGTGCCACAATGTTGCCTTTATAAATGATGACATTACATTCTACTTCAGACAGATCCTTGACCTGTATAAACCTGGAATGGTCACTGGCATCTCTAACAATCTGTTTGCCAAACAGCCATGTGGTGGCACCAGACTGGCAGAGTGCACTGGCACTCTAGCTGCAATGATTGGATCAAAGGTATCAACCCAGGGGCTACTGTTTCTTCCAGGCCCCTAAAACCTAACCTGTGTATGTACAATCAACAATTCTGTATCTCTACACACATAACCAGTAAAAATGTAACTTTAATTGGATAAACTAACACTTTTCACCTTAATTAATAAAAAATTTTTAAACCAGACAGTGTTGTTGGGTTATTACATTTCTCCAGTTGCAATGAAATTACCCTAACCACTAAATTATTATACCAGAGAACATTACAACACGAGACACACAGTTGGTGTGCACACTCTGGGTCTGTACACTCAGTTCCCACTGCAGCTACATTTACCAACAAGCCATATTGCCAAATTATGAAAACTCACTACCACCCTCAAGATAAATACAACTATGTCTGGATGGTCTTCTCACTCTTAGCAATGAGCTCTGTTCTGCCATGGAACTTATTTATCACAGCAACATCCTATTTCACATTAAGACTCAGTCATAATGGGTCCCTGATATCAGACATTACTGATAGTAATGTAACCGCTTTAACAGTTCTAAGCCAGGTGTTTCCCAACTCTATTACATTTAGTTCAATGTGCTCCATTCTTCTTTTTACCTACATTAACTGTTTATTGCAAAAAAAAATTTCAAAGCCAGTGAGAATTGCTGGGAGTTTACTGGGTATCTTAGGCGTGTTTTTATTCACAGCTGTGCTTGTTTTAGTGCCCATGGAAGCTGTGACATTCTTCACAGTCACAATAATCACAGTGATTATAACAAACTCTTTTGGTGCTATTCTACAGGGCAGTCTCTTTACCCTCATTAGTGCCTTTCCCCCCATTTACATGACAGCATTCATAATTGGTCAAGGGTTAGCTGGGCTATTTACAGCAGCAGCCATGCTCATTACTATAGCTGTGGACCTAGAGCCAATAAACAGCATTTTCACATACTTCCTCACTGCCAGTGGAATAATTACCATAGGTATTTTTGTATACCTATCTCTACCAGCTCTAAAGTTTTTTAGATTCTATACTACTACTTACACAGACACATTAAATGCCCAGCTTGTATTTTTATTGCACGAGTCTAGACACGCCCCCCACAAAGCCCATCATAAAAAATGTGGGTTTAAAACTTACCTAAACAACAAATACAAGAGCATCATGATACCAGCCACATCAATATGTGCCCTATATGCTATCACTATTGGCCTTTTCCCATCAGTTGCAGTAGATCTTAAGCCAGAAGTAAATGCTACCACAAGCAAATATTTCATACCAGTTACCTGCTTTTTAAATTATAACTGTTTTGATTTTATTGGCAGAGTTCTCACTATGTTTATCATCTGGCCAAAGAACAACAGTGTGTTGGTACCTGTGATTGTTCTTTGCAGGCTTGTGCTCGTGCCCCTCATACTTTTATGTAACATACAACCCCGCCACAACCTCCCTGTACTGTTTTTCAATCCTGTGTGGTATGCCCTGTTTATAGCACTTCTGGCATTTTCTAATGGCTATTTTACTGGGTTGTGTATACTTACTGGACACCAAAAAACTGACTATGGCTACCAAGGAAAAGGTGGAGTGCTTATGACTTTTTTTATGGTTATAGGGTTAGCTCTGGGGGCCGCCCTCTCCTTTATATTTAGATTACTGCTGTAGCAAAAGATCAATAAATACACACTGCATTACATGTCCCCTGTTTAAAACTTTTTATTTCACGCGCCGCTGGCTAAAAACACACAAAACTCACATGTGAACTTTTCAAAACTTTATTGAAACAGCTTTAATGTAATCATTAGGTTTAAAGAAACAAAAAAGTTGCACAACAAATTAAAAAACAAAACAATTTTTGGTGCATTTACTCCTTTGTGTAGCTTTTGCAGCATAATTGCAAACTCACAGTTTAGGGCATTTACATAAAAAAAGAAGCATAGTAAAAATAAAACAGTGCTAGCAAGAACATCTTTGCTATAGATACCAAACAGCAAACTTGCAGAGATGCATGCAGAAATAGCAAAGCACACAGTTAAAGTGTGGCTTGGTTTTTTAAGCCCCCCACAACAAAAAGCCCCAAAATACATCAAAAACACATAGCTTCCCAAAGCCCTCAAAACATCAGTGTGTATTGCAGCAGCAACAATTACAGCATTGATACAGATACACAGCAGCAAGCTGAAGGTGATCTCCTTGGCTATCACATACAGTATGTCAGAGGCTTTAAATGTGATAAACTTTTTCCCTCCACAAACAAAGATTGCTCTATATTTCTCTAAAGCATTATAGTACTCTTGGCTTGTTTTCAAATATGAAAATGCATACATGCCAATGCATATATACACAGAAAAGGGCACAAGAAAGATGGGTGTTTCAAAAGCCCCAGTAGCCACAAGTCCATAGTACACAATCACCGCGAGGTAAAACCCAGCTTCAAAATAATTGTGTAGGATGGTTTGGCACAGGTAAACAACTTCAATAGTAGTTGGCACAAGCAGGCACAACAAAGTAGCATTGGATATAAACAAAAAAGGTACAGTGTACTCAGATAACAGCCTATATGAGCAACAAGCAAATGTTAGGGTAGTAATAAGCATGTTAACCCACCCAATCATGGGAAGGGTGTCATGTAGGGCCTGGTTGTATCGCCAGCTGCACATAATCATCATAGCTATATATAAAATTAGCATATACCATGAATATATAGAGGATGCCACAGTTTCAAATAATGTAAAAGTTAAGAGAGCTCTAAAAATGTAACACCATAAAAAAGTGGTTGAGCACAGGCACCCAGTCCAGAAAGTTGCCACTGTAACTCTTAGGGAGGGGCATTCTGAAACGTGATCTTCTTTCATACTTAGATTAGAGGGTTAAAAGTGAGCTTGGGCTGTTTAGGTTTAAGAGCTGAGCCTGGCTTGCTGTCAGGCTTGCGCTTATGGCTCTCGCCCTGGGTTTTACTGGAAGGTTTCTTAGAAACCTTGTGTGCTTGAAAGCTCTGTGGTGTGCTTTCAAAAGTAGGTGGAGATGTGGAAGATAGGCTCTTTTCAATAAAGCTCACTGCGTCATCAGTCTCCTCTTCAGAGTCTTCGGGGCAGCTGTCAGTGTCTTTAATTGAAGGCGAAGGCGTGGCTGGCCTAAAACTAGAGTCGCTTGCTTTTATAAGCAGCACAGAAAGGGTGCAGTTGTAATCTCTAGCTCCTTTAAGGGGCAGCCCCACCACCTCAACCACATCTTCAGGATGAAAATAAAAACAAGGAGAGCATGTTGCAGTCAATTTACATAGTGACAGAGACTGAATTAGAGAGTCTAGATTAACATAATAAACAGAATCCTTCAATATGAATCCAAAATCCCCCTGTTTTTCAGCCACACTCAAAGAGGCTTTCTGTGCTTCTTCAACTGGTTGAAAATCAATAGTTTTGCTGCTTTCATTCACAGAAAACACAACCACAGATAGAGTTTGATTTACAGCAATTTTAACCGGCTGTTGACCTTTGCCCTTCTTCTCTCGCAGCCATTTATGCAGCATAGTTGCTGTTTTAATAGATAGCGACACCTTGGAAAAAGTTTTTGCCATTTTTAGAGATTGCATGGGCACCGGCCACGAGGTGAGGGCGGTGTGATGGTAAAACTTAGTGTTTTCATCCGTGAGCACAAACTTTGATTTCACAAACTCAGGTTGAGTGTTTTCTTGCCTCCTGTAAAAAGTCATGCACGCCTGGTACACAAGAACAGAAAATAGTTCTTTTCCGTGAATGTAGGAGTTGCCATAGGGTTGATTTTGAAAAGAAATAGAAAAGTCTTCCTTAGGTCCATCCAAAACAGAAAAACTGTCAAAGGGGTTAAACACCTTAAAAACCAGAACCCCCCCACTTCCAACATTTGCCAAAACCTGCAGCTCCTGCTGGTCTTCAGAGCCAGTTATCTGCAGCAGCCCCTTCTTTGCAGGGATCTTAATATGGTTATAGATTTTTGCAGCCTTCTTCAAGCTCTCAACATTAAAGTGAGCAACATGTGTAGTAATAGTTTCCATGGCTGCTATTGATATTCAGATTCTCAGAGAGTTAATAGCTGTTATAGTAGTAGCTTCACAAAAGAACACCAGTCACCCAAAGCTATAACCAGCTACTAAAAGCTATAAAGCTTTTATACTTTTCCAGCTAATCCCCTTAAATGTTTTACAGCCCAAACCATGTGATTACAAATCATTGGCAACAGCTGTGGTGTAATCAGAGCTTTCTCTCTCAAAAAAATTTACATTTTTCTTACAGCCCACATAAACTAGAGGGCAGTCCAGGGGTGGAACAGACCTGTAGATGGGGCTTAAATTTATACTCTTTAGGATTCTGTCAGCTGTTGCCTGTAAAAACTGCCTGATGTCAGCCAATTTTTCTTTAGATAAGTGGCTGCCCTTACACTCAATAAAGGCTGCTTCCACATCAACCGCCTCTTTAAAGAGATCATGGATCCACTCTATCCGGGGCTTCTCTTCGGGTGGCACAAGAGTGTTGTACAGGAGGGCTGCTGCTCTAGTGTGAATCCACTCATCTCTAGAGATGTAGTCATTGGCCAGACAGACCCCGTTCATGATTCCCTTAACCCTCAGGAGGGCTATGCAGTAAAAAGAGCTAATAAAAAATATTCCCTCTATGAGTAAAAACAGCAAAACTTTTTCAGCCCTGGTTTTAGCATCTGCCACTCGCTTATGCAGCCAGTGTAGCTTATCCTGCAGGGCCCTGTCATTTAGAATTTTAGTGGCATATGCCTTGAGCTCTCCAATATTATTATTGAAAAACATGTTTAGGATGTTGGCATACACCTTCCCGTGAATGTTCTCCATAGCTATTTGTTCTGCATAGTAGTGTTCCATATCATGGCTGTGAAATTCCTTAATTAGCCCTTCTATGTTAAAATTTACTAGTTTTTCAGAAAATCCCAGAAATGAAAACAAAAACCTGTAAAATTCACACTCTGTTTTATTCAAACAGTGAAATTTTGCAATATCTGCTGTGAGTGATATTTGATTAGGAAACCACCTGTTTTGCCAAGTTTCCTGGGTTAGGCTCAAGAAACCCTCATGATCGCATGAATACAAAAACTGTTCAACAAAATCCATAGTTTTGGAATGTGCCCGTTTAAACAATAGTTACTGACAGGCTAAACAATCAGTATTTTGTGGCAGGGCACATGCTTTTTCAGTAGAGTGGCTCTCTTCTTTATAGTGTTCAGTTTCTGTGTTTTCCTTCAAAGTAGTGACGTCATTGTTGTCCAGGCACTCGAAGGCTGTTAAACTGGATTGTTTTTGAATTCTACAGTAGTACATAATTGTTTTTAGCTTAAATTTATAGCCCAAAATTAACAGGTTTTTCAAATAACTTGCATTTTTTACATTTTGCTCTTTTAAAAAGAATGAAAAGGATTGACTCTGGTCCACAAATGGGGCTCTGGATTTGGCTCTCACAATCTGTAGCTCAGGGCTGATGTCAAACGCTGACAGAAAGGGCTTGTATCTCCTCTGCAGCTCCTCGGGAAGTTCTGTAATATCCCCCCCGCATTTTTTAACAACATGCAAATCTGCCGGTTTTAGGTGCTCCAGGAAAGTGATATTGGGTTTCACAATCTCTTCTTTGTTAGACACCTTGCTGGAGATGTTAGCATAGAATGGATAAAATGCCTCGGCGTAGCCAGTGAGCTGAGAGGTTCCCGCGGTGGGCATGAGTGCTACAAACTGGGAATTGAATGTCCCGTGCTTCATAACACTCTCTCTCAAGTTCTCCCACACCCACCTTCCATAGTGCAAATCATCATAATTGAGCCCCCAGCCCTCCCAGTGAAATATTCCCTTGGATAGCTTGCTCTTATTAAATCCATCAAATGGCGTGGCACCACCCAACGTCACTATCTTGTTACTGATATTCACAGAGTGAAAGTACAGCTGCTCAAAAATAAAAGCATCTAATCTAGCGCTCTTAGGGTCATCGTAGCTCATATTCAAATAAGCAAACACATCAGCCAGGCCCTGTACTCCTATACCCATAGATCTCTCTGCCTGTTTGTACTCAGCGCCCATAGTTGGCACAGCGCCCCCCAAAATACTACAGTTAACCATAAACACAGCAGCCTGAACACCCCTGCTCAGTTTTTTGTCAGAAAAAATAAAGTCGGGAGAGGTAACACTAATTTTAAACTCCCTGCTATTACGCTCGTTAGAAGACAAAATGGGATTCAGGGGAACGAGGCACCTGGGCAAGCAAATGTTAGCAAGATTACACACTGCAGTCTCTTCGCCGGGCTGCTGAATCACCTCGGCGCACAGGTTGGCGCAGTTGATGGCATCGTCTTGGGTGTCGTGCCAGTGGTGCTCGTTCAGGGCCTCTTTGAGCAAAATGTACGGGCTCCCAGTCTTGATTATAGTATTGATTAGCATAAACATGAGGGATTTAACAGAAACAACCCTGGTGTACATCTTTTCATCCACCAGCAACTGGTATGTGCTGTCAAACTGCTCCCCGTAGCTACTTTTTAACTTTACCCCCACATCAGAGCTAAACAGATACCAGGGGCTGTCTGGATTTTGCTCATACAGCCTGAAAAACAAACTAGGGATGCACACCCCTTGAAAAATAGCAGAGCACCGCTCTGGATTTTCTGGCAACTTGGCACTGAGAAAGTCTTCAACCTGCTCGTGCCACAGCTCCAGGTAAGCAGCAACGCTAACTGGCCTTATGTTGTTGTCATTAAAAAATTCAACCTGAGAGTTAATCAGCTTCAAGCAGCTGAGTATATTTTTACCACTTTTAGTAAAAGTGGTAACGTCCATTCCAACACCAGACTTGGATTGCAGCAGGGGCGCAAGATCTTCAGATAGCACACTGATAGTATTTTCCTCTGATGTTACATCGGGGGCCAGAATGAAACAACTTGCCAAATTCTGCCCAATAACTCCAGCAGACCTCATCACAGGAGTAGCGCAACACACGAGCATGCTAGAGAGGTGCTCAAAGAAATAGTTAAACACCTCCTCCTCTGTACCTGTTGTCTCACCCCAGTTATCCAACTGAATAGCCTCCAGAGACCTCTGAAGAAACTGATGCTTAAACACCTGACAAGTAAAAAAAGCAGACATCCTCACAAATGTCTGCACGGGGCTCTCGTAGTGGGTCTCCGTCTTCAACACATAAGTGTCATAAAACCTCTTAGCGGACAGGTACCCCCTGGACACCAGATGCTCATACTCTGCACTGTTTTTGTACGCGGCACACACATTATCTATCATCTCATAGTTGTTCCTGAGAAATTTGCGCACGTATGGTTTGAGCAAGGAGCCAAATACATGAAGGTACTCTAGAGTTGTTTTTGGAGTTTTTGAGGACATACGCATGTGCTCCAGTCTACCCGCCATCTTATTAGCTTCCAGGCTCCAGCCCGCCGATAGCTTTAGAGAATTGATTAGCGTCTGCAGAGCAGCTTCTTGATTTTGATACAGTAAGCAGGCCATGGTAGCGAGGAGCTCGTGTCAGGCGGGGCACACGCACACACACACAAAAAAAATAAAAATTACACTAGTTGCACCCAGACACCCGGGTCTGAAACAAATCCAGAAACCTCAATAGTGTTAAAAGCAGAGCCTCTAACTTGTAGGGTTTTGTGAGCGGGTAGAGACTGGGAGCTCGAGTACCCAATCTTGCACATAGCTCCAAAAGTGGTTCTTTTTATATCCAGTTGCCCCTGGCTCTGAGTCATCTTGTTGGCTAAAACATCAGAGTAGTAATTCTTTAGTTGAATCATAACCTCACAGAAACTTTTCCCAGACCTAAAAAAGGCCAGAGACAGGGCGGGTCTGTTTAAAACCATTACATATGTAACACAAGCATAATAAAAAACCTTCAAGTGGCGAGGCTCATTGTGCATTAGGTGGGGTAAGTTCTCATCCAAATCAAAGAACAAATCAGCCGGAATCAGGAGTTTCACATTCTCCTGAGGCATCTGTTTGGTCAGTACCTCCCCCCTAGTCACAGAGACAATTTTATTCAAAAATGTACTGTTTAGATTTTGCACCAGTGGGCCAACTGGGGTTAGATACCTGTGAAAGTCACCATTCTCAATTAAGTCTTGTAGGTTGGGAACAGGCTGAGCCACATCGCTGTCTAATCCATACCAAACATTAGCCAGCCTGTATGTATTTGGAGCCACGTCCTCGCCCAGCCCAGACACTTTAAACAGAGAAGCTGCTGAGAAAATAATGTCTACGTTAGTGCCCACACTATCGTGCTGCTTAAATGTAAATAAATATGTTCCCAGAGGCTCCTGGTTGTGAAGTGTTTTTGCATAAATCAGAAACTCGCCATACAGGGGCTGCCTAAAAGGTGGGTTAAAAAAGTCACTGCCATAAGATGTTAGGGAGCTCACAGAGATTTTAGGCACATATTTAGCCACAGTGTTTCTCAGATTGCCTAAAAACCCGGGTCCATTGTTCAGGGAGAACTTGTGCCCCTGAGGTGGAATCAGCTTAAGAAAGTCCTTGGTGACCTTCTCATAGGCTTGCTGCTGCGGGGTTTTCATATTTTGTTTAAACAATGACCTATTTTAAGAAAATCACTCAGAGGCTGCTAGATGCTGAAACCTCTATTAAAAAAACAAGAGAGCTAGTAGAGTTAGAAATCAAATCCCTGAGTCTAGAGGACCTCACTGACTCTGCTGCCATCTCAAACTTTTTAAATACTCTAAGCAGCACCTCAGAAGATTATCTTAAATTTGCATATACATATCCAGTGTTTTTTTTACTAAGGGTGTGCTCTCTTCCAAAACCAATTCATACCACTCCCTCCCTGGCAGATTACATTCAGCTGCTTCAGCGTGTTCACCAGAGTTTTCAGAAAGTGTCCTTTCCACCCGAGGCCAGCCCCTCTGCGCTAATCAGCAACAAAAGCCTACTAGCCTCTCTACAGCAGTTTGCTGAGCACCTCAAATCCCTTACTCTCACAGCAACGCCCTTCTTTGTGCCTATACCTGATGTTTTTATCTGCTTTAAGTGGGTGGAAGAACTAGTGCTGCTGGTGTACACCAGCCACTGGGAGACCCCACCTTCCACCCAGGCACCTAAGCTCAATCCATCCTCAGCACCCATCCTAGAACTGTGGGTGTATTCCTTGTATTTAGCAAAATGTACACAGGGTGCAAACAAACCCCCCAACCTAAAAGATGTGGCCAAAGATCTTGTAAAGAACAACCACGGGGTTTTTATTTCTCTAGTTTCCTCTTCAGAAAATCTATTCCTCTTGCCTCTGGCTAAGCAACAAGCAGATGCTATCTTTAAGGTTTTTGATGATAGCTTTGACCACCGCGCTGGCACTCCTATCCTGGGGTTCAGGGACGAGGACCTAAAAAAACTAAACCCCGAGTACATGTTTCTGTATGATTTTGTGTTTGAGGCGCTCTTTAACAACATATCCCACGAATGCTCACCGGGAGTGGTGGACACCTTTCTAAAAAAATGCAATAAGTTTTTAAACAAGTTCTCACACACCATTCAGAGCGCCACAACCAACAAGCAACCCTTTTCCCTCAAACAAATAGAGGGTCTTAGGTCAGTGTTTGCCCAGCACGGCTTTACAGAGAGCAACTGCATAACCTTTCACAACCTGCTGTCAATAGCCCACCAGAACAACCACAGGCGCTGGCCGCACATCACCCCCCTCATCTCTTCCCTGCACCACATCATTCTTTTTGGCAACTTTTTTTACCAGTGCCTGGCCAGGTGCAGCCCGTGTAGTATATCCTATAATTTTATAGATGGCCTGCTGAGGCGCGCCAGCATAGAAGCCCAGCAGGCCATATACCTGGGCATCCTATCGCCATTTCCATGGACAGCATCGTCGGCGCTCAGGATATTTTTGCCGCTAGTGCCCGAAAAAGAACTCACGGACATAGCTTTAAGCATTCCTTCGTCTTTTATGCGGTCACTGTTTGAAATTGCAGCCCAGAGAGACTGGAAACTGCCTTCCCTGATAAAGCAGCACAGCTCTTATAAAAGCTCTATTTTAACCACAGAGACAGTTTCACTCCAAGAAGTAAAAGTTTTTTGTAAGCAGCTAAAAATAGGAGATTCGCAGTACCCACAGAGCCTAACCCTGCACCCACAATTTGCAGCAGAGTTTACAAAATCTCAGGTCATACCCATCTTGACTGAGATATTTGAAAATAGAGTTCAAAAAAACCTGGCCCTGATGCACATCAGGTGGCTCATCACTTTTGCAGTGGAAGATTCTCCCGGACTGTTTCTCATTAAAAGGTCACTCACGCTAGTGTATTTTGAATTGGCCCACGTGTTTTCAAACTTAGAAACAGGGTCAGTGTACACACTCCTACAGTACGTGCAAGACCTATGGTCAACCATAGAAGCCACCACGCCCAACTCGCCCCCAATTCCAGTGCCTTTTCTATCATACGTATACAGGCTGGCATTCACACCTTTGGCCGTCCAGCACGCCGAGGCCCCTCAACTGTTTGTACAAGAAGTGAGCACTTTGCTTCAAAAAACCAACATGCTCACACACCTGGGTTTTGTTTTTTGTCACACCCCCTATAAATACAACTCTCAACTGAAGCTTATGAAAATGCCCCTCGCAAACACCAGCAAACATCTATCTGTACCAATTGAAACTTTTAAATCCACCATAGAGGTTCTAGAACAGAGCCTCAAGTCCTCTCTGACTCTTCTGGCTCAGCTGTACAGACACCTAAACCTGGCCTACCTGGACTGCCTAAGCACTATAGAAAAAGTGCAAGAAATATGTAAACACCCTATAAAAATTGACACAGCAAACCCTAACTTCAACCTAATTAAAGATTCATACCTGCAGTGTATCAAGAGGTACCACGCCATAGTGTCTCAGAGCTCACAGAGCTGCTGCTTCAACCTCACATCCCACTTTGAGTTTTTGTTCCAGCCAGACATGCTACCCATAGAAACAGCACAGCAGATTCTAGCTTTTTCTGAAAGCACAGACAACCCGGAGGTGTTTTTACAGAGCATAGAGCAACCACTGGACGCAGACCCACCCGCGGTGCTGCCTACCACGGGCATATCTTTCACCTTAGAGGATCTGGCTGCGCTCAAGGAGTTGGTAGAGTCATTTCCCACCCCGAGTAACCCCGCGGTAAAAAACCACTCTATTAAACTTTATTATACTGACACATATGACGTTGCTCGCCCCCAGATAGACTGGGAGAAACATAGCAGCGGGGTGTTTGTGCCAAAAGAAGACCAGGCTGACAGGTTCACCCACATCACTATCAAACAACTAGAGCAGCTCATAGTGGACGTTAACCACTGAGTCTATGGCATTAAGCCAGCCACCCCAAACTCTAAAATTGCAAGACTTTGAGTACCCCATCCTAGGAACCGCCTCCAGCCATCAGGGGGACTGTAAGTATGGCCCCCATGCAGGTTCTCAGTGCCTCAGCAACTGCGTCAGCTACCTCCTGTATAGTTTTTACAACAAACAAACCCCCGTGACCAACAAAGATGAGCTTGACACTGTTTTACAAATGGGGGCGCAAATTGATTCTGTGCTGAGAGAGAGTAACCGTTTGGAACCTTCCCAATTCGCCCAACTCTCTGATATTCCCGGGTTCCTGGTTTCCCCAAAAACCAGAAGTTTTATTTTTCAGTCTATGGAAATATTTGGTCTCTTGGGAACAGATTCTGCCATCTCTGATTCTGTGATTATGTCTATGAAAGCTATACTGTCTAGAAACTATGGGGATATCACCCAGTACTTTATTTTCATATGCAGAGCCATGTCCATGGCTCTTGTAATAAAAAATAACAGCTTTTTTCTTTTTAACCCTCACTGCCTTCCCGAGACACCCTCAGGGCCCGCGCACGTTCTGGCCCTGCCCAGCACCAACGCCCTCATATCTTATCTCGGGGGGCCCAACGAGCAGTACACGGGGTGCTTTTTATTTTTTGTGCCAGAAAAGCACGAGGGTAAAAATGCGGCAGACTACATTCTCAATACATACAAAATACCAACATTCCAGCCTTTAAATCAACTTTTTATTGATGTGTCCTCTGTACAAGGAAAATGTTTAAGTTTAGCAGATATCCAATCTCATGGCCATGGCGGCAGCGATCCCAGTCAACCACAAAAACATGATATGGACACGCACGCCACGGGCGCTTCAAACACTGAACGGGCGCAGCTCACATTTTCATTTTTCTCACAGAATGCAAATAAAAATGACGTGGTCTTCTTCACAGGACAGCCCAAGCCCCCTGAAGACTTTGAAGTGCAAAAAAGTAAAATCCAAAAAACAAAAAATGTTAGCACTCTATCTAAAAACGTCCTAGCGCAGCCCGAGTTGTGTGTACCCCTTCTGGAGGCAACCATACAACCCCCTCCCATGGTGACATCCCATGAGGGGGAGCAGCTATCAGCCGCCATCACCGCATCAAAGAGAAAGCGGTCCAGTTCATTTTCTAGCTCCATTTCTGCAGATGTTGACATAAACTTTCCTCCACTACCAATCCCCACCCCCTCTTCCCCGTCGCCACTAACATCAGATGATGATGAGGTGTTTTACACTGACCAGGACCAAGAAAACCTAGTACATATGGTTACAGAGAGAGCCCCCGCTCAAGACGTGCCACCTCCAATACTTACCCATCCAAACTTTACACAGTTAGATTCGGGTTTGCAGGCAATATCAAACTACCAGCACTTACCTGGCTATCCTATAGTGAGGGACAAAGACACTGGCACCAGCTACCGGACAGCTAACGTGATAACAGCCATAGATAAGCTAATTACAGGGGTTGTTTTAGAGCACGGCCTAGTTTCATCCCAACATAACAGTTCACCAACAAAAAACCTACTGATGTTTTTAGTGCTGTGGGGTCAAAAACTAAACCTACCAACATCTGATCTAACTGCTCTCATCGAGTGCAACCTAGAAATCTCTAAACTGTTTACAGCAGTATCGGCTAATGCATTTGAGGAGGGGGATTTTATCAAGCACATCACCAGCAAGCTGCTGGCATGCTGTCCCAAGCTACACACTCAAACCCAGGATAAGTTTAAAAAAGCTCTATCTATAATTCAAGCAGAAACCAAAAAAGTTTCTGCAGCAGCTCAAAAATACCAACCATCAGACCTAAACGGCATACTCACCTCTAGTTTAGGGGAAGATGGGTATCTCATATGCAACAAAGAAGACCAACAAACTCTAATATCCGCTATTCAAAACCTAAAAACTGCTATGATAAACAAAAATGAAAGTATAGATAAAGAGGCAGATTTTATAAAAAGTTTGATATTTTCTGTTCAAGAGTTTCAACCACACCCTCCTATGATAGACCATGTAGATACCATGTCTATAGAGAGGGACTACAAGTTTGCAGAGATAGTTGAAACTGTAGTTCAGGGCTTAACTAAAAGGGTTAAGGAAACAGCTGAGGATTTTGAAACCTCTGTCACCAGGGGCAGCATGGACACTCTGTACATGCCAGACTTTAATGACCTCATGAGTAATATCACCTCCACCATCAGGAGCTTGACCTTCTGCATTGACGTTGTAAAGCTGGATAAAAAGTCTCTCTCTCCACACCTACAACAGGTGATGTACATGGGAGGAGAGCTGGCGTCCCTCACCAACACAGACTGGCCATTCAGATCTGGGGAGGCCGTGGTAACTGTCAAAGAGCTCAGCAGCCTGAAAACTAAGCTCCAGAGTTTACAAAAAGAAGAAGAGACAGACACCGCCCTGCAGCAAATTTTGGATGACATAGACAATATGCTACAATCTATACACACCACACCCTCTTCAGACACAGAGCAGGTTACCCAGACACTCACCATATCCATGCTAGAAAACTACATTGCCAACGCCAGTGCACTGGTTAGTGCATCCCACAATACTAGATACCAGCAGCTAAAAGAAAAAGTTGAAAGCCTGGCGTCTTCTGAGAGTTTTCTAGCCAACCTCATTAACACCACCACCCTGTACTCGGTAGCCCATACACTAGCAAAGGTAACAGAGGCGCTCCAGGGGCACCCTCATCTACGTAACAGTGAAAAAGTGATTAAGGCTTTTAAAGAGCAGGGCGAAGCTCTAGTAAATGATGCAATAGAGGCAATCACCTCCAGAGACATTACCAGGCTGGACCACGGCCTCACCACCGGCCTTCAGGCATTTTTAGCATTCACGCCCATTCCCGCAAACCAAGAGTTAGGCCAAATAATCACTGACACTGCAAAAGCAGTTTTACTTAAAGAGACAAGCAGAGATTCCACCAAGTGGGCTAACGTGAATAGGCATCTGGGTTCTAGCAAATCTGTGCTGGCAACCGCAAACATCTCAGCTCCCTTAAAAAGGAAATTGTATACTGTGATTCAAAAGCTCTCGGCAGACAGTGCAGCCCAGGAGGAAAAAGAAAAATTTGAGCAATGGAAGCAGGCGGTTGACGCAGCACAACTTACCAGTATGAATGACGTGTACCAGATTTTAAATGCAGCCTATGATGAGAAATCTAAGAGCTATGCAGAAAAGGTGCTTCAGGAGCGAGTTGCCAAGATGAAACAGCAGCATGACACCCAAACTAAAGAGGCAGAAAAGCTGTTGATTGAAACTACTAAGCAGAATGGAGAAAAGGCGTGGGCAAAGATTTTTAGGGCTTTTGAAAACTCACACTTTGATGATATCAGCGCCACAGACTGGAAGTGTCTGTCTGTGGAGTTTGCAAGGCCGGGGTCATCTCTGCTAGAAAATATCACTCCTAAACTCTTTAAGGTAACAGATGAATTAGAAAAAAATATTGCCAAGGTGTTTCAAGATAAAGTAAACTCTTTTCTTCCCAATTCCGCCCCATTTATATCTCCCGAGTTAGATTGGGTAGCAGGATACAAAACTAACATAAGTTTTTACCTCAAGCAGTTTTCTGAGCTACCCAAAATTCAAAAGCAGGCCCAGGTTATTGAAACCCTTTTAAATCAGGCCCAGCAGGCAATATCGGCTTCTGATCTTCAGTCAGCCACGGTGGGCACACACCTAGAAACTCCCGCAGCCAGTTTTTCAGCTCTACTACAAACTGTAAGAGATGCTTCTAAAAAAATACAGGCCTCAAACACCCACAGTGCCAATTTTTACATTGAGCAGTTTAAGAATGCCAACAGCAACACCCTGCCACCTATCAAACCGGTTCTACAGGCTCCAAAAAAACTATTTTTACCAGAAAATGACGTGGCAATTAAAAACTTGCCAGAGGGTTTTCAAAAGAGCCTGCTACAGGTTGAGATCACTGAAGCCCAGATCATTAAGAGTGGGGTGGATGATTTAGAAAAGAACATCTCAAACACAGAATTGCAAATCAAAATGTCTCAGGAGGAACTTAACCTAAAACTAAGTGAAATCATTACAGTGAAAATTTCCAAGGCCCCCGTGATTATATCATCCAAACCACTTAACAAAAATGACCCAGTTCATTTTTTAGAATCCATAGTTAGAGATAAACCTATAATTAATAGCGAGACCTACAAGACTACTCTAGAGTGCCTCACCTGGGTGGCTGACACCCAAAAGCGCATCACCCCCGTATGCCCCTCTTCTTACAAACAGAGGTTAAACCTTTTGGATGAGGAGACACAAAAAGAAAAACTTGTTGTAGAAAAGGCCGTTGCTTTAGAGAATACAGCAAACGTGAGTGATGACATTGACGTGCTAACCGAGGCCATTGAAGCTCTGGATAGCAAAAGAGTTGTTGGTGGGAAGCCAGTTGTAGACACCTGGGTGAAAAAAAAGGAGCACCTGCAAAAAATAGTTTTAGATCTTGAGCACGTGTCAGCAGCCACGTCAGCAGTGAAAAGCTTGGCAGAGAAAGCAAAATACACTATGTTTACCAGGCTTTTAACTGACTTTCTCAAAGAAGCACAAACACTCCTAGACAATGCTAAAAAAGACTCATTAGAAGAAGTTAACCCCACAGTGTACAATTCTATTTTGGAGCTGCAGGTTTACATAAAGTTTAAACTACAGTTTATTGCGCACTATGAAGACAGCCAAAAAGCAATTTTTCAAGTGTTTCCAATACCTCCAGAGATGCCAGCTAAGAGCGGCACTGTTGCAAGTATTGACTTACCTTACAGGCTGAGTGTTTATGGTGGAATAACTAAGTTGCCCCTGGCCAACATTGGCTGGCTAGAAACTCTACCCACCATAGATCCAGTACCAGCAACCCTGATACCACCACAGAAGGGCCCACCCATACACTTGCAACCTATTTTTGAAAATTTCTTAGAGGCTTGCATTTTTAAATCAGCTAGCGGCCATCACAAGGCCCTCCCGTGTCACACGCTTCCAGTTGTTATTTCTGGAAGACTGGGTGTGGACCTGTGGAACATTTTCCTTAGCCAGCTAAAGGATGTGTTTTTACACTCCAGGGACGTGTTAACAGCCTTTGTCCAAACTGACCTCTCAGCCGTGTCCTCTGCGGGCAATGCAGCATTTTTATCTATGGTCTTGTTTACTCACATGGCACTGTCAGCCTCACACAGGCTTAACTACAAACTAAAAAAATCTAAAGTTCTTTCTATAAGCTTCGAGCAGTGGTTGCAGGCCCTGCTCACATTCTGGCCCCAGGCGTGCATGGCATTTTTATCTGAACCCTCTATGCAAGACGCAGTGCAGCTCTGTAGAACCATATGCCCAGCATTACAAATAATGCTTTCTCAGCTATCTTTAGAAAATAATCCCACAAAGGCATCTTCCAAAGTGCCTAAAAATATGCCGCCCCTACCCCCACCAAGGGGCTTTATCTTCAGGCCCTCCCTATGGGAAGCAGTAAACATCGAAGAGCTATTTTGGAAAAGCCCCAAGTTTCACCCCCTATGTATAGAAAAAGCCTCAGAAAAAGCTAGACTTTACTTTTTGTTATGGGGGCTACTAACTATCCAACCTGAAATCATCAACCAGTTGTGGTGTTCCCTGAAACCAGTACACGGTGACTTTGCTAGCCCACACAGTTTCTTTAAATTTCTAGTGTCCTGCCATTACCCACATACTTTACCCAGCACCTTTAAATCCTACGCCACTTCCATCAGTTCCCCATATACCTATGGAGCCGCAACAGGCACTTCTATAACAGTAGAGATCCCCGTGTCTACAAACCAGGAAAAGCTGCCAGTAACAGCATTTGAGGTTGCTATGGGAAGTCTATTATGTAACATACCAATTAAATTGTTCCTCATCTCCAGCACACCATGGATTCCAAAATCTGTAGATGGGGACATCTTCCTAGTTACACCTCTGCTAGATTGCACAGGAACAGTTGAGCCCTGTAAATCTTTCTTCAAGAGTCAAAAAAAGCCCATAGCAATTGACAGTGAAACCCTAGCCAACATAAGTGGCCCAGATGAGCTAGAAATTTTCAAAACACAGGTCAAGTGGCTACAACATTTATCTACTAACACAAACCTCACAAAAACACCAGAAATCACTGTTATGGTGAAAGACACAAACTTTGTAGACAGCAGCTACACAAATCCCCAACCCTCAGCCGCACAAAACAGGGGCTTCACATTTATAGTTGATCCCAGCAACGTGAACTGGCCTACAGATATCATTCAATCTAATTTAGAGGAACATACCCCAAACACTGAAAATGTAACAAAGCTATACAAATCTAAAATCGCCCCATTTAAAAATCTACTAAACCCAACTGATGTTTTTACAGTGTTTCCCAAATACCTCCTCCACAAAGATGTCCCAGAAACATTTATTCAGCCAGCGCCCATTTTACATTCTAACATGGGCACTGCTCCTAGTTCAGCGCCATTATCTCCCTTGGGTTTAGACACGAACCACTTACCTCATGGTGGGTCCTCGTCCACATTACAACCTCTATCCCCAAAACAAAGAGATCCTACCCCGCCGTCATGGCCACAAACCAGCAACCTAAACATGGTGGCTGTAAAACTAAATCCCGCACATGTGGCTGAGCGCTCTCCTCCTAAGATTCCTTCAGCCTCTCTCTCGCCGCCTTCTCTCAAACTGCGCAACCCCAAGAGTGAAATTGCACAATCTCAGCCTAACACACCCAGTAAACAAGCTGCAATCCAATTGGGTAAGCACAGTGGGGGTGGTGTAACATTTTTTACCTCACCAGTGAAACTTGCCTCAAAACCACCATCTGACCCCCCTGCCCTTCAAAGCGGTTATGAGTTTAACACCCACAGGCCTACTAAACCACCAGTTGAGCGTGAGCGGGCTACAGAAAATATAGAGTTTTTTACTTCTAAATTTCAAACACCCGAACCAGTAACAGAAATATCAGAAAACATTGTCCGCGCACCAAGCACCCTAGCACCCCGCAGTGTGTCTCCTACACCTGAAAAACAAAAAGCGCCTTTGCAAAATACCATAGCTTCTACACTTAAAAAACCCCCCATTCCAATACCACCAAAGAAGGTAGCCCCTTCTTTATCACAGCTACCTAAAACTAATGTGATAGAGCTTCCCGCCTTATGGGCACCTGTACATCACACCCCAAAAGAATACTTTTTTGCTAAACCCAGCCTAGCATCACCTTCCACCCTAGACCCTTCCATTTTTGATGAAAAAACAAAACCCCATGGTGTATGTACAGAAAAGCCGTGTCCCCCAACTCTACAACCCCAACACAAACATCAAAACGAAACCCCAAAACACGAGAGTGCCCCCACCATCCCAATATCTAAACAAAAACCCAGCAACCACTCCAAACCCATTCCCTCTGGTGCCACACTACATACTAACTGGAAACAAGACATAGAAAGCAGTACCCTACACATCCCAGAATCTAATCAAAAACCTATTGTGCCTCTAAAACCCACCCCCTCTGGGATTACACTAGACACAAGCTGGAACCAAAACAACGAAGCACAAGCTTACTTCACAACCCAATCCTCTAGCCTTGATAAACAATCCCAGTTGCAAAGTACTTCTGACACACAGCTAACCCTTAATCACCAAAACTTACCATCTATATCCAACAACTATGTGTTAGTGGAAGATATTGCCAATAGGAGGTATAACCCACAGGTTTCTCTAGTCACCCCCATCTTAAACAATATCAGCCGGGCGCCCATTATTCCCAGTGACGTGTACCAAGCAGACATTGAAACAAAAAAGCAGATTTTAATTGCATTTATTAGGTCATTAAAAGATCAAATGATAGAAGCCACAAATCTTTTGGTGCAAACTATTGAAAAAATAAAATACTTTTATTTGTAAAAGCAGGTGTGCTCTGTGTGTTTATTTTTTCTTCCCCGAGGAAGTTCTCTTAGTGGATAGTAGCTCAGCAGATTCTGTTGAGGGTTCTTCGCCGGGCAAAACAACAATAGAAGACTCCATGGAAGCGGGCACCCGGGATGCATCTAGGCTAAATAGAGACGAGGATATAGATGGCTGAGTAGGTTGCGCCAGAGACTGGGCGGAAATAGGTTGTGAGCCTTGTCCTGTCTGCTTTTTAGCCTCAAGATGTTTTTTCCTGCGCACTCCCAAATTTTTGTTAGTAATTTCATCATAATGTTGCCGGGATAGCAAAAAAGTTAGGTAAAGCTTTTGAATTTTTGCAAAGTCTTGGTCATTTCTGGTTCCTCTGGGTAACTTTTGCAGCTGCTGGGTTACGCTTGGATTGGCTGTGCTGTCTTCTAGTCTGTCTTGAACTATAGGGTCTTTTAGAGCTGCCCCGCTCATTATGAATGTGTACACTTGTTGCAGACAAATTTAAATGGGTCTGCTGTAAAGTTTAGCAGGGCTGCTATTGAAACAGTTTTTAAACACACAGAGGGGCACTGGAGCTGCCCTAGGCATGGAACAACAACATCAGCCTCCTGGTTAATATTTTCAGCAACCATACTACAGTTACTAGCTATAACAACTCTTATATACTGCTGCTTGCCAATAAAGAATTTCAATGGATATGTTTTAATATCAGAGCTGCCACAAAAAGAACAATAAATCCTTCCAGTAGAGGCACAGATTGAAAAGTGCTTTTCCTTTTGATCTCTACAGTAAAACTTATGAGTTGGCTTGAATGTGAACTTTTTAAACTTGCCTTTACCAAAATTTAAGCAGTGACCGCACTCCCTGCACACAACAGCAGAATGGGGGGGTTGTTGGGTTGTTAGCTGTGTGGAGGCAGTGTTTGAAAAAACTGGAATACTAAAAAAGGGCCACAAGATGTTATAAGATAGCACTTTATTGTAAATCTCATCTACAATTGGTGAGATCCCATCTGGCTTTACTGGCAGCACAGCATACTGGCACCTAATCATGGCCTCAAAAGACAGCACTCTCACCATGCTGTTAAATGGATTTCCACAAGGCACACTGTCTGCATGCTTTTTCAGGGCCATATACAAGCACTCTTCCCGTGTAGCAAAGAGAGAAGAATGCTCCTGAAGCTGGCTATCTGTAAATGTGCTCTCAATCTCCCGCCTCTTATGAGGCGGGGGCACACAGAGAGGCCAGCTGGTCACAGTTGCAGGCTTTGCCTTTTTCTTGCAATTGTTAAAAAAGTGAATCAGTTTAACTTGACATTGCACCCAGGGTATATTTAGGTTGTCCAGCCCCAGTTCCACATTTAGCACCTTCACTGCTATCCTAAAGCTCTGGATAAGTAACGCATCACCTTTAAAGCGCCTTATATGTCTTTTAACACACATAGCAAACGTATCACCAAAATTGAGGGCTCTTCCTAGAGCCAGGCCATACACATACATAATTTGTTTAGCCAGTTTGCTTTTAGTAGTTTTATTTTTTAGTTCACTGTAGTATTCAGTGTTAGTAAAAATGTCAATAAGGTAGCTGTTTAAATCAACTGCTTCATCCAAGGCTTTAATCCAGTATGGCACCCCATCAGCTTTCCAAAAGTCAATTCCATATGCAAGATACTTGCACAGGTCCTGAAAATTCACAAGTAGCATCTCACAGTGCTTCTTTAGCAGGGCTACCGTGTTCTCCACGAAAACAGCACAGTTGCCAAGAGGCCAAATAGAATCAGAAACATGATGATCTTTTTGTACACAACAGTCATGTGCCATGATAGCATAGAGGGAATAGAAACCACAGTGGGTGCTTGCGGGGTGTTTGATTGATAGTCCACAAAAAGCTGTTTTTTGTCTTCCAATTCAGGTTTTTGTTTCTCTGGAGAATGAATAGATTTTCTCACCACATCAGCAGTGAAATGCTTTTCACTGCTGTTATGAGTAAGTTCCTTTTCTTTCCCGGGCTTTATAGGTTTTTCAGATATTCCCACAATTGACATGATAGTATGTAAAATGGCTGAAACTCTTTTAGGGTTGTTAGGTTTTATCACCAGAAACTGCAGCGCCTGTCTGTTTTCTGTCAGGTAAGTTCTGCAAACAACCATTGAATTACACACATTCAGATCTTTAGAGAACACCAGGTTGGTCTTAAACTTTAAAAAGTCATCTTGACTCAAAATCACATTGGAGTTTTTTGGTAGGTATACATCAGAGTCTATGCGCTGACAGTTGCCAAACTGGGAATAGATGTCTTTGGGCTCACAGACAAAACACCTAAGGGTCACTGCCAGACCATTGTTAGAGATGATAAACACTGGAGAAAGAGGGTACTTTTGAGACCTCAATATGTGGTGCCAGTACCTGTACACAAACTCCACATTGTAGATATGCCCATGCTGTAGCTTAACAGTGCATATGGGCTGAGTGCCCCCCTTAGAAAACACCCGGGGGCCAATGTGGCAGGAGCTAACATCTATAGAGATGCCGGGTTGACATAAAAATGAAGTGACAACCTGGCACAGCTCAGACACCAGCCTCCTTCCAGTATTCATGTTTTAATTTTAAGTTTTGCTCACTTCTCCAAACACTGTGTCAGTTTCAACAATTCTGGAAATAACTTGTTTAATAATATCAATTTTTGTGTCAATGAGGTGGCTGTGCTCACACTCTTGGTCACTCTGTCTGTGTGTTAAAAAAACTTTTAGGTACTGGCAATAATTCAAAAGGTTTAACTTTGTATAAACAGAAGGAGCAAAAATCTTAACGTCCTCTGGCAACAAACTGTCAAAATCCAAGAGGTTTTCTAGTGGCTCCGTCCCGTCACACATACCTAACCCCTAAGAAAACAATACCAGTTTAAGTAGCTAATATTAGTAAGAGCTGCTCCAGAGTATACAAGCTAGGGTGTAAAACCTGTAACACACATTACCAGGTACAGGAGCACAGAGTATAAAATACATGCAAGTTGGCCCACACATGGCATGCAAAACATCACAATATACTGTTCAAAATGAGTTGTTTTCTATGCTCAGCCTCTTTTGAGGTTTACTACTCAAAGGCAAACATGCTATCTAAAAAGCAACTAACAAGCTCTTGTGTTGTGCTTTATCAACAGGTGAAAGAGTGGCTTGCAACTAAAACCTTCAGATACACTAGAGGCTTTAGAGAATATGACAGATTTTACTCCTTGGATGACCCACACAATCTCTAAACATGCAGCTAATTTACAGAGCCTCTTGGAAAACTCTTTTCAACCCGGGGAGCCCGAAACTGCCCTGAACTCCCCGGTGCTAATTAATACTCACAACTCTCTCTCGGGGTGTTCTAGCTGCAAGGTGTGCCAGTTGATTTACTCTCTAATTAACAAGTACAGCCCCACCATACAGTTTTACGAAGACTATGCGTGTCTCTGCTTTTATACACTGCATGCCCCAAAAAGCTGGTCCTCCACTTTTATGACAGCCGCAGACCTAGTGGAGCTTCTCTGTCTCCACTTTCCACAATGGGATGGAATAAGCACCATCTACACACCAGGCTCTATTTTGGGGGTTGATCTAACACTGCACTTTTTTGTAAAGAAGTGCTTTAAAACAATCAACCCAGACACACTATTGGATGTAGCTAACCTAAACTTTTTAAGAATTGAGTTTATGAAAGGGTGTCTCACTGGATCAGTGCCCAATCTATTGTGTTTCAAAACAGTGTGGCACTCTCTGCGGTCAACCTCTGCAGGGGATGCCGTGTGCAACCCGTGCTGCAGCACCATTAAATGCAGTAAAAAAACATTAATGCAAGACAAAGAAAAGCCACTACCTGAAAAACTGGACACTGTGTTTAACAACTCTACTCTACAAACTAAACACGGCTTTTTGCACATAGTGCTGGGCGTTTGGAGTGAGTCTGCTCTACTAAGTGAGAAAAACAAGGAATTGGCCCTGACAAACTGCCCTCAGCTGTTCACCAGCCCTGTGGATGGAGACATCAATCAGGGGCCGTGCTTTCTTTCACAGACCATGCAGCTGAAAAGCCAGGGGCACACATCTTCTGTATGCCTCCTATGCGAGTGCCTGGCCTCACATCCAGAGGCAGGGGCATCCTTTCAGCTCCTCAAGCAAAATATCATGACATCTGTGGAGAATAACATTCAACTACTGGACAGAATCCAGTTCATTCTCCAAGAAGAATCATCTATGGGCTACATCTCTAACAAGTTTTTGTTGCAAATTATTAAGGGATGCTCCCCTCAAGAAATACACAAGCATTTTTTTTGTGACCCCAGATGCATCCTAAACACTGCCATCACATCTCCACAGATTTTGTTTAAAATACCTAATTTAGAAAACCTAAAAAAACTCAAGGCAGCCCTAGCTATAGGAACACACTTAGACACCAACAACCTCTTTGACTGCGAGAACTTAGACACCCTAGTGACCCTGTTTAAGGCCATTCAGGTTTGTAAGGTAGGAAAAACAACGTTTTTGGAAATTATAAAAGAGCTAAACAGTTCTCTGAAAAGACACAACCTTCTAGCAATTCATACCTTCCACACCTCCCAAATTTACACCTGAAATGACTCCTGCACTCGAGTACCCCTCACCCCCAAACACTCCCAGCCCAACCAGGAGTTTCTCTATTTCATCTAGAAAAACCCGCAAATCCCACAAAAGCTACAGAGCTGGTAAAAAAAACTTTCACCCATACAAAGCTTACAGCATCAAAAGCAAACACAAAGGTGATATAGCTATAAGCAATGAAGATTTTTTTAATGGCATATCTCTCAATAAAGAGTTTGGCAGAGATTTTCTCAGAGAGATGGACACCCCGCTATGCACCTCTAAAACAGTGTGTCTGCCTCTAGACATCAGCGAGATTGCCCCGGGAAGGTGTATAGCACTCTCTCCCTTTGGGCACACTGCAAACATGGGTTTCTATTGTGATCAGTGCTGCCAGACACTGACCTCTGCAAAATGTCACTTTAAGCAGCAAACCCCAAACAAATTGTTTTTGGGGCCCAACGATGAGCTGTGCTCTGTAGCCCTTTCATTTTACAACAATGCTGAAAAGGTTGTTCAGAATAAAGCCTTTTACCTGTCACTGTTGAGCAACTCTGTGCATGCTATCAAGCAGAGCTTTGTACAGCCCAGCCTTCTGTATGGATACCTGGTGCTGAAAACTATGTGCAGCGATGTTGTGCCCCTGTTCACACAGGGAGAAAATAACATGCTCACCATGTATGCCACATTCAAAACAGAATCCCTGCACATCGGGGAAACTTGCCTGAGGCTGCTAACAGATAATATGATAAACTATAAAATTACAATAGACTGCATTAAAAAAACCTATGTGATTAAGTTTTTTCCCCAGCATCCAGAAGAGAAGACACCAAGTGTTCCAGAGACAAGCATCTGTGAATCTATAGCCTCTCTAGATTTCACAGATGAGCTCAAACAGGAGCTTGTCAATGGTCACCAAATCATTTCTAATTTTTAACCCGCATGTACAATAAACAGTTAAAAACTCACTGTGGTGTGTGTGTTTTTAGTTGCGCCTAGCAAAGTTGCATTTCCCTGAGTAAGAAACACTCAACCAGAGATATGTTGAAAAAAAAACACATGTTTATTGCTCACAGGTATTTTATTTGCCAGAGGCATAGATAAAACTTAGAGTTAGGCTGTCACACAGCAACATCCATCTTAATGGCTGGATGGGGTCTGTAGTCTTCCAACACAAAATCATCTGCTGTAAAATTATCAATAGATTTTACATCTCTCACAATTTTAAGCTTGGGAAAAGGGGTTGGCTTTCTTGCCAGCTGCACCTTCAAAGGCTCAATATGATTTAGGTAGATGTGAGCATCCCCCAAGCAGTGGATCAGCTCCCCAGGTTGAAAGCCACAGATATGGGCCAGCATGTAGGTCAGCAGGCTGTAGCTGGCAATGTTAAAGGGAACACCCAGTCCCATGTCTCCAGATCTCTGATACAGCTGGCATGACAGCTTGTTCTGGGAAACATAGAACTGGCACAGGACGTGGCAGGGAGGGAGAGCTGCTCCAGCCAAATTAGGGCTCCAGGCGCAAATAATCATTCTTCTACTGGTGGGGTTGTGTTTCAGCTCGTGGATCACATTCAGGAGCTGATCTATACCTTTGCCTGTGTAGTCAGCCCGGCATCCAGTATACGTAGCACCATAGTGTCTCCACTGAAATCCATAAATGGGGCCAAGGTCTCCAGGGGTGGTATCTGGAAAAGTAGCTTTGTCCAAAAGGTTACTCTTCACGTGAGCATTCCAGATTTTCACACCCTTTGAAGAAAGCTCGCGAGCGTTAGTGGAGCCCTTGATGAACCACAAAAGTTCCTCCACAACCCCTTTCCAATAAACCCTCTTAGTGGTGAGCAGTGGAAAAGAATCAGTCAGAGAAAAGCGCAGCTGCTGCCCAAACAAACTTAAAGTGCCAACTCCAGTTCTGTCAGGCCTCCTGTCTCCATCATTTAGAATTTTTTTTAGGAGACACAGGTACTGCCACTCCTCATGCACTTCCCCAAAATAGTCCATTTTGTATTTTCTCAGTGAGGTTCTCTCAGAGAACTAGCAGTTCAGAGCAGAGGGATGAAAACTATGGCACCACTCTTCAAATTTATAAAGCCCGCTGTGTACCACCAGATAAAACAGATGAAATGTTTTAGTAACTCTACGCCCAAGTCAGCCCAAAAAACATCTCAGGATTTATTGTATTGCATTGCACAAGAAAATGCCAAACAGCAGTAAAAGTAGTATAATGCAAATACTCCCTGTGACAATTGGGTTAATGTTAATCTTTTTTTTCTTGTCTGGCACAGCAGTAGTCACAGATTCAATGTAATTCACTTCATATGAAACATTCAGCAAGAAATTTTGGACACTCAGGGGAATGGAAGATGTGTCATTGCCTGCTGTGGTTTTGTTGACAGACAAGACAGTGCTGGTAATAAAAGTTGTATTGTTAACACTGGAAATACTCCAAGAAATTATGGGTGTAAAAGTTACATTGGTAGAGCAAGAACTGCTGATTCCAACTGTAACTGAGGTAAGGCTGGTGTCATTAGAGGGAGCAAGCACCCACTCATAACAAGGTGCACTGTGTACTTTGTGCCCCGTACTGCTATATCCTGAGTAGGTTTTTTTTAAAGTACACTGTAGGGTTACTTCACTATCTGCCAAACCCTGCTCTCCAGCTATGTTCTGAACATGTAACTGACTCCATATCAACAAAACACAAGAAAAGTACAATAAAAGTTGCATAGTTACAAGTATGCTGCGGTGTGCAGCATTGAAAAGTTTAAGTGGAGATTTTAAAAACCTTATAAATATCTAGTATTTTTTTCATAGCTAGCACAAAAAAAATTTCACCTTCTCAACCTATGCAGCCAGCTGCTCTAAACAGATGTGCCAGAGTAAAACCAAAAAGTACTAAGAACAAATTGTAACACACCCAAAGTTAACAGACAACCCAACACATAAACTTTATTTTTGCCATAGGCAGGGTATTTAAGCCTACTTTTACACTTTTATATGCATGTGTAAACATAGAAATTGCAAACCCTATAAACATTTACTAACAATAAAAACCTTAAACCCTTAATCTCAAGTGTTTTTTGTCTGTTCTTTTCCTGTTATTTTGAACCCCATTACCATAAATGTTTAGGCTATCTCTGTTCACCCCAACCACAAGGACTCCCTGTACAGAACAAAATGTACACTTCCCCCATAAAACATTGCATCTATGTAAACACTGGGTATCCACCCAACAGTAACCTACATGGGGGCTCCCAATTGTCCTGTAAATAGAACAAATAACATATCAACCAGCTGGGAGTAAAGGGTGAATACACATTCAAACTGATACATAGAGGCTGCTACCCCAAAATCAATGTAAACCATTGTATTAACAATAAAAAGTAAAAAATCACACAAATATTTTGCTAGGGGTGAAAAGTGCACATGTGTTAAAACTCATCCCATGTAGGTAGCTAGCCTAAATCAATGTAAACCATTGCATTTACAAGAAGAGGGGCCAAAATTGTTGCTGGGGGTGAAAAGTGTATGTGCCCTAAAACTCATCCCATTACCATACCTGTAGGTTCTTCTCCCAAATAGGATGCAAACCATTGCATTGGGAGCAAGAGGTCAAAAAGTCAGTACCTATGTTTTTACAGGCAACTAAAAAAATGTTACTGGGGGTGAAAAGTGTATGTGCCCTAAAACTCATCCCATTACCATACCTGTAGGTTCTTCTCCCAAATAGGATGCAAACCATTGCATTGGGAGCAAGAGGTCAAAAAGTCAGTACCTATGTTTTTACAGGCAACTAAAAAAATGTTACTGGGGGTGAAAAGTGCAAACATGATAACTTTCATATTATTTTACCTGTAAAGGTAAAGTCTCATAACCCTGCTAGGTAAAATGAAAATATGGACAGGGTGGAGAGGTTAGTGTGTGTAGTAAACATACTCTCCCGGGTGTGCATGCCAAGGAAAACATATCAGAGGGAGTGGTATGAATTTTGATACACTTGCCCACTCTCCACCTTCTAGGGGTGAAAAGTTCAGTGGTGGCAAAAAACATCAGGCTGAGTTGCTGTGCAAAATCTTACTCACTCCAAGTGGGAATAAAAACCTCTCAATGTACAGATTAGTCACAGGTTTGGCACAGTGACAGAAAACCACTTAGCCTGAATTTCTAGGAGAGGAGGTGTGTCTAAGGCGGCCATTTTGGAGGTTGCGTGATGAGGTCACACAGCAGCGCACTACAAGATTGGCTAGCACAAACCACAACCTAGTTGAGGGGGAGGGTGTAGCATGGCCGTGCTACACTGTGATTGGACAAAGAATTCCTGCAGCTTTTGTGATTGGTTCCCACTGGAAATAGAGAGCTCTGATTGGTTTAGTGCTAACCAGCCAATCAGTGAGCTGGAAACTTGGCTGTAAGGGGGTAGGGGGTATTATTTTTTTATACATATATAGTATATATAGTATATATATATATAGAAAGCACAGGCTGTATAACACAGGTATTAGTCATCAGATTAGAAAACATCTTATTAGTAAAATCAGATTAGAATACATATTATTAGTTAAATCAGATTAGATAACATCCTATTGGAATAAACCTTTATTCTCGCTAACCCCTACCTGTGTTTCTGGATCAGGTGTCAGTACCGACTATACAGTATAGATACACCAAATTATGTTCACCCTGTAAAACATTCTGTTTAGAGAGCAGATGAAAACTTCAATCTAGCCTGTAAATGGGTGTGAAAAACATCACAGGGAGGGCTGGCCATGTGCATAAAAGAGCGCACAGCCAGCAGTACCTCGCCAGTGCTCCTGGCACCTCTAGGGGTTCACAACCCTGCTAAACGCTACAGCCTAAAAATCCTACCCGGTTTTGGGGTCCTGGCTTTTAGCCGCTAAAAATTTTCTCGCATGAGAAAAAAAACCCTGCATGGTTGTAAAAAAAATAAAACCTAAATTTTAAGCAGCCTAAAAATTTTCTCGCAGGAAAAAAAACCCTGCATGGTTGTAAAAAAATTAAAACCTAAATTTTTAGCAGCCTAAATTTTTAAAAAAAAAGCTGCCCGCTTTTTAAAAGCAAAACCTAAAATTTTCTCGCAGGAGAAAAAAAACCCTGCATGGTTGTAAAAAAAATAAAACCTACATTTAGTAAAGCCTAAAAAATTTCTGGCAAAAAAAGCTGCCTGCTTTTTAAAAGCAAAACCTAAATTTTACCAGCCTAAAAATTTCTAGCAAAAAAAGCTACCTGCTTTTTACAAGCAAACCCTAAATTTTAGCTACCTGAATTTTATTCAGGGAAATTTTTCTGTACGCATACTTTTTTAAAGCAAAACCTAAAATTTTTACAGCAAAAAGCTACCTGCTTTTCAAAAGCTACACCTAAAATTTTACAACCTAAAAATTTAGTAGCTAAAAATCAGGGGGCCTCTACTTTTGTAGCTACAAACTACAGGCCTAAATTTAGGCTGCTGTATAATTTTTTTTAAGCTGCCTAAAAATCCTGCTTAATTTTTTTTTTTGTGAAAGTAAAAAACCCACTAAAAAGGTTTTGCTTATAAAAATCCCACTAAATTGGGTGGCATTTTAGAGAGCCTCATATATTTACATACAAAATGTTTGCTTTTCTAAAACTTTTGTGTATCCCTCTCAATTTTTGTTGCCTGCCCCTTAAAGCGTTGTGTATACCCCTAAAACTTTTTTGCTTTCCTATTTAAAAAGTGATTAAAAGGCTGCTTATTTTCAAAAAAGGCTGCACCCCCAAAAAAAATATTGATTGGCTGTATTTTTTGTTCACCCCAAAACCGGGTTAGTTTTTATTGTTCACAAGCACAAAAAATCACACGTAGCTAGCTCACACACCACACACCACTCTACATTAGTATTTTTCTGTAGCTCACACTCCACACCAGTATTTTTTGTGGCTCACACCCCACACACCAGTATTTTTTTGTAGCTCACACCCCACACACTAGTATTTTTTGTAGCTTACATTTTTAACACTCACACTAGCAATATTTTTAGTTTTGAGAGAAATTACAAAGTAAAAACACAACACACAGGGGTTTTTTATTTTAAACTTTACTGTACTACACTTTTTGGTATAAAATATATACACTTGTTTTTATATAAAGGTTTAAAAATGTATACAGGCTTTGTTTTACATTAACCACAACACAACATATACTTGGGGTTTTTAGATAAAACACAGTAGTTTTTTTTACATTTTTACATACACACTTGCACTCATGAAGCTACTTCCCAAAATTCCACCAGAGTTTGTGGCTACAGAAACTTTTTGTGTAAAACCACTGTGTCTTTTTTTAAACAAAAAACAAGAACATGTAAAGTTTATAGCTTTTTTACACTGTTACTCTAAACAACCAAAAAATAAAAGAAGGCATTTGCCAACTTATAAAAGACGTACCAGGCAAATGCTATGTAAAAAAAAATAAAATAGCTCAGGTAACATAAAATACTATTGTATAAAAAAAATATTGTATTCTTTAGTAATATTGCTAAAAAATATGGAAAAATATACATTATTATGTAAAAAATACATGGTTTTCTATGCCTAGAAAGAAAAAAAACCTTTGAAGAGCAGAATTAACTTAATTTTCAGCAAAAAAACTTCAAGGAACCTCCACTAGGGGCTCACTTTATTGCGAACAGCTTGGATGAGGACCTGAAACTTATTGAAGAACTCCAGGTATTAAAGAAAGTGCAGATAATATGGGTAATAAAGAACAGTTTTGTTTATAAAAGCTATAAACAAACTAGGTAATGTAAAACTTCAGCAAAAAAATTATGCTAAATTCTCATAATGTAAAGATGTTTTATTTTTCAGCTAACCAGTGCATGTTAAAACTCACAGTTTTCACCTGCATAAGTTATTCTTGAATAAAAATATAAACTTTAATTGCAATATACTTGTACTTTTTAAGTAATATAAATTGGGTGTGTTTTCTTATTTGCTTGATTTATGCTGTTAGGGTGTTTAGAACTTAAACAAAGTTATCTAAGCCACATACCTTAAGAGGTTTTAGTTACATTGCTGTAGCACATGTGTATATTACAAATATTTACACAAGTTTAAACAAAATAGTTATTGCCTTGAATGGGGTGGAATTATGGGAAATGGAAGAGGCGTTTGGTAAGTTGTTAGAGATGTTCTAAGAGGTGGTGAGTCCGCTCGTCTTGCGCTATATCCTCTTAGAGCTACCTCGAGCGCTCGTGCTTGCTCTTTAGTTTGGCAAAACACTGTAAGCGTGTAATTTGTAGGTGTTGGCGTAGGGTCAAACGCAGTGCCTGGTATAGCGCCTAAACTTCCAGCTACTATTCCGGGAAACTGTATTGCTGCTTGCAGCCTAGTTAAAACATCTGGATTGTAACACCACACGAAAAGGCCAGCCATCCACGGCACCCCAGGTATCCAATCTGCATAGGTACCTAGCATGCGTTTCAAATACATGTGAGTTGGCTTATATTTTGGAGATATGTGCTCGGGATCATAGGGGCGCGCCTTTGGCCAGTGCCAACCTCTCTGCTGCGCCGCTGGCTGTCTCTCTGCGCCCCCACCTCTTCCACCTCTTCCTCTGCCTCTGCCTCTGCCTCTGCCTCTTCCTCGCCCCCTACCTATACCACTACCACCCGGTTGCGGAGAATATTGTTGTGAAGACTCTGATCCAGACGATGTAGAGCTACTCTCAAGAACCCGAGTACGTTTGCGTTTGGGCCGCACAGGAGAGTCATCAGAATCTGTAGAAGGTGATCTTAACCGGCGCGATGGCCCTTCACCTGGAGAAGATGGGCTAGATTCACGCGAGGGCCTGTGTGATGGCCCCTCGCCTGGTGATGAGGGTTCTCGTGAGTAGCTGTGCTCTGTAAGTACTTGGGGGGTGCACGGAGACCTTTCTTCCTCTTCTTCTTCCTCTTCCTCCTCTTCT